CGGGGGCAGAGGCGGGGGCAGGACTGGCTACAGCGGCCGCCCCACCTCCGGGACTAGCTGTGGCCCCACTTTTGGCGGCTGCTTCTTGCTGTACTGACGGCTTAGGTTCTATAGGAGAGGGGGCTCCAGTTGCTTCGCCGAAGTCCTTCAAAATTCCCGCAAATTGCTCGTTGCTCAGTTTGAAGTTGAAGGCCTTCTCGAAAACTTTGGTTATTTCAGCCTCATTGAAACCAGCGCCTTCCAAAGCTGACTGCAGGTCTTGGCCCTGTCCCAAATTTGTGTGTAAAGACGCCCTCTGTGCCTCTGTGCCGATCTTCTCCCCCTTGAGCAAGTCCGTGACATTCTTGTCTCCGCCCTTCGTCAAGTTCAGACCAATAGCGCCCCGGAGCTTCCTCTGGTTGTCTTGCAAAGCCTCCTGTTCCATCTCTATGCTACGAACTCGCTTTACGGCAGCCTTCCTCTCCTCTTCCGTATTGGCCTCATAAGACAGCTTGGCTTGCTTGGCCTTTTCCTGCTCGAGCTTCTGGAACTGCTCCCCAAAGTGAGTGATTTGCGCAGTGACTCCCTTAGCCGTCTTAGACCCTATGGCTTCTTTACGGAAAGCCCCCAAGTTGTCCCCAGTCTTCCGAAGAATCTTGATCAACTCCATGTTGCCCTTGATTTGCCGGGTGACGTTCAGTTTCTCTCTAGCTTTCCCTCCCCCAAAGAAGTCGAAGCTCTGAATCGTATCAAGGATGTCAGCCATGACATTGTAGAGCTCGTTCATGACGAACTGGACAAGCATTTCAAAACTCTTCATCCAGCTTCGGGTCAGTCGGGTTTGTTCCTTAGCGTAGTTTCTCTCCTTGTTTGAGTTCTTGAGCTGTTCTTGCATGTCTTCTGACATAGTATCCATGATGTCCGCCGCAGAGAGTTTCTCGGCCTGCTTACGGGTCATCTTGTTTTCGGCCACAAGAGCGTCCCTCTGGTCCTCTATCGCACCCTCGAGCAACATCATATTACGAAGCTGTTCGGTACCGATCCCCAAGTTTTCGGCCATCTTAGTCATGCCAATGGTTCCAGCCCCCTCAGTGAGGCTCTTCCCACCTCCCCACTTCACTAGAGCCGCCGAGACGGCGTCTAGAGCGGCTCCTGGCGAGAGATTTTCCATAGCGAAAGCTTGCCCGTAGACTCCCCGCTTAGCCGCTGTACGGTCGATTCTGAGCTGCCCAGCGGCCTCTCTAAGAGCACCAGCTCTCTCCGGGGTAGCTGCCTGCAGACGCTTCCAGATATCCTTGGCTAGCTTGGGGTCAGACAGCTGCCTGGCCACCTGATCTCCCTGCATCCCCAGAGCCGCTCCAATCTCCCGATTGACGGTTGATTCCCGGCGTTTCAGGTCCTTCTCGAGAATCTTGGCACCCTTGGCCCCCGTCAGAAGGTTGAGCTTGAGGCGCTCGTCCTGACCCATGTTCTTGAGTCCCTGGACGGCCGTCTGAAAGAATTTCTGAGCATTCCTAGGATTCATAACCCGGTTCATGAGCCCCAAGATTTTGACTGCATCCTCCATCCGAGTGTTGTAGAGGCTGAGATCCTGAGAAGCTCCCCGAATCATCGCGAAGAACTTGTTGGCAGCTACCCCTGACTCAGAAGCTGTGCGACTGACCTGATGAAAAGCTAGTTGAGTGTCCTGCAGGCTCATCCCTAGGTCTCTCATCATCTCAGCCTGCATCTGGTTGATCTCACTCAAAGGGAGACCGAAAGATCTAGAAAAGGCCAGAGAAGTGGCTACTAGTTGGTGCTCGTAGTCCGCAACAGCCGCCTCGAACTCCTCCGCCGTGCGCACCCCTCTACCCATAGACTTCGCGGCTGCCTCAGCCTCTGTTTTGATACTATGCAGAGACACTCCCTCCTGGGTTAGGACATTGAGCATCTTGATATGATCTTCGGCCAGGACACCCCACTTGAAATTGAACCTGATGTCATGAGCTGCGTCACGAATCGCGTCTAGGGTATCACTCAATTCCAATGCCGCCACATCGGCCTGTTGAAGATTGGCATAGAAGAACTCTGATGTGCTGGCCGAAGTCAGTACCTCCTGGTTAAACTCCTTTACCTTGGCATCCAGATCAATGAACAGTTTTACGAGGCCCATGATAGCCCCGGTGGCCATTGAAAGCATTGGCCCAATTTTTGCGAAGGTTTGAGCCAGCTTTCCTACAGCCCCTGCCATGGCTCCAGCCCCCTTCAAAGCCAATCCCTGAGCCCCACCGGCTGCAGCCCCCCGGGCCCCCATACCAGCTCCTAGCATTCTGAGTTTACGGCCACCCCCCGTAAGAGCTGACTTCGTCGCCTTCCCGAACATCTCAGCCGACTCTTCCAAGGTACCCTTAAGATCTCGAGCGAAGAAACTTCGTAGAGGGGCCTTCAAAGCGGCTCCGATGCCAGCAGCAGCGGCCGCCGCCTTGCCTCCTTTGCCACCCCCGGTTTTTGCCACCGACTTAGCTACCTGACTCTGGACCTTCAGCTCCTTTTCTAGCAAAGAAATCTGAGCATTGATTCCAACCCGTTCATTTTTTCCGGCCTTAGCCGCCTTCTCCTTGAGCTTAGCAATGACGGCCCCAAGCTTGCTAACTTCCTGACTCTGCTCCTCGTAAGAATCTGTAACTTCTGAAACGGAGTCGCCCCACTCTCTCGTAGCCTTAGCACTCTCTCTGGCTACACGAACTCCGGCCCCCGTAGACTGATCAATTGCAGAAGACAGCTTCTGCATCTGATCCATCATCTGGCGCTGGAATTTAGCAGACTCCTGAATAGCTTTCTTGGTATCAACATCGACTTCCAGAGTCAGGATATCGTCTTTGGCCATTTCTTACCGGCCCTTTCCGAAGGGAGTGCCGCGAGGTCGATCTGAAACTACTACAGGAGAAGACTGTGTGCGGTCAGGACGCACATACTTGTCAACGAACGAGGACATCCTCGGGTCATGTAGTTCTGGGTAGGTCTGTTGAGAGGCCAAACGTTGAGCGGCCAACTGCCGTCTACGGGTAAGACGGAACTTGACTTCCTCGGGGGTAAGTCCCTTTGCATCGGTCTCAGACACCAAAGCACGATCCCCGTACTTGTCCTCGAAATCTTTCTGCAGCTCCAGGAGGTGTTCCTGACGAGCCTGGAACTGTGCCCTGACTCTATTTTCATGAGCCTCCACAACCTCATCGTGCCAGTCTTTCTCTCCACGGAGGTCTCGTTCTAGCTGGTCTTGGAGTTCTTCCACCGTTCTAGCCACTTTGATTGGGGTTGATCCTTTGGATTTGTCTAAGGGTTCACCCAAGACGGCGAAACGAAGGATTTTGTCCTTCCGCTCCAAACGCTCTTCAGTCTCCTTTTTCCGACGCTGTTTGTCTTGGGTATGAACTTTGGACATCCCTTTTCCAGCCATAGCGGAAGCAATGAACTTTGCGTTCTCCCACTCACGTTCTGCCTGGTCTTTGATGTCCTCGTAGTGATTCAGAGCTCTCCAGGTAAGCTGTCCCCAATTCATCCCAATGGCCGAAGAGCCTTCGATTCCAGTGACAGAAGTACTAGTCAGGTCGGACCCCTTCAACTGAGCCCATCGCAATCTGCTGGTACCCTCCATAGAGTAGGCTTCTGAGAGGATAACGGCTCGATTGGCCCTCCGGTTGACTTCACTCATGTGACGAACAATTTTGGCTCTGATTCCTTCCTCGAATTTATCAAAGGTCTCAACCAAGGCAGGCAAGTACTGATTCCGGTCGGCCAGTACATTAACCCCGTCGAGCATGAAAACCCCGTAAGCCAGGAACAAACTGTAGTATCTTCGCAACCCTTTCTTGGTGTCAGTAGTTGTATACAGATTCAAGAGCTCAAACTCATGATGATTCAAGCTCTTGAACACAAATGGGACCCCGTTGATTTCAGCTCCCACGTGAAGGAACCCACGAAAAAGAATGGGTTCCACGTCCCGGTAGACCTCAGGATTTACCTCTGGGGCACGAGGGATCTCAATATGCAAGTCATCCTCAGCCTCTCCGTCATACTGCTGTTGAAGCTTGCGTTGCTCGACCTCATAGTTTGCCTCAGAGGGCATCAAATTTACCTATTGTGGGGACGATATCTGGGGTTTATCCCTGCCTTTGGAGGAGCGTCTACCAGTTTAGTGATAGCCTTGGGGTCGATTTTCTCCAATGGCCGGATCTCAGCGACTTCTTCAGGTGCCACGGGTGCCACAGGCAAGTCTTCTGAATTCACTTCAGTAGGGACGAGGCCTAACTGACCCTCCAACTGAGCAATCTGTTCCGACCTAGAAGACCGCATGTTTATCGCGGTCCTCTTTATCTCAGGGTCTACGGGCTGCCTGGCCATCCGGGGCACTGATTCCTGAGGGACTTTGGGGGCCACCGCCACCCGATTCAGAGGCTGACGCTTTTGCATCCTTTGAGCCGGTAGAGACGGGTCTGAAGCTGGTTTCTCTTCAGAGGCACTCTGCTCCACCGAGGGGAGAGAAACCTCCTCCTGAGGCTCCTCAGGGACGGCAGCCGCTTGGTTATGCGATTGCTCCTCAGCAAACTTTCTAGCCCGTTCCTTGATGGCTTCCTTCTCTTGGGCCGAAGTTCCTTTTAGGTACCCCTGAGACTCCAGAACGCTGGCTACGAGCTCATCTGGCATCTCATCCTCGATCTCCTGCAACTCTCCCAAAAGCCTACGATACTTGTCTTCTGGAGACTCATCTGGAATCCTAAACTGAACGCCCTCCTTGGCCTTCTGCTCAGATTCAACCATTAGCTCGGCTAACTTCCTCCAGGCTACGTTCAGAGCCTCTCTTCCCCAATTCTTCAGGACATACTCTTTGAGCCAGACGTGCCTCTCGAGACGTACAGTTTGGGGCTCCTCATTCTCGACAGAAGACACCAAGGGCTGCAAGCCAGACTCCTCTAGAGCTTTCACAACCTGTTGGGCCATATCAGCAGAAACTACCACTGAAACTACCCGATGGTCTTCAGGAACCTCGGCTTCGATGAAGTCCGTGTCCCGTAGGTCGACACCATTGATCTCAATTATGGAGCGACTGATACCCCCCAGCTGGTAGGCATTGTAGTACTCTACGTCATCCAGGCCCTTCGTGTCCTCAAATACCCCTTCATGGTCTTCTGGGTTCAGGGTCTGAATCACCAGGTCACACCCAAGGATCGAAAAAGAGTCCGTTAGGCGACCTACCTGCCTAGCTTTGGCCAGGGCTTCTTGAATTCGTGCTAGTTGTAATACTGCCATCCTCATCCTCATCTAGTTGAGCCCGAGGACAGCGATGTCCCACCCCAGACGATGGGCCGTCTGACTTGGTTATACGATTTCTGTTGACACAAAAGTCCCCAAGTCCAAAATTCTATATCTCAATCTACATCACTGTCAGCGGGAATTGGAGCCCCAAAGGGCCCCTCATTTCATCACGGGATAAGACCCGTAGCTACTCCGGCTCCTCCAGAGAACCTCAAGGAGTACCCGGTTCCAGCAGCACCGTTCGTCGTAATCGGAGCAAGACCAGAATCAATGTACTCGCCATACTGGCTCGTGCCATCGATAATATCAGTTACCGTGACACTGGAGTTTTCTGCTACAATTGCTGCATCCGATGTGTAGCTGGCCGAGTAGCTGTTCAGCCAGCATCCCTCGAAGAAGGTGAAGAGTGCCTTGACAGCAGTCGTCACATAACCTTCTCCGGTCGGCCGGGTGCCAGCATCCTTGGTGGGGGCATTAGCAACATCATACTGAGAAGCGATTTCAGAGAAAACCAGCTCCTGCTTGATGTCAAAAGGCCACCTGTGATGCTTCAGGCTCCGAACTAACCCTTCCACTCCGCCCTTGTACCCCAAGGTCTGGAACAGATTGACAGCATACAGAAGAGTCTTGTTGATCGTCAAGGTCATCGGCTCAGTGACACCCGGAACCAGCTCAGCAACCTGATCACCGTAGCCAACGCCACGAATCGGCTCGATGGTCCGAGACTCATCATGTCCGAACTCGCTCACGACCCCGATCTGCCGGAACCCCTGAGCGCCGTACATGTACCCGTAAACTTTATTCTTTTGTGAGATCGCCGCACGAGTATTGGGGGCTGTTCCCATGCGGTAGATGTAGTTAGTGGCTTCAGACGGCCTGGATGTTTGCGGCATGGTGATTTTCTCCTACGATCTGGGTCTCTTTCTGATTGGGGGTTCAGTCCTTGGGGGTGAACAATTGATGGATCTTAAGAGCTCTCTTCTCTAGAACTCTCAAATCCTCCTGGACCCAAGAAGCGATCACTTCCGAGCCCACAATACTAGCTACCTTAGTGCTTACTTCGTAGAGGTCCTGCCTCGCACGAGCAGCATTGAACTTCTTCCCCTCTTCAACCAACTGGTCAATTCTATCGGCTGTGGAAGCCACCAGATCCAGGACCTTCTCAGCCAATTCGGAATTGTCTCGGTAAGTCTCCGCCAAGTCCAGATTCTCAGAAGCTGTCCTGCCAGAGGAAAGGCCATAGAACTCCGGATACTTTGCAGGGGAGGGCAAAGTAGCCAACCGTTTGAGCATAGCAATGTCTTGGGGTTCGGGACTACCGTCTTTTTGCCCCAAAGAATGCAAATGGCCCTTCAGTGCGTCCAATTGCTGATGGATACCACTCATTGTGTCTCTGCGATCATGGTATATAAAAGGACCCTCAGTGGCTAATCTGGGCGGCCGGGGGGCCAACATATCCCACATCTTCTCCTCGTCCACTGAAATGAGGGCTTCTCCAGAAGAAGTGAACTGTTGGAGGGCCTTCTTGGCCGTCGAGCCTGAAGATAGTTGGGTAGCAAAGCTCAAAATAGAAATGGGGCCCAGGTTAAACCTTTGGCCATCCGGCAGCTTCACCCAGTTTGTAGCCCCGTCAGATCCGATAGTAACAAGGAGGCGTCTCACGCCTTAGATAAGTCACGAATACTCTATTGACCTACACCCGCAACAAAAGTTCCACAAGGTGAGACACCAAGATCAGGGTCCCTTTTTCTGGACTCTCCACCCAATTAGTCCCCACTCTCCATCCAGGGGGCTCCCCCATTGCCCTCTCAGCTTCGTTCAAAGCTGCACCGGCCTTGGGTAGGTCCATCTGGAGAAATGCGCTCTTTCGGCCGATCAGAACCCTTCTGCGGTCATCTTTAGGCGGTCCGAAAACCATCCCTCGTAGGAACCCTTGACGGAAAAGCTCAACCCAAGCTGTCTCCAGCAGCCCTATAGCGGAAGCTACCACAAAACCATTGGTCCCAGTGTTCAGGATTCTAGGGGGGTCCTCCTCAGGAGGGAGAGACGGAAATCCCCCTTCCAAAGCATACTCCCTGATCCACCGTATTGCCACAGGAAGTCTCTCTTGGAGGATAGCCTTCTTCAACCCCGAAGGCAGAAAACTGCTCAACAACATCAGAAACCGTGCTAAGTCCCTATCTACATGAGCTAGACCAGCAATCCCCCACCTATCGGCCAGGTCTACAGCAGAAATCAAACCCACCATAGCTGGCTGGATCACCAGGTCTCTATGCAAAAATAGGGCCACCGTCAAAAGATGACTCACACTCTCCAAGTCTCTCAGAACCAGGACGAGAGGAAGCGGCCTCCCTAACGCCAACTCAGAGAAAAAGACGGGTAGTGAAGTGTAGACAGGAAACTCCTCCTCGGCATCGAAGTCGCCAAAACCCATTGCTCCGGGAAGACTGCGAGGAAGGTCCTTGTCAATGAGCAACCGAAATTGGAGCTCCTCAGAATCCATAAGGAGCTATTACACCGTTCCGTTACTGAGTGTAATCATAGTCGGGTACTTCGAGACCTTCTTCGGTGGCCCACCGACGGTACCCACTAGACCTGCCGTACCCAGCTCCCTTCAGAGCATCAATGAGCCTACTGACCATCCAGGCGGGCATATTCCGGATCTCTTCCTGGCTGGGTACATGATTTATCTTGAACCGCCGATCCCAACCATTACCTTCCCAAGCCATATCATCGACCCCGCTTAGGAGGAACATAACATAACGAACTTGCTTTTCCGTGGGTCCGGGGGCAGCAGATCCCGGGGACTTCCTCTCTTCAGGCTCTCGACCACCTGCCCCCTCCCAATACTCGTCCTTGTCTTCGTACTCCTCGATGAGGTCCTCAATCCGACCCTGGAGAGAGTTCCTCCAATTTTGGGTCCTCTTGACGATAGGAGACTTCCCCTTCTTCAGAGGTCGACGGCTCTTGACCCCCCAAAGTTGGACACGAATGGCATCCTGGCCCACATCTGCTCCCATTCCGGAATGAGGCTTCACCGAAGTCCAAATTCTAACGGCCACATTGGGACTCAAGGACAGATCGTAGTAGATCTCCCCCCGGACCTCACCCTTCTTTGGTCTCATAGACCTAAAGCCACGCTTCAAGAAGCGTTCCATGTCCTCGAGAGAAATTTCCGTGAACTGTGCAGCCATAATACCCTCAAAAATCCTCGGCCCATCTTGCCGTCTTCTCAATGGGTTCAGGGGCTTCAGGGGCTTTAGTTACATTCTGACCAGTCACTAGCCCGGCCTCATCGACGAACGGGCTTACCCCTGCAGCCCTACCTCCAACTACCTTGGGGCACAGAATAGTCAAATTCTGAACAGCTCTAGTGAGAGCAACGTATGCCAGTCTTCGCTCAATCTGCAAATCCTTCTCCAATTTGTCAGGATCAGGAGGAGGTTCCCCAGGCTTCGGAGGGGGAATCAGTGGAAACTTCCCGTTTGGCATTTGAACGAAGCAATTCTTCCACTGTGCCCCTTTGGTCGAGTGACAAGTTCCTAGATAGACCCCAGGAGGTGGCTGCCGCTGATCTGGAGGCAGGTCAGCTTGCGCTCTCTCCCACTTATCAGTATCCGTACGAAGATCTCGTACTCTAGAGGCATACCTCTCCATTTTAGCTTTAAAGCCAAAAGGAGTACTCGGAGGATTCTCGAGGTCCCCAGAATCCGTGGGGTCAGTTTCAGCCAACTTGAACAAAAATGAGACATTCCCCAACCCCTCATCGTCATCCCCCTCATCTTCGTCTTTGGTGTCATCATCATCAGAAGAGAAGTCCCGGACACCCACCTGAAGAGATTCCCGAAAACTCTGCTCAATCCTAACTAGCTTCCCATTAGGACCGGTGCTTAGCTTGATCCCTTTCACGTTGAGAATGGAATCGAAGAGGTCTTGAGTTGTGTAGCCTGGATCAGAAGCACTGGCTTGCATGTCGGCCAGAGAGTCGGCCAGATCTTGCACCAATTCAACAGCCTTATTGAATTTAAAGGCTGCTTTATTGTCTAGAGACTGTCCCCTACTGTACCCCAAGATCTTAGAGACTAAAAGCTCGGCGAAATCCTCATCCTGCAAGGCTACAACTGGATTGATACTCTTGATATCTTGACGAGTGAACCTAGCATACGACTCGAAAGCCATTTGCACTGCCACTGGACCTTTCTTCGGATCAATGAAAAACCGATTGGGGTTGTTTAATACCATCCCCAAGGATTTCTGCATCTTGGAAAAATCCGTGCCAGTAGCCAACTGAACGTAACTCAAAAAAGCGGTGGTCTCCGGAGACCCCAAGAAGCTCGAAGCCCCTTTTCGGGCATAGGGAACCCCTCGAATGATACAGGCCGTCTCGTAGGCGTGCATCTCCTTGTTCGTCCGGAACAGAATGGCGTGGTCAGTAACAGCTTCTCCTGCCTCTATATCCGATTTGATGCCCTCCACTACAGTCAGAGCGGAAGTCACCTCGTCCTCTGGGGAGAAAACTTCAATACTGGCTGTACCACGTGCCTTAGTGGGACTCGGGAGAGACAACTGAGACTGCCCAGGATTGTGACCAATCAATCGATTGGCTGCCTCCACAATCTCCGGCTGACAACGATAGTTGGTACGAATTGTGCGTGTAGTCCAACCTTCCTCATCATAAAGATCTGTGAACAGATCCGGCCGGGCTCCGCGAAACGAATAAATCGATTGTTTCTCGTCCCCAACCATCCACAAGGACTTACCATCCGAGCCATCCGTGATATGCTCGGTCATCATCTCAAAGACACCATGCTGAACCTGATTCAAGTCCTGGCACTCATCAATCAAAATGTGGTCAAAAGCCTTGTGAAACTGAGCTTTTACAGCAGGGTTGTTAGCCATCAGGTCGTGGAAGATTTTTAGCATATCGTCAAAGTCACCCAGACGCCGAATTCCTTTCCTGACCTTACCCATGAAGGAATTGTAGGCAAAAGTCTCACCACACGGAGGCTTCCATCCAGGGATAGACCCCTTAAGGCCCTCGTATATCTCGTACCATTGAGCAGCATCCAGGTCTTCTGGAGTAGCTTGAGCTCGAGCCATCGCCGGGGTCACATTATTTCCAGCCCACTGAGTCTTTTGGAGCATCATATTCTTCAGCTTGGGCACTGGCCGGTCTGTCTTACTAAAGCATTCCTCCCAAATTCTCTGGACTGCAGAAGCTACGATGTTGCCTTTGTTAACTAGACCGTTGGGAGCTCCTTTTCCAGCTGCCCCTACTGCAACCTTCTCCTCGGTTGTACCATAGTCCTTGATGAATCTCTTGAACAATGAGTGCATGGTACCCACACTCATCTGTTGCAGAGCCTCCGCACCGGCAGACTTACCAATCTTTTCCTTGAGCTCACTAGCCGCTTTCTTGTTGAAAGATGTGACCAGAATTCGACTCGGATCTACCCGGCGGTCTCTGATCAAGTAATTTACCCGAGCAATCAAGGTTGTTGACTTCCCCGATCCGGCACCCGCTGATACAAGAACCTTACCATCGGTCAAAGCAGCGGATCGCTGCTCGTCATCCAGTCGACGGAGAGGTTCCGGAATGTTCTGAGGGCGAGAAGGGTCACTCAGAGCCTTTTCCACTGCCGCCGCAACTGTCCCGATTACCTCAGACTTCTTGGGGGGAGCATCCTCCTCACCCTTGGCCTTGATGGCCTCCTTAGCCGCCTCAGAGGCCCCCTCTTCAACTTTCTGGAGTTGCTCCTTACGTACTGCCTGGGCTTGCTGAAAGCCCTCTGCGCCTGGAGCAGCAAGCTCCTCGACCTGAGCCTTGAGCAGAGTCTGAGAAGTCTCCTCTTCAACTGCATCGGAAGCCGACTCTGTTATCGTCTTGGGGGGTTCACCCGAACCAGCCGTATCGGCAGCCTTCTTGATCCAAGACCGGAACCTCATGTTCTTCATGGGGATAGCCACGAATCGGTCGAGAGCAGCATCCGCGTCATCCAGCATCGAAGAAGATACAGCTTCCCGCACCATCTTGATAGTCTTGTTTTTCTCGAACACCGCTCTCATAGTGGCCGTGTTCCGAAGCAAGGTCCGGAGCTTTAGAGACCTATCCCCAATCCCACTGACCTGAGAGACCCTACGCAAAAAGGCCCTCTTGGCCATTTTTTTATGGGTTTCCGAGGGCAGGTGCTCCTGAAGGAAACCCATCATGGCCTCAGCCCTGGGTTCAGCTATCTTCAGAAGCCTGAGCCCCTGACTAATAACGTCGTCGGTGGGGTCTTCCTCCCCCGTCTCTTCCTCGACGTATCGGATGTAGGTGTCCATTGCCAAGAGGAAGACGATGTACTCGGCTACCACAAATTCGCCGATTTCCTCTTCCGTTTCAGCTGTTACGACTTTTAAGCTTGAACTTGCCATCCTGTTACCGCTGAACAATCAAAGAGTTAGGTATCCGTCTTGTTCTAAACGATGCCTCAAGTAGTTCACATCTCGATAGGGCTCCGTCTCATATACCACAAAAAGACTTAGCGTAGGATGATTTTTCACCAAGTGAGCCTTGATCTTGTCATACTTCTGCGTACTCTTGAAGCTACGTTCCCCACCATAGAACCCAATAGGCTCCAGATGCTGGCGACCATGAAATTCCACCAGAAGTTGATGCTCGACAAAAAACCCATCATATCTGAATCTTCGGCCGGTTTCAGGATTCACAAAGTCAGGGGAACTCCACTCCGAAATGTATGATTCCCCTAGTATACCGGCCAGCAGTTCTAAAACGAAGTGCTCAGCCACATTAGTATGAGATGTGAGTAAACCTAGCCTATCACATTCACTACGAATGGTCACAAAAGGATGCCCCAAAGCAGCCATTGCTTTGCCCACAGAAACCTTGCCGTTCTTTAGCTTAAATGGTTCCAGCTGTTCCTCAGTCAAAGTGACTTTTAGGCCATTGGACCAAGTCCTCTTAGGACCCACCCAGGTCTTCAATTTCTCTGAAGTGTTCAGCAAACTGGGATGCTTCTCTTTGGTCAAACCCTTCGACCAAGAAGGTCTCCCTTTGCAGCTCTCTGACAATTGAGCCAATCGAGAGTCCGTTTCCTTCGTTAGTCCTTTGTTCCACCGGCCGGCATTGGCAGCCATTTTAGCTTTGGTCTCTTCGGACAATGTCTTATCTTTGAGTGCAGTTTTGTCTCGAACAGCGGAGCAGAGAGCCACTACTCGACCAGGGTAACTCCCGACCAACTCAGGATGCCTGTTCTGTATGTGGCTGGTCAGATTCTCGGCCCTATGGCCGCACAAGATACACACCACATAGTCAGTCCCCTCCTCTTTCCCCTCCCATTTAGCCGATTCTCGGCATCGAAGGCACCTAGGATTGTGTGTCGAAGGGGCAAAGCTCCAACCCACCTCTCGGGATTCTCCACAGTCGGGGCAAACTATGATTTTCTTCCTCCCTGCTGTCGACTTAGCAGGTTGAGCTCTCTTGGCAGCCTCTTTTTGATGATTTTCACAACTCGTTGACCGAAGTCGGTGGCCCGGGTAAAGCTCGTAGTAGGTCTCTGCAGTAAGGCCATGGGTCCTAATATGACCGGTGAGGCCCTTCCCACGAGCTCCGCATACTTGACACACCACGTAATCCTGTCCCTCAACCTGTCCTTCCCATTCATCAAAGTTTTGAACATAGGTCTGGTGTTCAGCGTCCTTAGCCCACCTAAGAAGATGGTTGGATAGGCCCTTTTTGCCCTTGCACAATAGCCCACAAACAGGACACTTGGTATCCTTTCCCCGACAAGCAGGGCACAAAACTTCCTTAAACTTGGCTAACTGCCCCTTGGTTAGCTCTAAGGAAATTCCACATTTATCGCAGTGGGTCTCAACGAACGTCTTTTTCTTTGGCACCCCTTTAGTCCTACCCCCAAAATTGATGGCACCCTCCTCCCTCATTCGTAGAGTGCGATCCCGAGGACCCATGGTGATCACTATACACCACCATGGGTCTCCTCTAGGAAGGACCTTATACCTGGGCTCGAAGATTGAACGTCAAGACCAAATATAGTAACGGGAAGATAGGTGCGTAAAAGCTTTCCACACGCATTATTGTGGGGTCGGTGTCATCCACGTCAGCACTGATTCCAGTGTAGGCACCCACAATCTCAGCCTGGACGAGGGATTTGAAGAGGTTGGACAAGCTAACCTCTACCTCGTTGACCCGAGTAGCCAGGAACTTGGTGCCCACGAAGGCATCCAAAACCACCCGGCTCTGCTGCTGCACGAAGTCAGAAATCTGGGTCACCGTGGGCAGACGTGTCATCACCGTACTCATGTCGGTCGTCAAGCCTTGGCGTATTCGGATGATCGGATCCAGATCTTCCAGAACCGAGATCCCCGCCACCGCTGTCTGGTTGGCCTCGACAGGGTCCAGAACTCGGACGAGTCTGGTGAACCCGTTGACCCGCCTACGAGTATAGGGGGTGGCCACGTCGACTGCAGGGCTGACCACCGCACCAACCAGGGCAGCAGCCAAGAAGGTCCCGTCCACTAGCACCTCGAAGGACTCTCCGAGCTCGTTGGTCAAGGTCACGACCGCCGAATCCGGGTAAACAGCTACGATACGATTGGAGAGAAGACCTCGAGCAACCGCCTGAGCCGAAGTGGGACTGGTCCCACTGGCAAAGCCAATGAAGCCCATGCGCTCACTCTGGTTGCGGATGTTGCTCATCACCTCACAGTGTTGGAGCAAGTAGGTATAGACCGTGGTGTCCGTCGAAAGCGGGCATATAATGTCCGGCCGGATGTTACCAGGTAGAGGAGTGCCCAATTCCTGAATGGCCGTTATGAAGGACTGAGCAGTCGCCTGGTTAGTGTTGGGCGCCTTCAGTACCTGCTTGATACCCACGAGGACCGCACCATTTTGGATGGCCAGATAGGCTGCCAGAGAGACGCGATTTTCACTGCTGATAGAACCGAAGTTGGCTTCGATTGTCTTCAGCTGTTGGTACAAGCGGGTAGAAAAGTCCTGCTTTGTGTACTGATACGTAATGTAGTAGTAGTCACCTACTGCAGGCTCCTGACCACCAGGGTTGAATACCTGGACAGTGGCGGTGTCATCCACTCCTACTCCCACCGTGTCGGTCACGATGAGCTCTAGGCCACCAAGCTGGAGGGACGGTACCGCAGGGTTGACGTGCCATCGCTTAGTAACCAGTAGAGTGAAGCTTCCAGCACTGTAGGTCGAACTTGCGCTTGGTAGAACCGTGAACCGGAGGCCCGTCTTAGCATCTGTGTAGGTTTGACCAGGTGTTCCAGTACCCCCTGATCCGTTCGTGAAATCCGAGGAGGTTACCGTGAACATATCATGGGCAGCCTCCCCCACATCACCACTCGTACCAGCCACAATTTCAGTACCCGCTGTGGTATTGAAAGCCGTTCCTGCTGCTCCAAAGGCAACTGACGAACCTGTACCAGTAGTCAAGGACTCGATGGTGACGTAGTCAGCACTCTGGATAGTAGTTGGGTAGGCTATACCCTCGGTAGTGAAGCTGGAGGTACTGAGCAACGCATTGACTACATCCTGAGCACTCACCTGGGTCATGCTTGCCGAGTCTCCAGTGGTGAGACCCAGAGCAGTATTAGCAGTCCCAGTAAGGATTACCACACTGGACGAGGGGTCAATAGTAGTACTAGTCAACCGAAGCTTGTTAAGGTTATCCCCCGTTCCCACAGAAGCGACCGAAGCTACGACCGCGTTAATATCAGCCTTGACATCCGCCGTGGTGGGAGTAGGAAGATTTGTGGTCAAGGTTACTGAGTAGTCGACCCCATCCACCTGGAAGTTGAGCTCGTCGTTAACTCCAGTTGTAATGGCGAACGGTCCAGTAGACGTGCCAAGGATCGTAGCCGGCTTATTGAGGGCCGTCGGAGATCCGTAGACTGTCTCGAGAGCCGTGAATCCAAGGGTAGATTCAGCGGTTCCCTGACGGATGGCAACCGAGGATTCCTGGTCAAAGCCATCCGGAAGACTCGATGGGGAGACCAGGCTATTGAGAATGAAGATCACATCTCCGGTTGATCCGCCAATCTGGACGTACTGAGCAATCGGAGTCCCGTCCACACCGCCCAAAAGGGTGCCAGCCGCCCAGCTAGCACCTGTTACGTTGGTCGTGGAAGCAATCGAGTTCCCGGCTGTACCGGCCACCTTGGCCGTAACATCCATGGTATCCCCGGCACCAGCCACGGCCGTCACCAAGGTATGCTCAGTAGTGGAAGTGGCGTAAGTCGTACCAGCACCAGCACCCAGGGTAATGGCTGCAATCAGGTTGTCCAGAGAGTCAGAAGCCGTACCACCGATCAATACATGGCCGTCAACATCCGTCAAAATCGTCTCAAAGGTGTAAACCTTCGTTCCGATAGTGACGATTTCACCATTCAATGCATTTCCGGTAAAGGTCAACGTCCCAGTAGCGGACACTGCACCAGTGATCGAGGTAGCAGCAAGGTTGATATCCGAGCAAATCTGGGCAGGAGTACGGTTTCCGTCCACCAGAGTAACATCGAAGTCGGTGCCATCAATGGTAATCTTAAAGGAATCATTGACCCCCGTTGTAATGGTGACTACGTCCGACGGAGCCGCCACATGAGCACCCACCATGTAGGCTGATGCTGCTGAGGCAAGGTTAGTGGTGTAGGTCGAGCCATCCAAAAGGGTGACCCACGAAGCACTGTAGGTCGCATAGAAGTCGTATGGAGCGGCTCCTTCGTTGGTGTAAGCAGCGTTAGTGGCAGCCTCCGTCGAGAACGTTACAGTAACAGTCTCTGCCACCGCGGTTCCATCACCAGTATGGAAGGCATCAGGCACATTTTCTACGCCCCGAGGCCACTGTATGGCCTGGGACCCAGATCGAGTACCGAAGCGAACCTGGTATAGGTTGTCCTGATTGAGAACCGAGTAAACCTCGTACTGCCCGGTCCCGAAGCCACCGGCTACCTTGTTAGTCAAGATGTAGGTGTCATCGGTAAGCCGGCTGTACCAGAAGGTGCAGTAGGCGTTGTAGTCCGGAGGAACCTCGTCCTTGAGGGTGACCACGCGGGTATCGGCGTCCACCGAAATAACGGTAGCGGGGTTGCGACCGAGGGCATCCTGCAGGGTCCGGCCCGTATAGACAACAACCAGGTCAGGTCGGTCCGTGCTCAACCCAATACGGTCATTGGACACAGAATTGTACAGGGTACTTCCAAGCGGGGTGTCTCGGCCGTTACCGGTCGTGGGCACCTCAGGCAGGGTGAACGAGTTCGGGCTCAAAAGAGCAGGAACCACCGTAGTATCCACCACTCTAGTGGCCTCTCCCAAGTACATGCGATCGTCGACCAGAGTCGGAAGAATCTGGGTGTCGTCAAATGACGTGGCACCGGCAGTCCGAGAGGTAGAAGCTACCTGATAGCTGGCGCCCCAGTGAACCATGGAGACATCAAGGCTAGGATTCGAAATGACGAAGTCCGTATTCTCGATATAGTCCGACCGTCCAGGAGCAAAACCACAACGAGTGACGTTGCTGACGCTGGTATTGGGCAAGTAATCAAAAGTGTCCTGCCAAGTGTTGGCCCAATACTGGATGGTGACAGTCGAGCCGGCAGCTGGAGCCGAAGGGAGAGTCACAACACCGTTGGTACCATCCACTGCCGTGGCAACCACCTGGGAACCGTTAACCAAAACCGTGACCTTAGAAGGGTCGGTCGTGGTAACACCGCCACCAGTTCCGTCCACAACTGGATGCTGGAAGACACGGAACAGGGTATTTCGTGAAGTGGAAGTCCCCGAAGTAAACCCTAGGGCCCCATTGGCATTCCCACTACCGACCACCAAGCTCTGAGCAGCCTCAAACTTGAGATGCTCCTTGCCCTGGTTGTCCGTGAAAACGGACACTGCCAGACCAGTAATGCTTTGAGCGGAGATGAGGGCATCGAGAGCCGAAGCCGAGTAAGATCCGGCGGCCATAACAATGGTATTCTCAGTCCCATCAACCGTCAGAACGAGAGTATCCGTGGTAGAAGCTACAATCGTGAAAGGTCCGTACGCAGGAGTCGTCAGAGCGGCCGTCCCTGCAGTAATCTGGTCGGACACATCATCCGTGAACGAAGTATCGCCACGGTGGAAGTAATAGGTGATCCGAATGTCGTCCCCAACCTGAGGGGGGACCTGGAGCGTCACATAACCAGTCGCTCCTGCAACGGATCCTACCGCAACTGGGTCACCATTCACGGTAACGCTGACAGATGAAGGCTTATTGGCTGTTTGGCCGAAACCCTGGCCATCCACAATCGGATAATTCCTGACCCGAAACTTGGCCACAATGCCATTAGCAGCCCCAAGAATAGGGTTGCTCGGATTGGTGTCATCCAGCACTAACCTCTGGCTGACATCCTCAGCCACGATCTGCTGGTCGAGAGTTGCGCTAGAACCACGAACCAACTCAAAGTCAGTCTGGTCCAGATCTTCTTGCCCCACGCCCACGAGGACAGGGATTCGGAGACCGGCCACCAAATTGGCAGCGTTAGTTTCAGAAAGGGTTCGAGAGTAGACTCCCGGTGGAACATAAGTCACAAACGGGCCCAATGCCATGGCGTTTTCTCCAGTGATTTCAGGTTGTTAGGTGCACATCTTGGGGAACGAGGTCTACATCTGAATCTCTAATCTGGTTCTATCTTGAAAAGCGCACAAAAAGAAAAGCGTACCCATATACTAAGACGCCGCTCAAAGCTTCCCGCTCTTCACAGCAGTCTCTACCGACTTAACGACCTTTTTTCGATGGTTAATGAGCTCAGAACCGGCACCACTATATTCAATGTACTTTCCGTCCGGACCATGTTCACGTCTCAAAGCCCTATTTCCGGTGACCTTCCTAACTTTGTCCTTGACCTCATCTCTAGCGTGTATCTCTTCCCATCGCGCATCAGCACTCCGGCCAACTGTCTGGTCAGCCGTCGGATAATCATGCTTGTTGACCCCAGAATTTCCAGGGGGTCCCTTCCCCAACGCAAAACTGAAGCCAAACTTTGGCATCACTTGCTTGGCCATTCCCGAACACGATGGGCAGACATGTGTCTTGTGCTCCCCAATCTTTAAGGTCTTGACGAACTTGGCCCCGCAATCACACAAAAAAGTATACTTGGGCATCTTTACTTTATCCTCTCGAAATCTGAATCTGAATCTTGTGTTCGGTAGAATAGCTGGCTCCCCACCAGCACCATCCCAGAAGCGGCCGATGGGTCGATATCGCCACTCGGGGTGTTGGGGGTAACCCTGCTAATCGTAAGTGGGAGTGGGATATGAACTTCCCAGTCCGCTTGAAGTTGCACTGACATTGAACTCGTGTAGAAGTACAGATCTCCCGTCTCGTCATACAGGTCCTCGGCCTCTCCGCCCTGGGAGACATCGACTATCTCAATACCTTCAAAGGCAAGTTTGCTCCTTTTCTGGCTCCAAAGGTACATGAAAATCAAGTCCGCGATTTCCTCCGTCTGAACTGTATCTCGAGTGATCACGTCCGTGTCAAAGGAACCCTCCCACTTCCCGCCGTAAACCTTAGCGGTTTCCACCCTATCTTGGTAGACTACTATAGCCACGGTATCCCCAACCTTGGCCCGTTTGCCGAAAGCCAGCACTACCCCCGGGAGAGTGTTGAAGTCAGCGGTATTCCAGTAGAACTCCACGGGGCCTACCGATGCGACAGCGTATCGATAATCGGCTGTTACCTCTGACCCCCCAGAGAATCTCTCAAGGAAGGTGATAGCCCCCGTCTCATAATCCACCTGGTAGTCGTAACCCTCCTTCATAAGATAGCGGTGCCCCTCCCAGAGCCGAAGGGTTCCGGAAACTGGGACATTCTGTAACTGGGCCTCCCTCTCGATGCCGGACTGGAACAAGAGAACTGCCTCACCCGTCACAGTCAAAAGGGGATCCATAGCAAAGGTCCCAGAAGTCTCTGGGGTAGTAGGGGCCGTCAAAATCTCCAGGAAATAGACCCCAGGAGGGGTGGGCATGCCACCCCCCTCACTAACACACTTGAGGTCTTCTCTGACCCACTCCAGAGGATTAGCTGGCGCCCCGAACTGGGCCAGCATCACATAGGAGGAGAGGGTCCCCATGTAATTATCAGCACTCAGCTGAATCTTGTTGCCCGAAGCACCCTTTACTACAATACCAGCTTGAGGCCGCTCTGAAAAAGCAAACTTGTTCTGGATGTAGGGGACTATCTTCTCGTAGAGAGGGTGATCGGCGAAACTATCCTGAAGCTCTAGGATTAGGCGTCTCTTCAGGACACCGGTTAGGTTGTAGTACATCAGGCTACCTTCCAACTACTATAAGATAGAAACTTACAATCTTCAGGCTTGGCATTCTGGCACAATCTTTTTCCAGTCTTCACAGAGTGTAGACTTATTCTATCGTTACTGGTACCACCTACATAAACCACACCCCGCTTACGATGTGTCACCAGAGATCCTCTCTTGAACCCTAGGCTCCGAGTTCCCCCATAAGGCCTCCGGTCCCCTCCTTTTGAAGGCTTCATAGCATGGAGCTGCCTCCTATGTAGCCTAATAGGACTAACACAGAGAAGACTAGTATTGTCAGGCTTCGTATGACCTCCGACTGACCAGTTGGCCAGAACCCAGGAATCCACGCAATGAGCCTCAAAGACTTCAGCAAGCTTCCTTGAGGTCTTCTTCAACCCCAACTGATCTCGAAGTTCTTTGGTCTCCCATCCTTGCTTAAGATCCACTAGAGCGATCCTGGAGAGCTCCCTATAGAACCAGTTTTTCCCAAATTCCAAAGGAGTGAAAGACCGGTCCCATCCCCTCTGGCCCTTGGTCCTAGCCTTTATATCCTCCACCACGAATTGAAAAATAGGAAACATCTTAGTTACCCACCAAGCGATACGTATTTTCCACTGCCATCTGGTTTTCACCGACGGTGAGAGGAATTTGGTTACTATCCACTACAGGGACATACATTGGAACGGTAAGTCTCCTTGCGGAGTGTGTACAACCCTTCGACACTGACCAACCAAGGGAAGAGAGACTAGGGTGGCATCCCTCATGTTGCTCGACCTGCCATGGTCAGTTGGTTCAGTTGGGAAGCCTAGCTTCCCTTGTCTAATCAACCGTTTCTGCCCTCAAGTTTGGCCTTGGTTGATACTCCTCCATTGCAAAAACTTACTCCTCCTCTTCATACTCTTCCATAGCCAATACCAGCAAACCGGACGATACGGCAGTCAACGGATTAGTGGCGTGACGTACCTCAGAAATATCAATAGGGAAGTCCTTCTTGATACTTTCAAACTGGGCCTTGAATACATCCATGAACCCAGTGGCCAAACTCGTGCCCCCACTGACCACGAAGGGGATGGGGTCAGGGAGAGTAACATTCCCCGAGACCTTCTTGAACTCAGACATGATTGCTTCCAAACAATAGTCAATGAGATTCGAGAGATAAAAGCCAATAGCCTCTTGCTCCCGAGAAGTGGGGTGGCCAAGGTCAGCTTCCTTCTCCTTGATGGCACAAATTTGGCTGGCCGTCTTGCCAGTAGCCTTGGCAGCACTCTTGTCCACCCAGTCTCCACCCCTAGCCACCGAAAAGCTCATGGCAATGCTAGCCTGGTAAAGTAGAGCAATGTTGCACATACCACTACCAAAACTCACAGCCAGACCCGAGAAATTGTCCTCGGCGCATTGGCTATATACGATGGCCGAAGCCTCGTTCGTGGGATGCGGCGTATACCCATGAGTCTGGATGATTTTCCGGAAAACTTCCGTGTGATAAATGATATCCTGGTCTGGGTCATCCAACGGAGCTGCAGGTACACTGTAAAAACAGTGCTCATTGGAAATAGTTGGAGGCCCTAGAACCTTCTTGACCAGCAAACTCAAGATGCGCTGAGCATCGAGCTCCCCGGCGGAAATGACGCCCCGTTGGAGAGGCCTGCGAGCCTCACGACGGAAGAGATTGGCCATGGTCAGGGCGCTATCCCCAACGACTACCAGGTTGTTTCCCTCCTGCACATAGTCCACCTTGGACAGCCTGAGGGATCGCTTGGCCGCCATGTCCAAATCCAAAAATGCGTCTCGAATCGGCGTATGCTGCGGACCTTCGCTCTCGCTGCGGCGAGAGGAAATGATATTCATTGTTCCCACATCGAGCCCTACGCCGGGCAAATAATCGGATGGCCCCTTAGGAGCAGTTTTCTTACTCATTTTTCATCCTCTTTGTGTGTGTGTGTCTTGAAAGGTAATTCAGCTCATGTAGTTATAGGCGTCTACCCGAGTTCTCTGTTGGAGAAGGTAGACGAAAGTCTCATGCAGGTCAGCCAACCCCTCAAGAAGATTGGAAATTCCGGGGGAAAGGGTGCTGTCCGATTCCATCACCTGGATAACCGATTTGATCAGTCGTAAGCAGTTGAGCTCTCCTTGAAGGCTGCTTTCAACGTAGTTCAGGGTCGTGCCTTCCTCGTCGTTTTTGGACAGACCCAAAAGAATACTGTGAATGATCTGGCCCTGAACCGCCGGCTCAATAGCCGCCACAGACTTTGACCCAACAGCCCTTTCGGCCACCTGGTCAATAAAGTCCTGGGACTGTTCGTAGAGCCGCTGGAACAAGAGGTGATCTCCGTAGTCCCCCATGGTATTCCAGTGGTGAATCTGATGGAGATGAGATAGAGCCTGAAGTAAACCTAGAAGGATCGTGAGAGGGGATCTACCTCTGCCCTCAAGAGCTCGCCCCAAAGACTGAGTGTCATAATAGGCGGCCTTCTTGAGAAGGGGCTCAATTTCTTTCCGCTGAACGCTGGAGAGCTTCAGATAAGGAGGGCCGTCCTGAACTGCACTGTAGTCAGTGGGATCCTGCCAGACCTTATTGTCATCACCATGATGGTGGCAAGTACCACCACAAGAACACTGTCCTTCACACGCACTCTTCATTGCACTTTCCCGGGGGCATCAAAAGAAAGCTCAGGTTCAGGGATTGGAAAACCCTGATCAAGACACGCTAGCAGCCAGCTTTCAGCGGCAGACTCCAAATTTTGGAGGGCTTCATCAGCTGTTTCCCCTTCAGCAAAGCATCCAGGGAATTCCAACATCCTAGCAGAATACCCTCCGGTCTCATCCGGAACCAAAACTCTAGAATATGGCCGGGCTAGAATCCCAGAGACTCGCTCAGAATCGGTCATTTTCCCCTCTTTTCCCGAAGGCTCTTCAGTTTCTTGGCCGCACCCAAAATGTCCTTATCCCCACCTGACCGACTCTCAAGCTCTATACTCACATCATCCGGCTGGACGTCCATACTCTGAATGAAGGCAGGCGTGTCATCGGCCACTCTAGAAGGGGCTTGGGGGGCTGCTGCCTGTTGGAAAGCTTCTGGAGCCATTACCACCGTATTGCTGGCTGGTCGACTCTCCAACCTTCTCAGAGTAGCTGTAATCTCATCCAATTGCTTCTGGACCCCATCACTCCTATCTCTCTCGAGCTCACGCTCTTTTTTCTGCTGCAAGCTCTCCTCTTGCTCTCTCCTCTTCTGCAGACGCCTCTTAGCCTCCACCAACTGCAACCTGAGACGCCGGTTCTCTTCTTCCAAAGCCACAGACTTCTCAATCTGCGCTGACGGAACTACTGCGAACTTTTGAGCCTTTTTCACCACTGGAGCTCCTGCCTCTCTAGGGGCTCGACGAACAAACTTTCTCTGGAGGGCTATCTGCAGGTCTCTGGACTTAAGCACCTTTTCAACCGGAATGTTCACTGCTACATTGCAAGGTACCCCAACCTTGATGTCCTCCAAAAGATGAATTCCACTGACATTTCCAATTACAGTAATGTCCCCTTGATTCTTGTTACTCATCGTCCCCTGAATCCTGCTTTGAGTTGCTCTCGAATCATTGACTTGATTCGCTTCCGAATCTCCTTCCGAGCCTCTTTCCTGGCCCGATCAATGACTTTCGTCTTCGGCCTACCAGGATGGACCCAGCTCCCGTTAGCCATTGACTTAGGAGTAGCTGAACGGAAGATCAGTTCCCCGTCATCCGTCACAATTGGAATGGGGGCTCTAGCCTTGGTCAGCCACCGCATCTGCCCCTTCCTCTGCCCCTCAATTAAAGGACGGAAGGCCGGATGTTTGGCCTCCACAGTTACACTCTTGGGCCCCAGTCTAGCCTCGATCCCCTCAGACAAAGCCTTCTTAGCCTTGTCCGAAAAGGTTTCCTGGAGAATATTGGCCCGCAACCTCTTGAGAATTAGCTTCTTCAACGACTGGAGAACCCTCTCGGGCTTTAGCCTTTCCGCCTGGTCAGGCGAAAGAATGGGCTTGAGATTCACCCTTAAGATTTTAACATTAGGTGGCTTGAACATTCAGAAGGTGATATTCTCCCAGACCACAGTTCGGCCTCTGCGCTCCCTTTCATCGGGGATCCCGGACTTGTCTGTGATTTGGGCCGGAGCAGTGTCCGGTGGAATCATAGGCGCCAGCTGGTCTGCCACATAACGGGCTACATCGTCGAGGGGGACTCGATACCGGATGTCCTGTTCATCCAAATGCCCGATATTGAAATGCTGCTGTAAAATCATTCCCCGATTCGTGGGCATCCTCACGGCCCCGATCGAGTAACGCTCCCCGTTGATCTTCACAATGAAGTCCCGCTGGCTCACCAAAGGCCTGGGACCCATCCAAACTTCGTAGCTATGCTCAACAGTCCTGCCGGAATCTCTCTGTGTGATTCGACGCTCTCCGTCATCCGGAGCAATGATGATATCGTACGGGCCCTCAAATCCACCAAGTATCCCAGTGCCGAAGCAGTTATGTACCACTACTCCTTGAACAACATAAGTATGGTCACCTTCAACCTCAAGATTGTACACCAAGCCTTCGTAGGGGACTGTATCGATGGAACGAATTTTAGTCAGCTGTTTACCCCCGTAGGCCCATCGACCTTTTCGATTGCTCTTCTGAAATCCAGTACCAGCCCAATTCACACAATAAGCCAACTTTCTAGGATTTCCACTTGGTGCTGCAGGCCCCTTCTGTCTTCGAATCAAAGGCTGCTCACCCATTCGATGCAAAATCTCAGAGATCTGCAAAGACAGAATTTCTGAAGTCTGGGTAATTTCCGACCCGCCCTTCCATCCATCCCCATCGTAAATTCCTTGGAGAAGGAATCTCTGCTTATCAGGAGGAAGCCTCATAAACTCCTCAGGAATGTGCTTATTTTCACACCCACGCCCCAACCAAGTAGGAAACCAATCCGACAGATTCGAGCCATTCACATGAACCTGAACACCGTTTTCCCCACTTGGACTGATGGATGAAGAATACCCATGATTCTTAAAGTAGGACGTTATCCTACTCTGGAAGTCTTTCTCTTCAGCATGAAGGGAAAAAGTCAGTGATCGAGAGCTAGAACTCCCTTCTGCCAGATACATACCCACGACCCAAAGGAAATCCTCCCCTACCGTGAAGCTAGTGGCACCTTGTCTCTCAGGCCCAAACTTAGATTGCTTGCGGAATTTCGAAGGAACTCCAATAGTATCCAGGTCCTCCACCACCGAAGGCCACTGAGAAACCAACCACCCACCTTTATTTAGTTCCTCTGCAGGTAACCATTCAAAAGAATGACACTTCTTGTGTTCTAGCCTATACGTACAAATAGCCTCTTCAGCTTCCTCTTTAGTGCGATAAGTGCCCAGACTTACCCTCATCCCTCTGGTGCCACCCCCAACTCTAGCCCACCATCTACCACTCGGTAAAAGACGAACACTCGGGGGTCCTGAACGAAGGGTATCCTTCATTTCACCACATACTTTAGGCCCACAACCTAGAGCATTGTGATGATGCCCCACCAAAGAATAAAAGGGATGCTCTGGGGTCGCCAGAACAGGGTTGGCCGATACTGTCGGAAGAACTTTGATCAAATTACCCTTGAAGACTCTCTCGAATAGCTTCGTCACTCTCCGAAAGTCCCCCTTCGATGTCAGAACCTTTTCCCCCACTCGAATCTGATCAATAGGCTGATACCCAGATTCCGTTCTAACCAGAGACCCAGGAGGAAAACACAAAGTGCAGTCACTCTGGGGTTGCTTGTAGGAAACCTTTTGGATGCAGTGACATTGCTGTCCTACGGCCTTCCGAAGAAAAGCTTTGACCCGCTCCCCGCCTTGAGCCAGAATCCACTGGTTTCTCCGAACCGCCTCACGCCAAATGTAGTCAAGCTTCTCGATCTCGAAATTACTGGTGGCTGCCGCGTACTCGAGAGGGGTCTCTACTAGGTCCTCCGGCTGAACTTCCGAGAGGGGGAGGTTGATTGGGACCCCGACCGTGGTGACACGGTAGAAAACCCGCTGAGACAAGTCCGTTCGAAGTAAAGAACGATTGTAGCGGTAAGTTACTGTTACCACACTGTTTTCTTGTGGGACCACTGGAGTACTTAAAGACTGAGTGGCCACTTCTGGATACCAGTTGGGATCCAGCTCAATCTCCCCCGAAGGCCCATCGACACGAAGAACTCGAGCCTGCACCCCATCCACCTTGACAATGACCTCAGAAGCCCTGTGCTCCGGGACCGCTTGCGAGCCCGACTGCACAATGGGCCTTTGCTCGGTCCTGAAGACGTACCTGGGGGCGTCTAACTCACTGGCGGAGCACACCCCCCAGAGCACCCAACGGTCATCAGAGACGACCTCATCGACCACTACAACATTGTCCGTTTGGTCCCTCCAGAAGATAGCTCCCACCGGAAGGTCTGTGATCCTCTCAAAGGGGCCGTACTCTGAATCGAAAGACCGATAAATATTGACCCCGTAGATAGAGAACCGTGAATTCAGAGCCAAAGAGGAGGGGTCATCCCACACCAAATCATACACCCCCGCCAAATACCCACTCGTTAGGAACAGATTGAGAGGGGGAACAGGCCATGTGACTTTCTCAAGCTCGAGTTGGTCAATTGGCCGGTCTCGATTCGTAGCGTATGGCATGGCTCTCTATAGAGGGAGAACCATAAGGGGAAATCACTCCTCTTCTGGTTTCTCCGGGACCTCAGGTTTTGGTGGGGCCTCCTCAGGTTTTGGGGTGACAACATCCTCTTTTGGGACCAATTGCCGAGTATTGGCGTCGATGAACGCCTCCGCCGTAGGCTCCAATCCCCTCTCAACGAGGATTTGCTCGAACAGACGCTTGGACTGCTGATCTACTCTCTTGGAAGATGCCAAGATTTGAATCTTCTCGTGCTCCAGTTCCAGCAATTTCAGAGCCATCTGTTGTTTGGCGTCTCTCAGATTCACCAGCTGCTCAAAGAGCTCCTCAGAAACCGGATCGTTCACGGTAAGTTGTTTTTCAGCCATGCCCCCCTATACACCAACTGGACTGAATGTCGCGACACAAACGCCCTAGAGCGGCTCAGTCTCACTCGGCTTGATCATCAACACTCAGAGCCTCCAGGCCCCCAGAAACGGTCAACTGTCGGACAATCTGTTCGCTGAGCTCCACTTCCTTATGCACCACAGGAGAGTCCTCGGGGGAAACTACTCGAATTCGGAAAAGAGGCTCAACGATCTTCATCACAACCCAACAAACTTTCTGGGGCAAAATCCCCTCACTCATCATCAGCATATTGAGCAAAAGACCCTAGAAACACCACGGGTTTTTCCTTAGCACTCCGAATAGCCTCCCTAAGGTGTTGGAGACTCGAAGGAGAAAGAGGCTCACAAAAAACTTCCTCTTCCACAGAGTCTTGCTCTGAGTTCCTGTGGTGCTGGGCCTCCATCAGTTCACCTTTTCCTTAGAACCCAATGAATTTACGGGGGGTCAGGACCCCAGATCCGGTGTGCGGCCCAAAGGCCGAACGTATCCCGATCCCATATCTAGGCTGCTGGAGCCCTTTGACAATCTTGACCGTCTGCTTGGCCCGCTCAAGCTGCTTGTCGAACTGGTCACTCATAGCCTGATACAGACTCTCGTACTTCGAGCTCTTGTCGATATCCAGTGAAACCCCTCCAATGGAGTACGAATTATGAGCTACAATGCCATTGGAAAGCACAAAGTTTTCCGGCCCAGGTACAGAAAGGTCATAGGAATTCTCTAAAGGATCGAGCTCCTCGGTGAGCAAAACTGGCTGAGAAGTCAATTCACCATCCAACACCACCGCCAATGAATCCCCAACTTTGAACTCATCAGTCAGAGTCTCCTCCAAAGTCCCATCTTCAGTCACTCTAAAAAGACTGTGATCTTCTGTGGCCACTACTTCCCCGGATTCAACAGTTACCCGGAAAGCCTTTTTGTGGGGGGTGCGATGTTTGAGCACATCTCGTACCTTATGCCAATTAACCTTTCCATCAATTTCTACGGACTGGACTTCCAAATGTCCACACTTAAAGGCCTTTTTTATAGCACTTTTAGTCTCTTGATCCATGACAGGCCTCCTGAACTTGGCTTATACAGCCTTCTAAGTCTCCCCTAATAGAACACTCCTTCAACCGAACGACCTTCCAGCCCCTTTTCTCAAGGTAAGTCTGTTTCCTGATGTCCAAAGAGGCCATCTTAGGCTGAGGGGCATACCCACATTCAGTACACCCGTGCCAATAACAACCATCGACCTCTACCGCCACACGAAGTTCTGGATTAGCTTCATCTATCTCATAATATCCTACACGATGCTCTGTGAGGAAATCTCTTACCCCAGCTAAGTCTAGAGCCGATTTGAATTCCAGGTGAAGTTTTGATGTCTTGGAATGATGTCTCCGAGCGTGGGCTGCCGAATCCAAAACGTGCTTCCGATTGTTCTCGACCCACTGCCTCTGCTTCTTTCTGAATGCAGGGTCTTCCCACATACGTCTGCTGCGCATTGAAGCAGCTTTTTTGAACTCTGGGTCCTGATTCAGAGACCTGAGGTGGGCAGCGGCCCTCCTCCCATACTCCCCAGCCTGCATTCTTTTAGAAGCCTCAGATATCTGCTTTTTGGTCTTCTGGCCAGCCTCTGTCTGAAACCTAGCCCTTAAGACCTCCGATTGATGCTCCTTCTGATCTTGGGTTTTGGCTATCCGCCTAGAGCAGAAATTAGATACATAAGTAGCATCGGGGTGTCGCATCTTATAGGCAGCAAGAGAATAACCACTACACATTTTCAAGTGTTTAGTGGTCAAGATAGAGCAAAAAGCTCCACACTCTACACACCGAACGTAATGCTCGCCCTCCACCATACAATGTGAGATAACGTCTACCTTATTCCTGAGACCAGAAGTCACCCTCACTGAAATCGCCCCCTCACCCACTAAGGAGTCGAAGGTCCTACTATTTAGGCCAAACTTCAGCAGAAATTGACGTTTAGTCATTGCAGATAGAATGTAGGTCCTGAAGGCTGATGTCAATCTCCCCCAGGTCTGGAGTCCGAACTCTCACTACAGAATCCCCGGAAAGTGAAAACTCATCGGCTACCCAGTTCATCATCAAGGCAAAGATAGCGTGAAGCATGGCCCCATTCAGCAAGAGGGTCCTCCAGTCTGGATAGCATCTAATCATAGACTGACAATTCGTGAAGACCGTCCGAGGGGGAGCCGCAGAAATCATGTCCAGAGACCTCAAGAGATACTCTTGGAGCTCGGCATCCTCCCAGATGTAACCAAATACCCGATTGAACTGCGAAACAGTGGTTTCGTGGGCAGGTGGCCTGAAGTGGTAGTTTCTATCGGGGGAATTTGATACAAGCATCCCAGATTTCACCAGGAAAAAATTGTGCCAATCCTCAGCGGTAAGGTCATACATATACTGACGGGAAGGCAATCTCCTGACAGACACCACCGAAACCCCAGAAACCGAATCCCCCGAACAAAGCTTCTCCGCCTCAATCTTACTTGTAGGGGTGAGGAATACTCGGTGTCCTCCCGTGAGTACAGAAACTCCCTTAGAAGTAGCAACTTCTACTATGGTTTCAGGGCCTACTTCCGACCGACTGACTTCAAGAACCTTCTTCCAATCCAACTGTCCATCAGGCCCACAAGACTTCACCCTAAGCTTACCAGAAGCATAGGCAGCTCGAATTCTATCTCGTTGTACTTCGTTCAACATTTCCAAAATCTTTCTCGGTCAGAATTCGGAAGTCCCACCCTTGATCAAAAGCAAAAGAAGAAGCTTGACGAAGACGCTTCCGAATCTTGTGTTCTTCAGGCAGCTCCAGCACCCAACTGGCCTTCACCTCTATCAAAACCACTCCACTTCCATACCGAACCACAAAGTCTGGGAGAATCCACCGGCCACCCGGAAGTTCCAGTCTGGGTTCAAAATGATACTCCAGAACCGAAGTGTCTGAGTCTAATATCTTGACCACGACCCTTTCGTAGCTACTGCGGGTCCAGATTGGAGACCGAGAACACTTCTCGGGGGTCACCCAGGCTCCTCTTCCACGACACCATTTCTCAGGGGTCTTCAGCATCCTTTTAGTTTGAGCCTCAGAGCGTTCTCTTCTGGTTTCCTCAGAACGATGATAATCCAGGAGGGCTTTCCGGAACTCCGGATTCTGCCATCTCCGAAGAGCCGACTGATGTCTCCTCTCCTTCACCTCCGGACGAAGAGAAGCCAACCGAAGGGTTTCTCGTTCTTGTTCGGAACGAATACGACCTCGGTGAAAGTCGAAGGAACCTGATGCCCATTGCAACTTCAACTGGCCAGACAGCCAAGGTTTTTTCTCTCCTTTTCTAGCTCTACCAACCTTCGCTGCACTCTCTCGACGATTTCTCCGAGAAGCCTCATTCCACATCGCACGAGTGCCCCTTTGAATAGCCCCTAAAGAGAGGCCAGTCACTGCGATCATATGGTTCCAACTCATACCCGAAAGATGAAGTTCGGTGATGATATCTCGACGCTTCTCAGTTACCCAATGTAGGTCTTTGGGCAAGCGACCTTTTCGAGAGAACAACTCCCAAGACAACCCATGCTTCTCAAGAAGGGGTATCAGTTCCGTGGATGGTTTCGAAGAGCTCACGGAGGGATACTATCATTTTTCCCCCATCCACATCAAGCTCAATCTCCTCTTCTCCCCCAAGGCAATTGTCTCTCAGGAGGATCCTGAGCCTCCGCATCATATCCGTTTCACAGTCACTGTAAAGAGTCACCAAGTTTGTGGCTTTGTCGATGACCTCGAACTCCTGGACCACCTGATGCACGGGTCCGCCAACCAACTCCCGGAAAGTCCAACGAACCCGGTAGGATCCAATATTGGCATCCAGAGGGATGATGATCGAGGCGTAGTAGTGCCCAACCGAGGGGTTGACAGGTGTGCGATGAGGGACTCCCAAAAGAACCTCTAACCCGGTCGTGAAATCGTAGAGGGCATAGGTAATTTCGGCCGCATTGGTAGGGTGTCCTGAACTGTTGTCCAAGTAAATGTTCAGGTCCTCGGCGCCTAGTTGCTGACCTCGGTAAAACGCTACGGACATGTTGCCTCCAATTGCTCGCGCTCAAGGGCTTTTCCTTGACGTTTTGCCCTTGCTCTAGCAGACCAAACCCGATCACCACACAAGGGGCAACAGCACCCTCCGGACTTTCCGAGAAATGACAACCAGCCATAGGGGTTCATGCGACGAGCCCCACGGCCGTTCGAAAGCTTGAGCTTGATACGCTTCATCCCTACCTATCGGACCGCCAACCAGCCTCAAATTTGTCAGCTAGCGATGCACACATGGCGCCAGGATCATCGATGCCCTCTTTTCCCTGAAGTCTCTTGATGCAAGCTGTCACCTTGTGTTTCCGGTCTCCTGTCAAGCTCTCCCAAAAGCTCTTGAGAGACTTCTGAGTCCAGCCCTTGGGGAGGTTCTTCCAAGCTGCTGTCATGATCCGAGTATCACTAAAAAGAGCATAGGCCCGAACCTTGGATATACCCATAGAAGCCATCTTGGTGGCGCACTGGGGGCACAACGCAGCAATCTGCTCTCGGGTCACCCAGACATCGTCTTGGGAAGAATCTACTCTCGAAGCTAGGAAATCACTAACAACACGATCTGAAAGGGTCATTTCAATTCCACCCATACTTTCTGCACCGAACCGTCGCATCCATTGGGTCATTGGCCATGACTGCGTCCAAAACCCTGAAAGTCATCTCTTTGGTCTGAGCCTTGAACTGAGGGCTCTCCTGGTATTCCCAGACTATAACCCAATCACCGGGCTGCCCGAGCTCCCCGGCCCGGCCCGTTGCATAGTACTCCCCCACGTCTCCCTTCACCGGGAGTCTAGACGGACCCACTTGAAAACGTGTGCCATTAGGCCTTTTTTGGTAGAGGGTATAGACCACCCTCACCGGTGATACAGGTCCAGCTGCGTCCCTGATGTAGATTGCCAGGTCACCCCTTTGAAAAAACTCCATGTACCGGAAACACTTCGAGGGACATGTGGTAGCCCCATATACCGTGTGGGTGTAAACACCCAAAGAGCCATATAGCCAGGAATCCCCCACAAGAGGTAACGGGTACCACCAAAGTAGCTCGCTGCCCCCTGACAATCTTCCGGAGAGACGGACTATTCGATCCAGACTACCAGAAACCTCACCTACCCCGTCCAGGATCCCTGCGAGGTTTTCCGGGAGAACGGGAGGATCCGCCTCTATGCCACCGATTCCTTGAAAGGTGCCAAATAACGGTTGGATCAGACCAACGGTTCCTTGTTCTGCTCCGATGGTCCCCGATCCCTCAAAGAAAACTTGGAACAGACTGAGAGTACCCTCTAGACTAGAGGTCCCTTCTAGACCACCCTGGAACGGAATTAGAGCCAATTATGACTCCGAGGCAAATAGCTGCCCTATAGCGAAAACAGCTTGGTTTCCCAAAGAAATGGTTCTAGGCACGGAAAGAGCAGTCCAGTAGAGCATATTCCCTGCCGTCACAGCATCGAAGGCGGCGAATGCTACTACTGTGCCCCAGTCCGCTGTAGCTGTCCCAAAATCCACTGCTGCTGTATTGCTGATCTGCACTGGAGGGGTTTCGGTAGCGTCTTCAAACGTGACCGCCTTACGGATATACCCTCCACCAGTGACCTCGGTACCACCTCCAGCGTCCGTAGGGGCTACTGTAAAGAGAGCGATGTAAACAGCAGCCGGGGAAGTGTAGGTGGTAGCCCGGAAAACATGGTTGAGAAGGGCAGCCTTCAAATAGTTTGACTTAGCCATAATCCTAGTATCCTAGCGAAGGGTTCTGATAAAAAGCTTCGGACCTAGGACCCTTGGCCAAACTCAAGAGCTGGGTTTGGTGAACGAGGCTCTCAAGCCCGAATCCGTGATAGGGTACTGGACCACATCGAAATCTTGAGCCATGATCTGGGCTCCGGCCGGATAGTTAACCAAAAGACGCCAATACCCAGCGGAACTGGGGCGGAACCTCATGTTGTAGATGCCGGGGGAGCCGGGAACTTCGTGCCAGTACACATTCCCAGAATGGACTTGGAGGTCGGTCGTAGTGGACCCGTCAATAAGAGTCCAAGGCTGTAGAGAGTTGTTGAAATAGAGCTCACATTTCAAGTCCGCTGGAGTCAACCCAGTGACTCGAGTGTAGCCGTCCCCCTCGAAGAAATCCGCCTGGTCTAGGATTACTTGATTAACCGGGACTAGTCTGCCTCGGATGGTTACCATTTATTCCTCACTTCACGGCATATGAACGACACTCTTGAGCATCTTGATGGCATTGGCGTACAACTGCGCTGGAACTCTCCCCGTCTGGCTGACCCACCCATTCTTCAATTCGGCCATGTTGCACACTGAAGTGTCGAAAATGAAAGTGACTTTTCCCATGTTCCGGGAAGTCCTAATCATCTGAACTCCAGCTACTTGCAAGTATGCGGCATAGTATAGGTCAGAGGTGGAGTATTCAGGGGTCTTCCCCTGGTTAGGGTTTTGCGTCATCATCTAATATCCCAATCTCGGCGCGCAGCACCGTAAAAAGAGTCCAAATCTGAATCTAAATCTTGGGGGCCCGAAGGCCCCCGATAGTCAAAGTGATTAGGCTAGAGCTTCCGCAGCCGAGACCCGATTACGAACTCGGACCTTCACGGAAGTGGTAGTGGTAGCCGCACCCGGAATAAGGGAAGCCGGAACAACCACAGAGGTGGCAGAAATAGACCCGCCAGCTGCCACAATCTGAGACTGATTCAAAGATTTGGCCACATCACCAGTGAATTGGACAACGGTATCCAGGAGCTCGCTGTTTCCGAGACCTGTGCCAGCAATGGTGACATCCCCAGTCGTTGGGGAGTCCAAAGTAGCTGAAGAAATGGTCGGCAAAGTCACGGACATGGCAGAAGCGCCATCGTCCTGAACCACTTGAATGGCCGCCCCGGCAACTAGACCCTGACGGGAGTCAGGGTTGAAGGTAGCAGAACGAAGAGAAGCGATGTATCCCACGAGGTAGCTATCCAGAGCCACGGTAGTCTCGAGGAATTGCGGGGCAATGGCATCGGCTAAAGCTTCGTGAGTTCCACGTGTCGAGGGGATAAAGGCAAAAGCTGTGGAGCTCGTTCCAGACCCGACTGTGTTCATCGTGGTGACAGAGACATCTAGTGTTCCGCCAACAGGATTCAAGTCAGTGATGATGGTCGTGGCCGAGGGCATGGCCCGAACGATAGCCGCCGTACCAAGGCCCAAATCAGGTAATGCCGTAGAACCCCCAACCTCACTATCGATACCCACATAAGAATTCACTCCGTGAGGACCTTCAAGGGCCAAGGTGTCACTGGTAGTGCCTTCACGCGCAGTGATGCCGGTGCCTACCAAAGCCGCGTTAACGGCCGCTGCCAGGTCAATGATGTTGGTATAGGTGGCGGCTGCAATCGTCACCGAAGTATAGCTAGCTGCTGCCGATGTCCGCACCTTCAGGACATCGTTTGAGCTACCCGTGATAGTGATATTGAAGGTCAGGGCACTACCCTGAGCCACAGCACCTGCCCCAACTGAGGAATCGGACAAAACCATCTCGATTTCAGTAGTGGTGGGACGGGAAATGTAAACTTCCTGGCCAGGAGGTTCTGTCGAGAAGTTTCTCCGAGAGACAGGCTCCAAGTCGGCCAGGAGGACTGGTCCGGGAAGGTCGGCTCGAATAATTCCAACACGCATTGGTTTTTGCTCCTAGTCAGTTCTCTGGTTGAGAGTTGAAACGTCCCCTGGCCTGCTCAATCTTGAGGTTGCGGAGAATCGTTCCGTAGTCAGTGTAAAAATTGCTAATCGATTCGATGAATTTGAGGTCATCCGTCCTCCAAGCGAACTTGGCGTCCCGAACGGTAAGCCGCATTCGCCTGAGGACAGTGAGAAAGAAAGTGGCTCGGTCCAACGTTTGGAACTCGGATTCCGCCTCTTCAAGGCGAGTGAATCTCGCCTGAACGTCCTTGAGCATGCTCCGGCGAAAAGGCTCCGGAATGAGGTCCTTGGGGCGCCACCGACGTTCCAGCCGGTAGAACTGAGAACCTTCATGCTCAAGGATCGTGGGTAGGAGGAGGTACACAGGTTCATTACGTCGTCACGGTGAAGGGGTCACTGGTTGTGCTGTCTGCAGAGACGGTTACCTCATCACCAGCAGCCAGGAATGGCACAAGTGCAGCCGGAATGATGACCTGGGCGTCCCCGTAAGCAGCAACGCCACCAGCCCCGAGAATTTGGGCTTTGGTCCTGGTCACATCGCCAACCCCGGAGCCAAACAAACGAACCGAAGAGCCAGCACCGTCAAGGCCAGCACCGTCAATGGTGATGTCCCCACCGCCTGGGGAACCAACAACAGCAGCCGTGACTACCGGAGCCAGATTCCAAGTATTGCTGTCTTGTCCACCCGCAGAGACCACTACCGTATCGCCACCAGCCAGACCAGTCAGGTCGCTGGAGTCGATCACAATCTGAGTGTCCGAAACCGACCCGCCTCCGCTGATGATAGCAGCTGACGTCAGGGTAACCGGAGAACCAGCGATGGCTCCTGTCAGCACAACACTAACTGGAGTCGTACTGAACCCGATACCGTCAATCGTCAAATCTCCAGCACCCGGAGAATCCATAGCAGCAGCTGTGATTTCAGGTAGCGTGTACTCGAGACTGTCCACCCCATCCGCTGTCACTACGAAACTGTCCCCGGCTCCCATAGCTGGGATCAGGGTCGCATCGATGATGATCTGGGTGTTGCTCACTGCTCCAGGAGGCGTTCCAGTGATGGTGGCTTCGCTTAGAGTCGTGGGTACCCCACCAATCGTGACTGTAACCGACGTAGTAGCCGGACCAGTTGAAGCGAGCCCTACACCGTCAATGGTAAGGTCTCCACCCGCAAGAGCAGCTCCAGTGATCACAGCAGCCAGGTTGTAAGTGTTACTATTCTGGCTGTCTGAAATGACCACAATTGTGTCTCCACCACCAAGGCTAGAGACTAGAGCCGCCGGGATCACAATTTGAGTATCCGAAACCGTTCCGCCACCACCCGTGATGGCCGTCTCGGTAAGAGTCAAAGGTGAACCGGCCACTGCACCAGTGAGAAGTACAGAGGTACCACCGGGAGTCGTAGAAGCAAACCCAATACCGTCGATGGTGACGTCTCCGGCTGTCGGGGAATCCAACGTAGCCGAAGTGATAACCGCCGGCAGGTAGTAAGTGTTGCTCGGAGTGCCATCGGAGGTAACCACCACCGTGTCACCACCAGTGAGGCCTGGGATCAAGGTCGAGTCAATAACAATTGAGGTATCACCCACCGCTCCAGGAGGAACAGCAGTGATCTGAGATTCCGTGAGGGTAACGTCCCCCACACCAGAACCAACCAGGTGAACTGAAGTGACCGCTGGAGAGGTCGAAACGAAACCCAGACCAGCAATCGTAATGTCCCCAGAAGAAGGACTGTTCTGAGTGATTCCAGAGATAGCTGCTGGAACGTAGGCAGTGTTGCTGTCTTGGCTGTCAGCGTGGACAATCACCGTGTCCCCGGCCTGAAGACCAGCGATCAGGGTCGCATCGATGACAATCGAGGTGTTGCTCACTGAACCAGGGGAAGCCGCCTCAATTTGAGTCTTGGTCAAGGTAACCGAGCCAACGCCAGCACCAGCCAAGGTAACCGAGGTAACGTCCGGGAGCACCGATAGGAAGTTGGACCCAGCGATGGTGACGTCTCCAGCTGTCGGGGAATCCAAGGTCACTGTGGAAACCACTGGGGCAAGCTTGTCAGACGCCGACAGAGAGACCACCGAAATGAGCCCCGCCGCCAAAAAACCAGCAATCTTCCCTGAGCCGGCCGAACGAACAACACTGTTCGTTTCATCCAAATCTATATAGCCAGCTTGAGCTGTGTTGGCTGGATTGCTGTAGGGAATGTAGCAAGGCTGCTTCCGCCTATTCGCATACCCGTCGCGCTGGTAAGAATCAGGGTCAGCCGTAGATCCCATCCTGTGAACTGCTTTATTGGGTAGGCCATCGTCGATATCGTCGATAAGGATACCGCCAAGACCGGTCTGAGAGTGAATTAGTCTCAACATCCTATGTTTCTCCGTACGGGACCTTTAAGGCCTCTGGTTACCTGCCGGATCCGGGTCATAAAAGGAAACTGGCATCCTCGTACCCCTTCCGTCGCATCTCCTTCACCTTAGAAGGAGAGAAGTCCAATGAATCTTCAATTAAAACGCAATTCGGCCGCTGGACCCGAATTTTCACGTTCTTGTAGGAACCGTTCAATACGGCCAAATCATTCTTCAATCCGGCCTCCCGAAGGTCTCCTCGAATAATCTCATCCCCCATTAAGTCCACAGCCCTCATGGCTCGTGATAAAGCATTTTTCTTTTTTGAGTCCCAGACCCTACGGAGGTCAGGGTTTGAACACAAGATCACATCAATTTCCGTAGCCCCGGCTCGGATGGCCGCTCCCAAGGGAGCTACATTCCGAATACCGCCGTCAGTCCACTCTTCCCCATCCAACTTGATGGGGTTAAGAAAGGCCGGAAAGCTAGACGAAGCAAGGACCCAATCGGCCAACCTCTCAGAATTCTCGGTGGCCAAACAATAGTCGCCAGTGTTCCAGCTAACCGCCCCAATTCTTACAGATCTACCCGAATTCCTAATTTTGGAAACATCGAGCTCAGACTTGACCCATTTTTCAAGAGGAGCAGAATTGTAGACTGAGGGCTTCCAGAGAGCGGCCAAATACCACCCAAACCACCACTTACGAATTTTCCTGTTCTCAACCCGATTCCAGATTCTATCTAGGTACTCGTAGGCCCTCTCAGGGTCCCCAAGCGGAGCTTGAGAAAGGGCCGCCGAATTGAGAGCCCCGACCGAAACACCGCAGACAATATCATAGTCCCGCTTATCCTCTAGGAGCCACTTCTGAAGAACCCCGACTTCATACGCACCTTTGCTTCCCCCCGCCTCCAAGGACCAACGCTCTCATAACACACCTTTTTCTACTTTGGCTACCATGTAGCTTAATCTCCAGAATCTCGGTTTAGGAGCCACCAACGTAGGTTCCCCCTAACCTTTATAGGGGTACTAGGAGAAACTTCGTGGGAAAAGTAGCTAATACGGACAAGTAAAGGTGGGGACACCGTTTTCGAACCATTGGCCATCACCTGAATGACTTGGCCATCATTGGGCAGGTAGACCCCCACCCCATACTTCAAGAGTTCCACTTCCCCGGGAGCTTCCGTAGCAGGAGAAAAAGGCCAGTCCCCCAAACCTAAAGCCGCCCAAGAAGTTTCCGACTCCCCTTCAGGAAAAATGATGGTGAAATCCAAATAGTCGTCCTCATGTCCGGACTTGTTTTCCATCCATATGGAATGAACCCCCTGAATATCTAACGGAGACGGAAGAGAAAAGTCGTAGTTGGTTTTCTTCGGGATCTCTTCTTCGTTAGTAGGGGATTCCGGGGACATCTTGAACCCGACAATCTGCATCAAGCTCGTCGAACCTGAAGGCTCCTGTACGACCCTAAGACAGCCATCTGAACTGCGAGTGGCTAAAACCGGCGTCACTGGAAGTGGTACCCCGTCATGTGCCCCTATCACAGCTCCCAGTTCTGTCGTTTGCTCAGAATTCAGGTCTGCTTGAAAGTCAACTGTGAGTACGTCCCCAGAAGTAGAAACCCCCTCCAACTCTACAGGTATGTCAGTGTCCGACCGGATCTCATAGTCTAGTTTGGAGCAAGACACAGCACCATTCTGGGTGTCATCGGCTACACTGAAAACGAATTGAGTCGTCATTCCATAGTCTCCTAAGCAACAGCCTCTACACACAGATAGACATCCCACACGGAAGCCTCTATACTAGGCGGCGTCTTCTTCTTCTGATACTCGGACTCCGAAATAGACATCCCACCGGTAGACCTCCACTGAAGTCTCCACTGATAGGTCCCTGTAGTCAAATGTTTTTCAACAATCCTGGCTAAGTAATGACGTTGGTCACTACCAGTGTCTCCAAACACCCCAGACGCATCCGACGGCTCCTGAAGATGCGTTTCCCCAATATCAACGAAACCCCCTCCGGAATCTTCTTGGAGCCTAACCTCAATATCCTGACTCACAGAATCACAATTCCAGCCATAGGAAGTTATACGATAAGTACCCTCCACCAGATCCACAGGAGACGTGACCACCTTTGTACGGAAAAAGGAAGAGGTCGTGGTGCTCACAGAAGGGTCGTGGGCGCCGACCACTCTTCCCAGAACAGGGCCGGGCTCCGCACACAAGATGCAATTCAGTATGATACCTGGGTCTGAATCTACGAAAGGGCTATAGTCCATCACCAATGACAATACAGCTGGAATACTAGTAGCCTCATCGATTTGGCCGAAAAGTCCAACTTGCGCAGAATACAGACTGTTTACCCAGCCAAAGTACTGGTCCAATAGCGCCCTCTGCCCATTAGTAGCTGTAGAGTACAGAACCAAGAATTCATCCTAAGTATCCTGGGAATACCTAGACAACAGAAAAGCACTCGTGGCCGCACCCACTGCGGATTTATGCGCTGCTCTGACCTCAGCTAAAGTAGCCGAATCCTGATCGACAATGTCTTTCTCAGGCTGAGTCATTTCCCTCAAGTTCTGAGACTCTGGGGGGTCCACCACCCAATACATTTTAGGGACTTCGGGGTTACTGTCGGTACCAGAACCCACCAAACTAGGTAACGCTGGGGGATTGTGAACCCAGTCCTCTGGAAGGTAGTCGGGGGTGTGTGCCGACCGAATCACTTGAAAGGTGGATTTTTTTGACAACATCCGACATGATATACCCCTAGCAACTACGACGTCGGGTACGAGAGACCACAAGAGAGTTTGCATAAGATCCTGAAGAGGGGTTTGCGACAGGGGTCCCGTGGATCCCCGAAACCCCACAATCTCGTATAGATCCAGATCCTGACAATGAGATCCCAGGAGCTCGCTCGTTAAGTTTCCACCTACTCAAGAGCCCGTAAACGTTGCGATCTTTCCCTCTGGCCGCGTAAAGACCAGCAATTTCCGACGGAGTCGGCCCACAGCCAACGCTTAACCTGAGAACGAAGATTATTTAGGTCGTCTTCGACGTTAGTCGGAGACGATTCCATCGTAGAACCAACAGCCACGGTATCATCGTAAGTAGTTGACTGCCTAATTTGAGAAACTTGGCGGATGAAGGTTCTGCCCATTTTGTCGCTCCGTGGGTAAAGGGGGAATGCTTTTCACTATTTGATAGGCAACAAGAGTTCTATCATAAAAGACTCAAGTGTTAACGGCCACGTAATCGACAAGCAACTGGTCGTCAGCCTCTGGAGGAATCTCCAACAACACAGTGTCATATCCAGTCCCGGGACCCCCACTCTCCGAGATGACATAGTCCTCTATAAGTGTAAGGCGGACACCGTTACAGTATATGTGTATCGAAAGGAAAGGGAGGTTGTGGGTGAATTTGTCCCCGACAGGGACAGTGAAGGTGATATTTACTCCGTCTTTTGGCCCTACCGGTTGCTGTCCCGTGCGGAACCTAGCTGTTTGAATGAACAGCTGGCTGGCCGCTTGGAGGGAGAGAAAGTTGATGAGGTACACACTGAATTTCTCTAAGAAACGAACGAACGGCTCGGCTCGGCTCGGTCTACTTGGCATCCACCCGGTAATGGCCCACCACTTTTTCCGGATCGAATGGCTCGGCCTCTAGCGCTATGGCAGCGGGGTCTGTTTCAGCAAGCCACTTGCGCAACCCACCGATTTCCCAATCACGCTCCTCGGAACACTTCGCGCATAGCCGCCAGGATCGCTTCTGTGTGGCCGTGGTAGAACCCACCGTACGATCATCCAGTTCTACCTCGCAGATACAGCAGGTCAGCATGAGCAACTCCCAGTGATGGTGCAGGTCCAACTATGTGCATTGACAAGCGAGCAGTACGCAGGACATCCTGTCCCAACACTCGGAGCGGCATTCGTCCCATGAATCTGCAGCGTGCCGGCGCGCGGGTTGGCGGTCACCGTCGCAAGCAGGTCTACCAACACATCGTCAACGACGGATTCCGACCAGCCATTGTTGTAGCAATACAAATTCTGTAGCTCCGTCCACGTCGACGGAATCGTCAGCGACGCAAGCGCGTTGTCGTAGCAGTACAGTGTTTTCATCGCCGTCCACTCAGGTGGTAACGTCAGCGACGTGAGCGCGTTGCCTACACACGACAGATTTGTCATCGCCGTCCACTCAGGTGGTAACGTCAGCGACGTGAGCGCGTTGTAGTAGCAACGCAGAACCTTCATCGCAGTCCATTCCGGCGGGAGCGTCAGTGATGTGAGCAAGCACGAATAGCAAAACAAGACTGTCAGCGTCTCGCCGCCCTCGATCCAAATCGAGTGCCCCGCGACGCCGTCCGTGTACGTGTGTGCTGAGACTTGGAGCGCCCCGGTCTTGTCCGTAGTCAATCCGTCCCCCCAGTGAATCGTGATCTGCGCGGAACTACTGGTGGTCAGCGTAACGGTGTTGTTCGTGCCGCTGGTACGCATCGTCTCGGGCACAGTGACAGCTAGGATCCTTCGAGCTTGGACTCCGAGCCGTCTATAAATCCCAGGCATATCAGACTTTTTTCAGTAGAGAACCACTACCCCAGTAGCACTCGAACCGGCCCCAATTGACTTAGCTTGAATATCCCAAATGAAGCCATCTGGACAGGCAGGAAGCGTAACTGAAGAATCGTCATACCGAACTACATCCAGTGTGCCCCCACCCATTACAGCGATGGCCCGACTCAAACGAGACTTGTCTTGAGGGTCTGACGTCTGGATGTTCAGGGCTACACCATCTGCCTTAAGGATATAGTCGAGAGCACTGTAGATGTGTGGGGAGCCAGGGATTCCCATGATGACCTCAAAGTGGTAGGTAGGAAGTGAAACTTGCTGAGAAAGTAGCAGTGCTGCTATCCCCTCGAACCAGGAAACTGTCAATAGCACCATCAACAAACTGCATCTGAGACAGAGTGCTGGACCCGGCATCCAAAAGGACCTCCGCCCCACCCTCATCCAATGCCACATACAAGTCCGTAATGGGCTCGTGGTTGTGGATGGTCAAATCCTGGGTGCGGAACGGCAGCAAGAGTTGCAAAGAGTTACCCACCGTGGTCCCAGAAGGGGCAGTTCCCCCAATTAAAACTCGGCTGTCCCCTCGGAGAGCACTCTCCGGGAGAATCAGACAAGGGGAGCTGGCGGTACCAGGTGTACCCGAATAGTCTACCGGCACGAACTTTAGCCAGAACTGCTTGCTGTCTTCGATTCCAGTGGGGGTGAAAAACGTCTGAGGGTTGAATACCACTCGAATATGATTGGGGTTGTTGAGAGCATTGAGCTTGTTCCGGTCAACAGCGGGGTCCAAGTAGCCAGATGAAATGTCCGCTGTCAAAATTGTAGTGAAAGTGGCATCAAAATTCGTTGCCGCCTGGAGTCGATACCCCTTCACGCTCACTTGCTTGGGGATCAAAAGGTCTATGATATTCGGCCTGCGCCGAACAACATTGAATGGTCTAGTAGTACTCATGACGCAGCTCCCTGACGCTTCTCCTTAGTCACAAGAGGATCATAGGTACGGGCCGAAGCCTCACCCTTGGTGCTTCGGACGTGCTCCTGGACTTCTCTCCAATTATCGGCCTCCTGGCCTCCGTAGTTAGGCACCAATTTGTTCTTCTGGACGTGGTCCCTTTCCCGTTGAGCCATTTGTTCAGACCGCGCCCTACGATACTTGTTTTCCCGCATGGCCTTTGTCGCCCACCCCCCAGAAGGTCCGTCCTTAAGCACGAAACCTATCTGTCCCGCGTCAAAAATCAACTCCAATACAGTCCCGTCGTCGGCCTTGACTTCTTGTTCGCCCGACCGGACGGCCTCATACTCAGCAAACTTCAACCGCTTGGTCAAAATGTCTCCTGATTTTGAGTTACGAAAAGTGTAGGTAGGCATCATTTCCTCTTTGTTTTCATCTTTTTCTTGGGGATGGTCCAAGATCTAGTGGTAGCCAAAACGGCGGCCACATGCTTACAGACCGGATGGATCCTCTCGGGATCTCGAATGTCTGGGGGAGAGGCTGTCCCTCTCGGCTTCCCCAGCTGATAGCTTTTTTCCTTGGCATGGTATTCGGGCCCCTGCCATCTCCAGGCCGGACAAGAACAACTAAGCTCCAAATCCAATTTGGAGAATTTGGTCACATTGCCAGACCTACGTGCCTTGATACTCACTACCTTAGGGCCGTTCCCACAGTCTACACTGAATAGCCACCTGAGATTCTTGATATCCGCTCTCTTGAGAGTAGCCTGGCATTTCTTGGCCCTCTGCTGGAACTTGTGACTCAGGTTCTTCAGAATCTCCTCTGCCGTGGCCGCTACCCTAACACCGTCCGTGGGTCGAATAAGCCTCACAGGAGCGTCCTTGAGCTCCCAGATAGCCGCTACAACGAAAGCAATGTTGCTGGGTCGACGGTAAGGAAGATTGTCTGTAGGCTTACCCAAACCGAAGTAACTGGGGTTTGCATCGGAGTGGTCGATCTGATCCGGAATGGACTGGTCCTTGGGCATGTCTCTAGGGTTCCGAATCCGGTAGATTGACTCATCTCGAGCCGGGGAACGAGAGGTACCATTGTCATCCAGAGGCTTGACAAAGGTCTTTTCTCCAGGGATAGATTCGCCAAGAGGGAGACCTTTGCCCGCAGGAGGCCCTTCGGGGAGCTCCGCTACAGCCACGGGGGCCCTCGCTCTGCCCTCTCCATAGGGCGGACGAGACACAAGAGGCTCCCTCACGCCTTCCAGGAAGCCTCTCGAAGCTGATCTTTCACGGAATACGGAAGGCCATATGTCCCGAAGTCAGTTTCTGCTACCAGGTCCTTGTTATCCACGAATGCCTTAATGGCCTTCTTCTTATCCACTACCACAGCACCACCACGGTTTTTCACGATTCCTCGCTTAATCAGAGCCGCAATGTGGATGTTGTGGACCCCGTATTCCCCGAGACCGGCTCTCTGGAAGTACTGGCCTCGAGCCACGGGCTTGAGAGTCATCATGATGGCCAGAGCTCGAAGCTCATCCTTGGAGATCTTGGCCGAAGGGGTGATGTTCTTGACTTTCTCAAGCTTCTCAGCCGTCTCGGCCTCTTCCTTTTGCTTCCTCTCCACGTACTTCTTGGCCTCAGGGAGCACCTTACTGGTGACCTTGGATGGCACCTCCGACTCTCTAACCGCCTCGAAGTTGCGGAGGTCATAGGAGTTCAAAGAGGTAAGCTTGGGCTTGCCTCGAGTCCGGCCAGAGGAGCCAACCTCCATGCTCATACACCGATAACCACCATTCTTCAAGGTTTCGAACGGGTAGTAATAGATAGTGCTAGGGTCATAACTTAAGCTGGACTGCCACCTGTACCAAGCCCCAACCCCAAAAGCCTTCTTGATGTTGCTTCCGTCTTCGTCAACATGGTCCTTCCATTTCTTGGCGTCCTCGGGACTCATGTTGCGAGTTGGGTCGGCCGGTTTTCCCTTCTCGAACTTGGATTCCTTGACTTCCTCTTCCTCAGAGGCGCCCTTGAACTTGTCCTCGTACTTGTCAGTATTGGACTTCCACTTCTTGGCGTCCTCGGGACTCATGTTGCGAGTTGGATCAGCTGGTTTACCCTCCTCGAAACGAGACTCCTTGGTTTCCTCTTCCTCAGAAGCCATCTTGCCAAGATTTCTCTGGAACATCCGACCAGCTGACATGAGAAAATTGACTGCTGAAACGAAGTTATCCTTCTGAGGGGCATTCTTTCCAGGATCTCTCTCTAGAAGCTTGAAAGAATGCTCCATCTCCTTTAGCTGGTCCTTAGTGGTATCCAACATGCGTTCCATAGCCCGCATGGGGTCCACTGCAATCTTGTCCCCAGCCATCACCGGAACCATGTCCTCCGGGCTCATACGCTGGGCCATGCGGGCCGCCTGCATGACATCACGAACCAGAGCCCGGGTCTTCTGCAAGGCCCCCTCATCACCCATCTGAGCCAAGAGATTGCCAATGCCGTCCACAATCCCAGTTAGCTGTAAAAGAGCCGCCCTCCAACGGCCTACCCCGGCACTCCGAGCTACCATCTTCATAGCAGACAGCATCTCTTCCACCAAGATGTCCGGAGAAACAACCTCTTCAGCCGCCTCTTTTAGAGACCCCTCAGACAACAACTCCTGAACCATCGAATCCGCAACCAACCTCCTCAAAAGACCAGCCAAACGAACCCGACTGAGCTTCTGCTCGGGGGTAGCCGAAGCCAGGGCCGACGCAATCCGATCCAACATATCTGATGGGTCAAAATCGTCAGAAGCCGTCTTCACACCGGCCTCCAGTTCGGTAATGAGGCCTAGAACCTCCGTTGTTGGGAGAGACCCGGCCTCACGAGTCTTCTTGGCCAGTTCCTGGATGGCTTCGGTTGCTTTCTTAGGATTCATGGTAATAGGCTCCGTCCCAGAGCAAGCTGGGCCTTGTGGTTCTGAACGGCGGTGGACTGGTCGAATACGGACCTCTTCGAGGACCTTCTCGAGCTGTTGGACTTTTTCCGGCCTGAGTTCCTGCTTAAGCTCTTCGTAATCCAACTTCCCAGCAGCCAAAGCCACTGCCTGCAGAGACTTCTCAAGCTTAAAAGCAGCGGCTGGGATACCCTTGATGAGATGCCCGGCTTCCTCAAAGAAGTGGTCCTTCTTGGGGGACTTGTCGATGAGCTTCACAGCATCGTTGATATAGCGGACCAGCTGATCACACCGAAGTCGAGCATCTCCGAGCTCCTCGATCAGGTACAGGGTAACACTAGCAGACTTTTGGGCAGAGCTAGAGGGTTTGGCCATGTGTGCCTTTTCCGTTTCACCGAAGAAGGCACACAAGAAGAAGCGCCAAACTCATCCAGAAAAGGCTTCCGGGTATTCGGCTACCAACTGAGACTTGATAGTGGCATCAGTCTCGGCTGCTGCCACCGCCCGGATTACGTCCGGCCGGTCGTCATAGTCCGCAGCGATCCTAGCCATTTTCTTCTTAGGGGTGTCCGTGAACACATAATTTTCAGGGAAATCAGGACAGATGGCCTTTGCAATCGTACGACATGCCTCATCGGCTGCCTCAGAATCCTTAGCCTCGGGCACCAAAAGCCTCTGGCCCTTTTTCGGCCCATTGGTAGTATTGAAGCGGATGCCCTCGCTCTCAATGACTGACTGAGCAGCTTCTCCCTCTCCTTCGGGGACCGAAACCTCAGTTCCAGCCACAACGGAAGGCTTCAGCATAACCCCTTCGGTCTCCTTGACTGAAGAAGGCTTCACCCGGCCAACAACTACAGGCGCATCCTCAGAAACATGGGTTGCCCTGACTGCCTCGATTCTAGCTAGATAGGTTTCCCTTTCCTCGGGGCCCAAGGTAGCCAAAAACTCCTCCCGGCTCATCCCCGCTCCAGCGTCAATACTAACATTTTCTGCCTTAGAAATGGCTGCTTGGGGGGTGACCTCTCCCAAGTCTGTCTTCTGCTTGGACGGAGTCTTGAGCTTGCGAACAACGGTGCCCTCCTGATCTTCAGCCTTAATGATTCGGCGCCCTCGAGCATTCTGTTCTGCAGCAAACTTGTTACGGTCAGCAACGGTACTCACTTCCCGTTCCTCGTCCGCCACTGTCACAGATCCCACTTCCTCACGAGGCTCCATCGGATCGCCGCCAACAGCTTTCCGAATCTTGATAGGAGCTTGTGTTGGGACATGGGTGCTATTATCCTCAGGATCGTACAGGTCCGACAAAACCAGCCATCCCATCCGCACGGCTCCTCGAACCGTAGGGACGGAAAAAGGCTCGTATCCGTCGTAATACACCTTTTGTCCGTCAAACTCGATTTCCGCACCAACTGGAATCTTGATTCCAGTTGACCCCAAGGTGAACTCTTTCGTGGCAGTGAACTTCTGAGGGTGGCCAGGCTTATACTGAATCTGAGTACTCATTGTGTATACATCCTTGTGGTAATCTCAGGGGAAAGTATTCCCCTACAATAGATGAAAACACAAATAGAGTATGACCTCAGAATCTAACAAGCCGGGAAATCGCTCGAAGCAAATCTCGCAAGACTTTGATGGTCTTATTAGCAGTAACACTCAAGCTAGTCTTCAAAAGGTCTACTTCTTGCCCGATAACAGTTTTAATGTCAACGTAATCAGAGAAGGTCACTCCCTCCTTAAGCTTCTTGTCGAATTTCCCCAGAGCCTCTGCGAGATCAATATCGAAGTCCAAGCGACCGGCATCCCATGCCCTAATAGCACGTTTAATAGCCCTGGAAACATCATCTACTGTTCGAGGTTTTCCGATAAACTCTGCGTGTTTCTCGAACTTACTCTCCATCTCTTCGAGGTAGTCGTAGTATTTGGGGTCCTCGGTCAAGTGATCCATGGCAATCTCTAGAGCCAAATCTGGATCGTCCGTGTGCTCCATCTCGACCTTCTTACCCTTGGCCAGTTGTTCAGGGTCGAAGTCCTTGGGCTGCTTTTTATCGGCTTGGCCTCCAGGAACCTTATCCTTTCGGGCTTCCTTGGTCTCGAAATATTCTACCTCATGAAGGCGCTTTTCCGCCTTCCCCTTCTCAGAGAAGCACCCGCCGCTCCAATCAGGGTTGTCCGGGGAACGCACACAGTACTCCCCCTTCTCTTTGCGGATTACCGAGTTCTTCTCTTCCTCCGCCTTCAGATACCGGGCTACAACCCTACGAGAAAGCAAAGCCGCCTGAAAGTTTCCCAAAGTTTCCATGACCAAGATTGGACATAGAAAAACTAGGAGGGAAGACTCCAGTCCAAGGGTTCCTTGCCCATTGCCTTCAAAGCTTCGTTGGTGACCGAAAATGGCCTAGACCCGAAAAAACCACGGTGGGCCGAAAGTGGAGACGGGTGTGCACTCTCCACTACCATGTGTCGTTGACTGTCCACCAAAGAGGACTTCTTGCGAGCATCTGCCCCCCAAAGAATGAACACCAGTGGGTCTTCTCTAGCACTCAAGACCTCGATTACCCGATTCGTGAATATCTCCCACCCCTTATCCTCATGGGACTTGGGTTCATGGGCTCTAACCGTGAGGATGGAGTTCAGAAGGAAGACCCCCTTCTCAGCCCAAGCCTCCAAACATCCGTGTTTTGGGGGCTTGACTCCCACGTCGTCCTCCAGCTCCCTGTAAATGTTCTTCAGACTCCTGGGGATGGGTACCCCCGGGAGCACCGAAAAGCACAAGCCATGGGCCTGTCCAGCGCCAGGATAAGGGTCCTGACCCAACACCACAACCTTTACCTGGTCGTAGGGAACCTCAAAGGCCCGGAATACATTCCCAGCGGCCGGGAAAATGGCGTTGGCCTTCCGTTCTTCCCGAACAAACTCGGCCAACTGACGAAAGTAAGGCTTCTGGAACTCTTCAGCTAGAAGCCTTTTCCAAGACTCATGCATACTATAAGGTACACCAAACCCAATGGCATACACTCACACACCCAGACGATACTTATTAGCAAATTTGTGGAACTCTTCGTTGAGACGCCAATTGTTGCCATTCAAGGCCCCAAAGGCAATGTGCCCCATCTCATGAGCAAAAGCGGTGCTTTCAACAGGAGTGTCGGCTTTCTCAAAAGCCACCCGACTACTACGCCCACTGGTAAGGCCAGCAAACTTAACCTTAGCGCCACTCATCCTCTCATGATCCAAGTAAGGACCCTCTTCGAATCGAACAAAGTTGTAGTCCTCGCTCAGAGCGCGATAGGCCTTGACGTACTTGTGGTCTACACCACCCTCAAGAACATTGGGCCACTTGGCCAACATATCCTCGATCACCTGCTCACATTCCTTCTTAGTGACATTGTAACCGTTCCGGAACACACAAATCCTGTGAGCGGTCACGAAATCAATGCCCTTGTTGAAATCCCACCTCATCCAGATACGAACCGGCCACAACATAGCTAGAAGGGCAGCTACAATCCACGTTATGACGAAAGCTTCGGCCCTGGTCCCAGGGTCAGCCTTCAGCTGGATGTAAGTGGCAATCCCAATACCGACTAGGCCAAAAAGCCCAAGAATTGAGTCTCTGAGACGAAAAATTGGGGGCTTGTTCATCTGTAACCGCTCCTTACTACAGGGGTGGGATTACAAGAGGACTAGATGAGCATCAAGTCCACATAGCCCTGACAATCAACCTCTACCAATGCCTCAGCTGTGTAAAAGGCCACCTGAAGAGTGGCAGTGGTTCCCCCCACGGAAAGGCGAAAGGCTGGGTTCCCTGCAGAGAAATCCCCCGAAAAGCAACTAGAGACGTTCGTGTATTGAGGCGTGGTCAAGACGCCCCCATTATTGGCTACTGTGAGTAAGCTCTCCTGAACGAAAACCCCTTGAACTGAAGTGGGATCCCTGAAAACACCGTAGGAAGACACGAACAAAGCTGTATTCGAAGGTAACTCTATGGCGACACCGGTAGAAACGGCCGTCGGACCGGTAGTGCTGCAAGTCCAGGGAACCCTCTGAAGAACCTTGGACTGAGTATTAACTGACCCTACCCAAGCCCCCAAAGGCTGAGGAAGAGCAACAGGCTTCCACGAAGACGAGGCACCTTCCCACGTCAAAACATCTCCATCAGCTGGGGCATCTGATGCCACAGTCCGACTCTGAAGAGTGGAAACTGCTTTCGGGGTCCACTTCAAACTGGCCTGGTCCCAAACCAGAACATACCCCTCTGAAGGAACACTTGTAGCAACTTCTCTGCCGCGTATCCCTGTAACAGTGCTGTCTGTGTCGCTCATGCCAACGCAAATCTACAAGAGGACTAGGTCTGCGATCTTTTCCGGAAATAGCTTTCGTCCTTAGCCAATCCAGACCTGAGTAGTTTTTCCCTCCTTCTGTGCTCCGGGCAACAGTACGTCATAGAATTCTTAGGAGAAGTGTCCGTAAAATCAACTCCACAGTAACGATACCCACACTTTTTGACCCTGCCCTCAAGATCCTTAGCCTCCCTACAGGACGGACAATACTTGAAGTTGCCTAATTTCTCAGTTTCCCATTGAGACCCACACAGAAAACAGGTAAACTTTCTGACCCCAGAGACAGGGTGCTTTTCCCTTAAAACCCGTCGCCTATATCGAGCATAACAGGCAGCACTGTGAAAGTTAGCCGACTCAGTGGCCGACTTGAACTCAATCCCGCACCCCTTGCATACACGAAAACTTCCTTTCGGAGTCAAACAACCTTTACATAGCCCGGAAGTCAGTGACTTGAACGGGGCCACCTTTCCACAAGAAGAGCACGATGAGATCCTCTGGCTGCCCCCATAAGAGGTGTTTGGCAAAGAATAGCAGACACCTTTCACCCAGCACAGAACCGATTCAGAACGGGATTCTGTACCAGGGCTAGGCAAGTAATAGAGTAACTTCTCCGCCCTCCCCAAACCCAACTCAGCCACCAGTCGAAGAGTATCCTCGACCAACGGGTAGTCACGATCCCAAAGTCTGAAATCGTCTACATTGACTACAAGCCATCCCCCGGACTTGAGAGCCAACACACTTTTCTCTAAGACCTTTCTCCAAAAGAGGTTCAACCAATCTTCGTAAGTACAGTACTCTTCCCGACACCAATAAGGAGGTGAGGTCAGGACCATGTCCACATTCTCAGGAAATGTGGCTTCCTCGGACATCTCACACCGAATGTCAACAGTACCTTTCAAGTCTGGAAGGTACTGCCGGACCCAATCATTCAAACGAAGCAACCCAGCATGAGTCTCCGTAGAAGGGTCATACCCTACGTAGTTCGCTTGAGAGTTAGATAGCAATGTACCCAAAAGACGGCCACCATACCCAGCACAAGGGTCTAAGACTGTGCCCCCCGTACAACAGAACCTGTCCACCAGAGCCTTTGCTGCCGAAGGCCTGAAATTGTATACCCCGGATCTTTTCCAAAGCCTTAGAGCAGCCCGCATTCTAGCAGGGTTAGGAACATCCCCAGATTTCAGTATGAACCGAATCAGCTCTCTGAGTTGAAGGGGGTCCGAGAATAACTCTCGGGGGCTAGGGGCTCTGAAACTACTAGCCGACCAAATATGCTTCATGATTCCCTGACAAATACCTTGGCCGGCCTGTCTGGCTTTGATTGCGCCATCTTGGATGACATGAGAAGGGTCAAGATTAAGTAGAACAGTGAGCTCTTCCGGACGGGGGACATGATAGGGAAATCCCGTTTCCGACCAAAACTTGAAGAATGCTTCCACGAGTACCTCTTTACCAGAGTCGTCTAATGTAGGCCATTGTTTCACTTCAGCTACCAAGCCACTAGGTACCAAGGACTCATTTGTACGCACTGGCTGACGAGCAATAGCCCCTCTCCAATACTTAGCCGGGAACTTGTAGAGCATGTCGGGAGGGGCGTGCTCCCGAATCATCTTGAAAAAGGCGTCGGCTGAACGGGCACGGATCCCTAGTCTCTGACAAGTAAGGCATACAGGACATTTGGAATAGACATCCAAATTGAATCGGTTTCCTACTATACTCAGTACAGACCTGAGTTCTTTTTCATCTACATTCCCCAAAGCTATTGTAGGCAAACCATCTCCCAAATGACCGTCGTCGAAGTACCAGTAAGCAAGGGACCTTGGAGTGAGCTCCTTCAGGATGGACTCCGGAAAGATCCGAACCCCCTCAGGATAAAAAATGGATCGCATCTTACGCAACCACTCATGCTGAATTGTCTGAAAGCCAAACCCAAACGTCAGACGACCGTTCTTCATCTCCTTCTCCGCATACCGAATGGGGAGAGCGTGAGGAGAAAGAAGCTTATGTAGATGCCTGAGGTAGTCTATCTGCTCCTGGTAATGAGACACCTTGAAGACCCCCCTCTCCAATAAATGACCATCCCCAAGAAGGACCCCTATGAAAGCCTCTTTCTGCTCCTCAGTCACCTCCTCATGAGAAGTTGACCGGTCACTCTTAGTCAAGGCAGGAATCCCGAATTCTTTCAGCTTAACTGAAATCGTTGGTTTGCTCACCCCGTAAAGAGCCCCTATCTCCCTCTGACCGAGAGAAGAGTACAAATCAGCCAACTTAGCAGGGGTTAGATCATCCAGGACTGGTTGACCCGGACGTTTGGCATCCCTTCTCTGTCTCAAAGAAATCGAAGGAATCCCGTACTTCCTTCGAAAGTAAGAAACGGCCACATCGGACATACCCAAAAGGACTCCTATCTCAGCATCCGTATGCTCACGATACAGCTCTTCCAGGCGCTCTTTGGTCAGCCCTACTTCTTTAGCTCTGTTCCTACGTGCCATAGTAAGGGAACCCTACTACAGCCCTAACATAAGATCAAGTGGTCTCTAGAACCACACCGGAGATAGGCCCCATAACCTAAATATACAGAAGCCCCAGACAATTCTGTCTGAGGCTTCTATTTTACTCGAGAATTCCTGCTAGAATCTATCAGGTGCGGGTGACCACGAGGCGCGTAAGACCACGGGGGTTGAAGGCCCCTATACCCAGATTCTCAAAGCAGCTGAAGCCAATCGTCCGAGCCTTGGGGTCATCGGCCGACAGGACGGTCAATTCCGTCCTTACGGGGATGCGCCCAAAATTCTCGGGCTCACAGCAAACATACACGTAACCGGCTGGAACCAGACGGCTGGTGATGATCTGAGCGCCCCAGAGAGTGCTCTGGAGACCGGTCTTGAGCAGGGTTGCCTGGGTCTCGATGTCCAGGATGTCCCGACCGAACTTACGGATGTCAGCGTAATCGGTCGCATTCATGTAAATGCGAGCAACACGCAGATCATGACGCTCGACCTCGGCGAAGGCGTCAGCAAGGACGCTCGGCGAAATCGGAGCCACAACGGCGATATCCGGATTGGTCTGGGCAGCCAGGGTGTCGAAACCAGAGACCGCGATCGAGTCGAGAACCGCGAAGACCCTCTCGTCCTCGGCCGCCTGAATCTGCGCACGGGCAAGATCCTGGGACCGCTCGATGAGGTCAAAGCGCCGCTCCTTGATCTGCGTCAGAGGAATCTCGGGGTTCGAGGCAATCTCGAACAACGGGAAAATAACCCTGCGAGGCTTCTGGATAGCGACGATGTTCTCGCCCTCTTCGCCAACCACGTATGCAGTGACGTCGGGGTCCTTGTCGTAGATCGGAAGAGCGCCGTCGGGGAGCTCCTCAACGAGGAAGGTTTTACGTCCCACCGCAGTGTAGTCACGGCGAGAGCGGAGGGGCTGAACCATCGAAGCTGCGAGCTTGGCGCGACCGGCGGCGGTCTTGATATACTCACTGATAATCCGTTGCTTTTGGGCGTTACTGACCTGATTCATGGCTTCTTCCTTAGGGAACTTTCTTTTCCAGGTTAGGGGTTTACGGCTCCCGGGCTCAGATCCTCATGTCCAGTACCATTAGCGAGTTGTTCGCATCCGGTACGACCTTGAGAACGCCGACGATGGTGTAAGTGGTTTGCTCGAAGCAGTTGTTATCGTTACCTGCATTGGTCAGAAGACCATTCGCCGAAGCGTACAGCGCGTCGCCAACTGCGTAGGTAAGAGCCGCAGCACTGTTGAGATCCTGAGTCTCATACAGAGTCACGCCCACAACGGACATGCCATTGAAGTACGGACCACGGTTCGAAGCCACACCAGGGGTGTTTTCGTAGGCATTGCCCACGGCGTCATTGATGAAAAGTCCGAGAGGCTTGCACGTAGCTGTACCAACGCCACCGGAGGTGTCAGGACCACCGATATAGCCGTTGCCAGCATCTCCACGGGTGAAAGCTACGCTGGCACCCAAGACACCAGTCTTGGTGATACCAGATAGCGTAGTACTTACAGTAGTAGCCCCAGTGACCGTGGGAGGATTAGCCTGAGTGAAAGCGTCCGCCGCCATGATACCGAGTGCATTTCGGTGTCCGACGTGGAAAATCTGGACTCGTCCACTAGTTTCCCGGTAGTCACCCGAGCTTTGACCATATGCTAGCATGTTTTCTTGCTCCTATTGGTTAGTTGCTTGCTGGGGTTGACCGATACTCATTCATATTTGGGTCAGCGACCAAAGGTCTGGGAGACGTCAGGGGACGTTGACCAAAGATTTGAAAGCTTATCAACATCGCTGTTGACATCGCTGGGGGAACTTCCACCTAACTTGGAAACGCCACCAGAGGGGCGAGTTCCAACGGTTCGGGTCGAAGCGGTTCGGACAGGAGTTTCCTTGGCAGGAGCCTCAAGATCCGTGGCGAACAGGGAACGAAGAACCTCATCCTCCTGGCCAGCAGTGACATCCAGACTCATCTCAGGGCTTTCGAGCTCAATCTCGAATTCACCTTCATTAGCCATCAGCATCTGCTCCTGGGACTGATCCATCTGGGGCTCTTGGGCCAACTGTGGATCGAGCATCTGGCTTAGAAGCTGTTCGTCATCCACGGGCACCTGCTGCTGGACCTGAACCTCTTCCTGAACAGGCTGTTGCTGGGACATGAGCTGCTGCTGAAGCTGGGCCAGGAGCTGTTGCTGCTGCTCTTGGCTCATCTGGCACATAGCCTGGACAACCTTCTTCTGGACGTCTTCGTCCTCTTCGTCCTTCTTTTCCTGCTGATCAGCGGCCTGCTTCTCTTCCTGCTGCTCAGTTTCCTTCTTCTCTTCCTGCTGATCAGCGGCCTGCTTCTCTTGCTCAGCCTTATCTCCCTGCTCAGCTTCCTTCTTCTCTTCTTGCTGCTCGGTGGCTTGCTTATCTTGCTGGGCCTGAGCCTTCTCTTGCTGGGCCTGAGCCTTCTCTTCGTCAGCCTCAGCCTGCTCTTCGTCAGCTTCAGCCTCTTCCTCGTCGTCCTCGTCCTCGTCAGCGGCGGAAACTAGACGACTGGCAGTCTTAAGGAGCTCAGAATCAGAAAGGGTCATAAACGAAAGGGCCTGATCGACAAGAACATCGTCAGAAGCTGTCTTACCAAGCAAGGCGCGAGCGACATCAACACACAAATCGGCTTTTTTGATCAAAAACCCATGATCTTCGGCCGCTTTGAAGGTGTCGGACCTGAACTCGGGCATACCGATCTCGTTTCTACGAGTCTCATCACCCTCATACTCAGCCTTCCACGTATCGCCAGACTCGTGTACATCCTCAGCAAACTCCGAAGGTCCACCAGTTTCGTACTCGGTGGCGGACGGCTGCTGCTGCAGGTGGTCCTGGTTCATTGCCCGGGGATCTTCTGCCAATTTGGCAGCCAGGCTAGCAATCCGGTCTCGGTCCCATGTGGTGCGCTCGCGCATGGTTAATCACCTTTCCTGCCCAGAGAGGGCATATAAAGAGATTCTCTACGATCCTAGGTCGTAAAGTCTCCCTTTTGTAATTAGGGCGTCCCTCTCGGAGCCCTGCAGGTCTCTACCAATCACCCGCCGACAAGCGGCGAGATAGCTATTCAGATCCTCGTAAACAGAAAAACCGCCGACACTTACTACGGTTTTATATATTCTGGATTCACCTGCGATCCTCGGCGTATCCGTGAACTCATCAAGGAAACGAGATACAGCCAGAATCTCTGTTCCGTTTAACCGGCCAGAGGCTTGTACGGCCCTCCAGCCGCCATTCTTGTGGAGTAGAAGACCATACAATACCTTACGCGCCAATACACAATTAGGTATTCTAGACCCCACCTTCTCAGCAATCATTCTCCAAGAAGCATTCTTGGTGAAGGCCTCCTTGATGAGAGTCTCGTTAAGGTTCTCATCCAAAGTTGGGTTTTCCCCCTTCCCAATCTGCTCCCGAACCTTCTCCACAGCTTTTTCCCTGAGGAACTCAGCTAGGTCCCCGACAGCCTGGTCCAAAGGATCGTCCTCGGTCTTCTTCTCTTCTTTGGGCTCACCACCAAATTCCCCACCCTCACCAAAGTCGAAGCCTTCCTCACCAGCCGCAGACAAAAGGCTGGCGGCCCTCTGGAAGGCTCCCAAGTCGGTCACTCGGGCAGCTTGTGAGAAGGCCACCTGAACCTTGTTCCGGATCTGTTTTATTTCAGAGGGGGTCAAAATATTGCGCAACACAGCCCCAGTGAAGGCTGGGTGAGCTACCCAACTAGCTTCGATGAACTTGACGCTATTTGGGTCAGATCGGTGACCACAAAGCTCAGCAATTTTACGTTTGTTGCCCAGGCCATCCAAGTAGGTCTGGCCCTTCATATAGCGAATATGTGGGCAATTATGGACCGCCACCCCCTCTACAACATATGAATGGTCCTCTTCAACCCCAACATTATGCACTGGACCAGAATACAGCTCCGAGAATACCCCCCTGACTCTGTAGACAAACCAGTTTCCAACTCGCTTAAATCCACCATTAGTTAGCGAGGCCATTGTCACCCGAGCTGTTTCTCGATCTTCAAACCGAGCTTCTCCTGAGAATCCAACAGGCTCTGGACAAGTTACAGAAAAACTTGGGAGCCATCCTCTTTGATCACGGATCGTTACTGACCCGTCCCCGTTCACAACCTCCTGAACAGTGGCGAGCTTACCTCCAAAGACGATAGCTCGACGAGCATACATCTCGCAACGAGCCGCAAGCACGTGCATTTGGCTACACAAGTTGAAAGAAGCCGTGTTTCCCCGAATACCATTAGCATTCTGGGTTCCATCTCCGCCAAGCCAACATTTGAGTACGTGTGCTTGAACACTAGAAGGCCACAACATCACCTCTCGAGAAAGTCGCTTAGCACTTGCATATTCCCCACAATGCCTGAAGAAAAACGCAGCTGCTTCCTGATCCATAAGTCGGACAGAACATGAGGACCCATTATCATAGATTCGAGGGAGGACATCGTGACAAGCCTCTTGAACCCAACAACGACCACACACCTTGCATTTATAGCAGTCGTCCCGACCAGGTTTGAATCTAGCGTTTAGGGCATATTCTGAAGGAGCCTCACATGAAGGACATGATACCTCTTCAGGTATTGAACGACTCGTTGACCGACGCTTAACTTGCTTGGTCCCTCGCTCCTGAACGAGCTGTTTCCACTGCACCGACACTGGACGGCGTTTTCGTCCAAAGACTTCAGACAAGAGCCGAGAAGTTTCCTCTACCAAAGTAGTACGTTCATGAGAACCAAAATCAAAACTCACCCCCACAAGCTCACCCTTACGCTTGATAAACGAGCCTTCAGCCGCGAAATAACCAATCAATCGGGCCTTTTCAATTGTAGCATCAGTTGTCAACACCTCACCCTGAGGGATTGGGAACGCAAGGTAATCTCCAACTCGGATATCCTGAGCTTCCGTGAAATCAAACTTCACCTCGAACAAATTCCGCCACTCATCGAGGCTCACCACATCCCGAGAAGGGTTCGGATTTCGAAGTCTAGTGTTATGACCCGGTAGAAACCGACGCCTGAATGCCTTCTGACTCCCACGCTCATGTTCAACAGTTCTTTGTAGGGACTGACCACACCCGCAAGCACATTCGATCTCTGGACGAAGCACCCAGTAAGGGTGATCAGGAGTAGACATCAACTTAGATGGAACCCCTTCGACATCCAAAACACTGAGTGAGCCTTCATGATGACTACTCATCACTTCCGTCACGGCACGAGCATTGCCCTTGTGGGTGATCAGCATATCGCCCACAACCACATCTTCAATCGGAACATATGTCCCATCTTGACGAAGCACTCTGGTGCCAGGAGGGAAGCAAAGTTGGGTTTCGTCCTCGGCCACATTCCCACACTTAGTGCAGGTCGTATGGCCGACCTGGCAGCCCATAGACATGGTCTGAACTTGTCTGGACTGAATCGCAGCCACCAAAGGCTTGTGTTTCAGAGCCGTGGCCACCAGGATATCAACATAGACAGAATCCCCAATATCCCTGGCCGCCGCATCAATGATTTTGCCCTTGGAGAGCTCGGGAATTTGTAGATGCTCTACGTAGTTTTCACCCCCAATGAAAGTCTTGTAAGTAGCTAAAAGTAAACGCCTCTCCCACGCATCAAAATTGTTATTTATAAAACTCTGAGTTCCAGGGGTAATCAGAAAGTCCCCAAACTTCCGGTCAATCTCGAACCCGTCAATCATCTGCCGTCCCAGAGGGAGACCTGACTCCTCGGTATCTACAGAAGCGATAATTGTAGCGTGGCTCAAAAGATATTCCTTGGGGTCATACTTCTGGATGACCTGAGAAGCCTTTTTACTGAAAAAGCCTTTTCCCGAAAGGGCTTTAGCCCTCACTTCATCCCACACCGGAAGTTTGACATCCGGTTGGATTACAGTGGCATTGGCATAACGCAAAAAGGCCATTCTCACCCCATCTTCAGGAGTACTTGGTTGACCAGGTCCCTCTTGGCGGATGCCACCTTGAAAGCTTCAAGATGGGAGACCATGGACCTGTACTTCTTCAATTGTTTTCGAAGGCTCTGTAGTCCCCTTTTTTCGGAATCCTTGGCAGAAAATTCCGCTTGCTGCAGAGCCCTCTGAGCCTTTCCCAGAAGACCTAGACTGACTGACTTCCCCTCTTCGACCCTCTTCTTCAAGAGATCAACAGGGTTTCCAGCTGGTCTGTTCTTCCAGACTTCCCCGATGCTATCACTGACACCCTTGTCTACCCTAACCTTGACATTGGTGCCTCCGGACGGTCCCTCAGTCTTGTCCCTTTTCACATGATGCTTACGAGGGTCAGCTTTGGGGTGCTCTCTCAAATAAGTTCTGAGGGCTTCAGGAGATTCGAATTCTTTGGAAGTTTTCATCCTCACCACTCCACTGGAGAGCCATCAGGACCAAGAATATCGGCTTGACGGATCAAGTACATATCCTGCGGGCAAGCAAACAATCGGATTTTCCGGCCCTCCGCCATCTTGTAAGTGGTCCTCCGCATCTGAGTCCCACACTTAGGGCAGTTCGGAAGACGAGCTGTGACTTCAGCCCTTGTAGCCCGGTGCTGGCGATTCTGAGCGGCCCAATAGGTGGCAGTCTTCCTGGCGTGCTGTTCCAGCAACAGATCAAGAGATCTGGAAGCAAAGCGGTAGAACTTCTTTACCTCATCCAGAAGAACGTCGTCTTCTGTCGCGGCCCCGTACTTACGCCACAAGCTATCGTAAGCTAGAACCTCTCCCACATTCGAGTGGAACAAACGGGCCATGTCCCGATGAAATCCAGGAGGGACCTGAGTGGTTCTCCATAGATTCTGAAGCCTCTCCCTGGCCTTCTTGGTCACCTCCATCCCAGGAAAGTAGGAAAATTCTACTGTGGGTGGGAGATAAGCTGCGAATTCCGGAGATGACTTTACAAGCCACTCCGGAGATACGCGCTCACTGCCAAACGGCCACTGGACATCGACAAAACCAATCCCCGGCAACACGGCCAAAACCCTCCCGGCATAAGGGGTAACCCCCTGCCCGGGAAGGATTTGCTGTACGGTATCACCAACAGAAAAGTCTTTGGTCAGAGTCCAGTAGTCAATCGCCACGGCAGAACCCTCAAGAAAAAACGGGATGGTAGAAAAGAAGCTTACGGAGCGAGAGGGCGCCCGGTCTCAGACTTACCAGTCTCAACAGCCGAGGACTGATCGTCGGAATAAGCCTGCATGTAAGGCTCGTCAGCGTCGGTCTGAACAGGCTTCTGAGGGTTCTCAAAGGTAGCCATGTAAGGCTCGTCAGCGTCACGCTGGAGAACCTTGGCTTCCTTGAGCAGTTTCACCTGACGACGCTCCAAGGAATCCTGCCCATAGGCACGAACCTCGAGCTCATCAGCAGTTTTGTCCAAGTTGTTGACAATCTCTTTGGCGGTATCAAAAGAGATCCCCAAAGCTTCGTGGTTGGCCTGGATCTCTCCGGCAGCCACGTCCAAGTGAGCAAGAATGGTATTGACCGTCTTGATTTGTTCGGCGGATAGCTTGGTAGGCATTTCCGTTACTCCTGAGGGTTGCTTGTTACTTCTAGGCCCCCTTGAGGACCTGGAGAATTGGTAGAAGGACTTTCTTGGCCTCAGCGTCAGCTGCTGCCGTTCGGATAATGAGAGAACGCAATTTGGTGTACTTGTCGGAAGAAGCCTTCTTCGGTTCCTCCTCCTTAGGTTCCTCGGGCTCCTGTTGCTCTGCCAGCCTGGTTGACAAGTCAAAGAGCTCAAAAGCCATCTTGGGATTTTCGTTAGCCAGATGAACTGCCATCTTTCGGATCTGAGTCGATGCTTTCACGAGAGTAACCTTTTCTTTGGCTAGTTTCCCTGGGATAGTCCCAAATGCTTCTCCAGGACCTGGAGCCGGAACATTCCCCAAGCGAGCCAAGAGCATGTTATATGTGTTCGGGTCCACAGTTCTATTGTATTTGCTGGTGTGTATTGCGAGATCCAAGGCGGCTCTCAACTGAGTGTCACGAAGGACTCCCTTGACATCGTCAGCCAAAACAGGGTTTTTTAACCACTCTTGGGCAGAATCCAAAATAAACCTGTAGTCTGCCTCTCCCAGTTTCCCTTGCTGGGCTTGATTCCACTGAGGGTAGGACGTGGGACGTTCTTCTTCGGGGTCCACGCCGTGGTAGACTGCAGTCCGGCGATGTTGATCCATCGATAATCTAGAAAGATAAGTAGAATTTCGGTATCGCTCCAAAACCGCAGCCACTTTAGACCGGTTGGCCAAATCTTCAAAAAGATCTGGCACCTCTTCTTTCTTACCTCTGACCACATCATACCGGACAGGTTTTACGGGCTTAGGGGGCTCGGGCTCAGAGAAAGGTTCGGGACGTTTCTTGCCCGGAGCCTGATAGCTCGTATCCCATTTCCACATGGCCTTTTCAGCCTTGGCCTTCCTCTTCTCCCACTCCCTGTAAAGAGCTAGCTGCTGGTCATACTCGTCAGCATCCAACCTGTCCATAGCGGCCCTAACAACAGGAACCTTCTGGGGGGCCAAAGCCCGTAAACGAGACAGGATCCTAACCTTGAAAGCCACTCCTCCTGGGTGACGAGACGTCCCATAAAGCTTTGACTTCTTCCGGAAGAAATCCGATGCCTTCCTCATTCCCTGAGCAATATTATTGGCGTCGTCCAGTTCCGAGAAAGACTCCTCAGATTCAAAGGGGGTCCTATTCAAAAACTTCGCCTTAGCCTCCTGGTAATCATTGGCCTCCAGGAACCCTCGAGCAATCCTCCGAGTGGCCGGGTCAAGCTGAGAAAGGAGTTTCTTGGCCACACCCTCACGAATTGGGATGTGTTGCCCCGAATCCAAATGTTCCTCGAAAGCCTTCTCGGCCTGTTTCTTGGCCTGCTTCTCTGAGCCCCCCCGAAGCATGAAGTCCGCAAGTGTTGAAGCCAACTCTGGGGGTACCCTTGGTCGGTTCGTCATCGACGGGAGGCTCAACTCGTAGGACAGCCTGTCCTTAGCGGCCAAACTAGCTGCCAAGACCTGCATCTGGTGTTTACGCATAGCTTCAGCCTGCTCATCCAACGGCAGGGAGGCGAACACCCTCTTCTTCCCACCCTGCATCACCGTTCTAGGGGGCTTCACATCAGCAGGGTCAGTAGCAAAGAATTGCTGGGTTTTGGCCACAAGGTCTCTGACATTCTTAGGCTTCTGTCTACGAGCCACAGAATAATTCCGGACCAATTCCCTAGCATCCGTAGGATGTAGGTTCTTGGAAATAATGTCGACAACAAGTTCCGGGGGGAAAGTGTCGACGATTTCAGCCAACACCTCCCGACGTTCTGCCTCAGAAGGCTCTGGGCGTTCTGGCTCTGGGATACCGGCCCTCTCGAACTCGGACAATGAATCGTAGGAACGCTTCGCGTCCAAAGCTTTCTTCAGAGCCCGGAGATTATCACTCAGACCGTCAGGCAAGGCCCCCTTCAACTCAGGGAAGGCCTTCTCGGGCCTCACAAACTCCAAGTCGTGTTCCTCCGCCAACTTGTTCAATCTCTCGGAGGGTTCGCTGGTGGGGTCAGAAAGTTGTTGAACCAGATCCCAGGCCGGCCCATTCTTCACGTCCAAAAGCAACTTGGACGCCTCGGCCCCATCCTTGATCAGCTTTTTCCGAGCCCTCTTGTCTTTTTCGATCTTCTTCTTTTCTCCCTCCTCTTGCTCGAAGCTTTCTATCAGAACGGACTGCTTCTCCGGGGGGAGCTCCTCAAAAGGGACTCTCTTCTTGGAGTCCAGAACCATCACCTGTCCGTTCTCCAACTCACTGGTAGGGATGGCTTCTAGAAACCGTTGGAACTGGGGTTCTTTGTGCCTTCCAGAAGCTACCCACTCCTGAACCTTGGGATGCTCAGGCTCCTCTGAGGCGTCCTCCTCAGGCTCCCCTTTTGCTGGCGGCTCCTTGCCCTCCTCAGGAGCTTTCTCAACCTCCTTGGGCTTGGGTGTCTTCCTACCCTTGGGCTTAGCCTTGGACTTCGAGGGCTTCGTAGCGAAGGCCTTTTGAAGGTCACCGAGAGTAGTCAAGCCCTCGGGAAGCTCTATCCCACGGAAAACCTGCGAAACTGAGAACTCGGGATTGTTCTGAGCAAACCCGTGGAGCTCTTGCCCGGGGGTAATCAAACTCTGCAACTTAGACTTGAGGGCCGGATTGTCCTTCACGAGCTCTCGAAGTTGGTCACCGAATTGCTGCAGCTGAGCTCGATCGAGCTCCCCTTTCTTCTCCTCCCGCTTAATCTCCTCGTACTTGTGAGGCTCCTCCCTAAGAGTTCTAGGGGAGACCAGGACTGTTTTCCCTGTCTCCTTGCTTTTAGCCGGGACCCTATCCTCTTCAGCCAGAACCCGGCGTACAACCTGAGCCGATAGACTGCCGCCTATGTCCTTGTAATTCAAAGACTTATCTCGGTCTCTCGCTACATCCTGATCCCCCCCAACATCAGGATCTTCATCGACACGCATATGCTCTCGGCGGCGGTCATGACGAGGGGGCTTAAGCTTGGGAGCCGGGCGCACTAAGCGCTCGGCCTCAGCATCTTCGACCTCAGAACGGGTTTTGGTGGACCAAATATCCATCGCCTTACCAAGGCGATAGCTAAATTAGTAACGACCCTCGTCCTCTCCTCCGCTGGGTTTCATCTTCAGCTTCAGGTACTCAGCTATCTTAGTAACTATGTCCGTCTGTTCGGCCAGTAGACGCCCGACCTCACTGTAGACACCCCTCATAGCCTCGTTGAAGACTGCATCATTGACCGTGAACATGTCCTTCTCGATCTTTAGCTTCGTTTCCTCAGGATCGATGCCAAGAAGCTCAAGGATGAGGTCGATGCTGATACTCCCCTTCTGGTAGAGGTTCATCATCGCATCAAAAGTATCCTGTGAGTCTCGAAGAGGCAGTCGAGTGAAGCTCAAACGCGGGTACAGAACCACTTCCTGGCCCCACTCATCCTCCTCCACGAATCCCATGCGACGAGCCACAGGTTCGAACAGGTAGGTATGGACGTAGTCCTGAACGATCTCACGAAGATGAAGATACCTTGTATTGATGACCTCCAGCTTTAGCCGATCCCCAGAATAGAGAGTCTCACCACTCATGAGACTCTCGGTGACACCCAACCCGGAAAGTAGCCGACGTTCAGTCTGCTCATACTCCACAGACAGATCGAGGAGCCGGTCCCGAGCTCCCATCTCTTCCCACCGAATCTCGTAGTTTGCAACAATACTGTAATCGGGGTCTACGAGAGCCAGATCCACTTCTGCCCGTAGTATGTCCACATCGTCATTGCTCAAGCCCTCAGCCCAGACAATTCTTTTGGGCGTCATGGCTCTAGAAGCGATGGACGTCTGGGCCTGGCGAAGCTTCTCTCGGTAGTAGAGCGTACGCAAGCATCTGTCCAAAATACTCTGTCCTAGAGGGCTGTTGTCCGATTTCCGGCCGGAAAGAAGGTGCACAAAGGAGCCTTCATCCGGGTCAGTCCCCAACGGAATCAGGTGCCCTTGCGAAATGTGCTCCCGAACCTCATGGGGGATATCCTGGGCCAGCTCTTCGTCAGCCGGATTGCCATTTTTAGCGCCTTCAACAAGGGCCCGATCTTTGTCGGAAGGGATTAGCTCCACCCGAACCCGGTCTGTGAACGAACCAGTGGTGACCTTGACCCTATCCAGAGGAAGAATGATAAGCCGGGCCCATCCGGCATAGTGCTTCTGGTAGTAAAGAAGTTCCTGGTCTTCCCTATCAGTATCTTCTACCCAATACTCCTCCTCTTCCTCTACAGCATCACCGTTATCCTTCAGCACAGCCTTCGGCCGCTTCTCCAGCTTATGCCCAACCTCTTGTGGGAGATCAACATCAGAATCCTCAGCGAAAATGACACTGGTGCCATTAAGCCAATAGTGTCGAACAATCGTCAGTAGATTCTGGAAAAGCTTGATCCTATCGCACATCCTTTCGTACCGGCTCAGGATATACCGGCCGTAATCGTGAGGATCCTTGAAGCCCTTGGGGCAGGTCCTGGGCTTAGGGGGCGCCAAGCGGACTTTAGAGAGGGGGATCTCCGTGTGTAGATCGATAGCTTGCCCAACAAGCTCATCAGAATTGTAGAAATGCTGGTAGATCTCCAGCTTTTCTCGACGAGACTGAGGCAGCTCTAGGAAATCTGTGGAGAGCTGCGGGGAAAAGAAATTACCCTGGGAGCTCAGAATAGAATCCCCAGCAAAGCCACCCGTTCCACCAATCCCACAGGAGGCCTGAACCTGCTGCCGGGCCAATCTTTCCTTGAAAGTAAGCTGGGACCCGGAACTAGCCACATAAGGTCTAGGACGGGGAGGGACCGCAAACGTTGCTACCGTCGTCCTAGGGGCTGGTCGAGCGTTCGTGATGTAATCACTCGGCATCTAACACCTCACCATATAGCTCCTCAAAGTCAGGATCAGCAGGTGGAAGCCATGACCTGGCCTGCTCCTCACGCAATTGCTTTCGTTCCTCAGCCTTCCGCTGAGCCTCTTCTCTACGACTCTTCTCCTCAGACACTTCCTGAAGGGCCCGGTCCAAAATCCGGTCCATGGAAGAAGTCCTCTGGATCCCATTAGAAAGAGCAGCCGCTAGACGAGAATGGGCATTCACAAATACCATGTAACTAGAAAAGGACTCCCCACGATCCTTTCGTACCGCCTTTCTGAGGGATTCCACCAAAATTTGGAAGTCCTTCAGCTTTTCATCTAAACCCGCTCGGGCGTCGACAATCTGGCCCACAAGAGCCTGGATCTCAGACTCAGAAGAATCTCTCAAGAATTTACGCGGAGAGGGCATGATTTACATTGTTGTCTGAATTCCAAGGAATTCTCTGTTCAAAAGTTGGGGGGCTTGGGTCACAATCCCAGCAGGCACCGACGGGGCGTCAGGGTCACCGGAAAAAGTCAGTTCGTCCTCTTTGGTCCAGAGACCTCGAAGGGAAAAATACAAGATGTCATTCTCTGAATAGGTAAGGGGCACAAGAGGAGGAGCGAGCCTGGACGCCAAAGTGTAGCGCTCGTAAGAGGAAGTAGAGAGCACAGAAGCCCCAAAAAGCATGGTGGCAAACTGGTAATACGGTTGATTCCTAGTAGTGGCCGCATAGTCATCCCCGGCCTCATCCGACCCCCAAACTAGGAATCCCCCAAATTTCCCCCTGGAATACGTGACCAACATTTCATCATCCACAGAGCCGGACCATTGCACCCCTTGGCCACCAGGCCAACCCCCCTGCACCATAGAAGAGTCCACCACCACTGTAGTACTATCGTCGAGGACGAACACGACACAATCTCTAGATCTGGGAAGCTCAGGCATTTCAGGTCTTCATGTGAACAGTGATGTAGTTACTTGTGACAAAAGAGGGGGCTTGAATCGCTACTCCCACCACATTATCGTTGGGGGCTCTAGGATCACCAGACAAACTCCACTCATCCTCATTCGTCAGCTTACCGGAAAGGGAGTAGAATAGGTCCTCCGACGGGGTATAGACGATGGGAGTCGGATTTGGGAGACCACGGGTGGCGTAGGTATACCGCTCAAAGGAACTGGTAGAGATGATCCAACCCCCCATACCCACCACTGCAAACTTGTAGGTTGGTTGATTTCTGGACATCGAGGTGAACTTGTCAGCGGTTTCGTCTGAGCCCCAGAGAAAAAAAGCCTCAGCCAGGCCGTCGGACAGACTGACCGTAATCTCGTCCCGTCCAGAATCGTACCACTGGGCCCCTTGGCCGGCAGACCATCCAGACACAGCAAGGTCCGGGGAAACGGCTACGGCAAATGCGTCCCCTTTCTTGTAGATGATTAGGTCCCTGCTCCTGGCCACTTCCATCAGAACCCAACCTCTCGCTTCCGCTGAGGCATAGCACCCCAAGCCTTCAGGATATTCGTCAGCATCTGTAGATGGGACAAATTCCCTTGTTCTATCTCTTCCCACTTACCCCGACAGCTTCGAAAAGCCGTTCGGATGGCCTGATAGTCCTCCGGGAGGACAATCATGTCCGACCCCAGCAAGTTGTCGACAAACTTCCGGATGACTTGGTCAGAAAAAGCGAGTGGGGTCTTTCGGTCCATATCAACTCACCAAAAAGGCTCTATCTCCTATATAGAATTGGTCGACCGGTGGAATTTCACAAAAGAGCTCCAGAATAAGTATACACCGGCTATCTCAAAAAAGGACGACGTCTGGGGACTCTTCTATCTCCAATGTACCCTCTTTGCCTGTCTCGAATGCGCTGATATCGTTCGGAAGTCATAGAAGCGGAAGCCCGAGGCAGATGTAAGCCTCCTCCGGCCACATGTTTTTGGTTGACCAAGATATTCATTGAGAGCCATGTAGCACGGACAAGGGAGTCACTCAAGTCGTCATGATTACCTCTGACCTGGGGAGCCTGCACCAAAACAATGTTCTTAGAAAGCTTACGGGCTTCTAGACTCAACAACTCCGTAATGAGTGAGGAGTGGCGGTCTTGGCCCTCTTTGGCCCTTTCTGGAATTGGGTAATCATAGAGCCGTAGGCTACCATTCAGAATGAAACTCTTGGCCGCTTGGTAAATCTTGCTGTTCTGGTCCCGAGTGAAAAACTCCGACCGGAACTGCTTAAGCCCCTTCTTGTGCAAGGCTTGTTCCAGAGGAATGCCGTTCCACTGGTCAAAGAGACCTGCAGTGATATGGAATCTCTTAGCTAGAGCCTCAATCCAATTGGCAATCTCACCAAAGTCCAAACGCTCTACTGTTTCCAGGGTCTTAGCATATCCCGTGGTATATTCTCCGTGGAGATGGGGGTTGGTTTCCTTCCAATCAACCCCAGCATACCATACCTCATGGTAATCCAAAGAGATGTAATCTGATTCAGCATGGGTGATGGATACTGCTGTGCCGTCCTCCACGAGCCCAACGTCAATCCCCATCTGGTAAGGCTTACGAGGAGTCGGTCTAATGGTCGGACGACGGCCTACATCAATGCAAGCCTCGAGATCTTTCTTTCTCTCCAACCAACCCTTGGCCTGGTCACTGAACCGAGCACCGTGCTCAGTCGCGAACACAACCGGGTCGTCGTGGTACTTCTCCTTGTAGTAGGAACTGGGGATCGTAGGATTGATTTCCCACGTAGGAGCCTGAATCGCCAAGATGTTAGCGGCTGCCGGGCCCCCGTGCATAGCTGTGCTGAACTTCTTGAAAAAGAGGCCTGACCGCCCTAAGGGGGACGAAATAAGAATGATCCTAGACTCTACTGGGGCAATATCTCCTGTCTCCTTGTCCACAGCAGGACGCCCGGTGTCAGAATCCTTCCGAGAAAAGGCGGCAGAAGACGGGGTAACAGCAGCATAAATCTCGTCAGCCGAACTGTTGCCCTTGTCTTGGAAGTGGGCCACCTCGTCGAGAATAATTACAATGTTACCGGAACCGCGAAGGCCCTTGGCGATACAGCTCTTGAATGTGACTCTCAGAGAGGCCTTGCCGTTCAGAGAGACAAACTTGCCATTCTCATGGTGGACGTTGGGCCCAAACTTCTCGATATCATAAGGGGTTCGGAAGTTGACGTGGCTTAAGGTATTGTTGGCAATGTACTGCTTGAAATAGTCGCACTTAGCCAAATGTGTGGTAACCTCACCAAATAGGAGGCCGGCCTGTTCTTTGTCCGTAGCGACGCTAATAACTTGGATTCGGTTGCCATTCGGAAGCCCATAATACTCCTGAGGATTGTATAGGTTCAGAAGCCGATATACCTCGTAGGAGGCAAAGATGCCAGATAGGGTCGTATTATGGTTGACTACTCCATTGGCTACAAAAGATTCCCCTTCTGGAACAGTGAGATCGTAAACCTGATGCTCTCCACGCTCTATGGATTGGACAGGATCATAGAAATAGTCCAATTCCACTAATTCTCGAAAGTGGGATGCAGCCTCCGAAGCCCCCAGGTCGATTGCAACAGATAGGGCCTTATCTAATCGCGAGTAGGACAGGTCTTCTCCAGAGGAAGGCTTGCATGTGTTGCCGAAAGCCTTCCTCAAATGACTGCGGCCCCAACCCTTTTCACCTCTAGCAGGGTTACGTTTAGGCACAGCCTCGAGTAATTCTCGAATGTGGGAATACTGATGAGGAATACTCTCCGTATCAGACTTCCCCTCCTGAGCATTCTTCAACGCAGCCTGCAAAGGCCGCTGCTTCTTATTAGAGTCGAACCCCACCAGTTCAGCAAAAATCCTCCTTGAACGAACACCCTTTAGACTAAGAATGGCATAATATCGTTCAGTTTCGGGATTCCACTTTCTAGCCACATTGGAAACTATCCCCAAATTAAGGAGCAAAACCTGAACATCAGAGGCAAGCTCAAAACTAGCCGTAGAAAGCGTAATGTGCCTTCCGCCTCCTTCTGCCGAACCATCGGTCTCAAATAAGCCTCTCAGAAAAGCACACACCACACTCTTAGGTGACCTTAGGATAGACCAAGGTACTCTTTTATCGTACCTGCCACACCCCCAGGACCATCCCAAGTCATGAAGAAATTGTCGCATCCCCACACTGGGGAATTCTAGTCTACCTGTATTTTTAGTGCGCTTGTCCTTCTGAACCCTACAAGAGCCAAACAATCTATCAAACAAGTCCCTCAAGTAGAGCCAAGTCTCATCATGCTCCACAGTAACAGCCACACCCTGAGTGTGGCCCCAAGACCCATCCCCCACCAAATAACCCAGAAGGTTTCCCCATGCTTCATCTAACTGATCCGGAAAAACGAGGTCTTTACGCCCACGGTCGTTGTGAAAAGGCTTAGTATCCAGTTGTTCAGAAGCCCAAAGGTCAGTGCCTCTATGAATTGCCAAGAAATCACCGGGACGGATTTCGTCCAAGTATCGCCAGTCAACGACCCCCTCAGCAGTCATGACTCTAACTCGATGATTGGCCGTTCCCCCAATCTCGTATCCAGACTTCGTCTTCAGTGTATATGTAGGCTTTACACCCCCATTGTAGAAATGGGATGAACGGGACTTTGCCGAACCCTCTTGAGCCACCCCAATCTCTAATTCACTGAATTCCTCTTCAGAGGCAATACCCAGCTCTTCAATAGGGAAAATTCCTCGGTCTGTGAGAACTAGAGTACCCTCCCGGTTACACTTACCGGCCCGCCGGCCTATGGCCAGAACGAGTTCCCGTCGGTCATGGTCCTGTTCCCCAATATTGCACCGGCCCTCATTATGAAGGTAGCTAAGATATTCCTTCTCAGTGAGCTCGTAGAGGATCTTAGTGTTGAACATGTCCGGAATCTGGATCCTCAGATTGGGGTCCTCCGGAAGAAAGTCGTCCAGCTCCAAGTTGTAGTACAGCTTGACTAGAAATTTCTGCGCTGGAAAGAGGGTCATGTTCAGACCCCAGGGCTGCTCTATGTATTCTAGAACATTGAAAATCTTGGGTTTGGCCGTTGCCACGGCCTCTTTCCCATAAGCAGATTTGACTCGTTGAGCGGTCTTCCGGACCAGCTCAGCAGCGGTCATTGGTTTGCTGGCCAAAAGTCACCTCACACGATTTTGTGCTCGGCCCGCTCTTCCCAACCCTCCAGTGCTGCGCCTAGAGTATTGACAAACAGGTCAAAGGTCTTAGGGTCAAGAACCTTCGTGGCAGCCTCTTGGACAACCTCGATGAGATACCCAACCAGTTTCTGGACTCGCTCACTACGAAGGTCCAGCATTTGAACACCAAGCTTCCGGATTTCGAGTTCGATGTTAGCAACCTCCTTGAGAGCGTTAATACGTCGTGAAGAGGTCTGAGCTGTGTCTGCACGATGTTTTTCAGCCTCAAGCCGGGCAAAGTTCAAAGCCGCTGCTTCCCGGGCAATCTGAACCTTGATGTGGTGAAGAAGCTCCAGAGATTCCTTTCGGTTAACGGTGGTCTGGACTACAGGATCCTCACCAATGAAGTCCTCTCGACGTCCAGCCATCTCAGCATAGTAGGCGAGGTCGTTTACCGTAGGTTTGAGCTGCACCTTCTTGGGGCGGCCCCGTCCTCTCTTCACGGGACCAGTGGCCAAATGAAGTGGAACTACAGCGGCTACGGCAGAAGTTCGAGAGTCTTCGCCAGTAGGGGTTTCCCCAGGCTTGTTTCCGGTTTTTTCAGTCATGGTGTTTCTCTCCTCAGCTACTCCCCGGGAAGCAAAAGGTACTGAGAGAGGTTCGAGACCTCATCGTACCCCTTGTCCTTGGGGACCTGCCGGTCCAGTGCCCGAGACAAGTCTTTTCCAGTCTCGGCCAAGTTCAGGACCCCCAAATTGTTGGGGGTAGGGGAGAACACATCCTTTGGTTGAATATCTCGGTGATGGGGTTTCGTGACGTCCTCTCCCTCCGCACGGCTCTCCCCGTTATCCTTCACCAATTGGGGGGAAATCCCCCTAGGCTTGTTGACAGGCCGTGTCCGTTGGCGAGCATCCTGACGAGCCCCGGGGGGCTGATCAGCCTGCTTACAAAACAGAGCAGCTACTCTCAGAGCAAGCGCTGAAGTCACAATCCTACTTTCTGGTTCTCCCCGAATTCCACCTGTACGTCCAAAGAAGGTACCTCGGGGTTGAGCTCGAAGCTACCAGTATGATTCTGGAGTTCGTACTCGTCCCTAGTAGAAAGGCTGTGCGCCATGAGGCTCTCAAAGGAAACCTCCGTAGACCGGCCCGACTCAAGGATCGCCTTTTGCTCAGCCTTCTTATCGATGTATGAGGGCTCAACCACTAGCTGCTTATTCAGAACAGAGCAGAACCCGGGCCTCTTGTGATGCACACAAGAGGCACACTTGGAGCCGATCTTGGCGTACTTCACGGCCGAACGGGAACGGTGCAGACGAGCTGCTTCAGTACACCCTTTGCCATAGTCATCATAGACCGAAGGATCGATATACTTGATCCCAACAAGTCCCTGTTCAGCCAAAATAGGCCTCAATTCAGCGGCGGCGGCAGCAATGTCACGAGGGTCGAACCGGCTCTGGAGAGCTGCCCTCAGGTCATCACCGTAGAGACCCTCATTGAGATGCTTAGCGGCGGCCTTGACTACCTCCCTCTTTGCCAGCTCACCACTAAGATGGGTCACAGTTGAGCCATAGTGCCCAACTTCCACAGCCATCCGGAGATCTCCGCTAGTCGAGGGCTTGGGCTCCATAGCAGCTTGGTGGATAGCCTGCAGGGCCTCTCTTGGGGTGTTCCCCCACTCAAACTGAGAGGCCTCAGGAGGAAGGTTACCTGCCAGACGATGCTCGTCTAGGACCGCCGAAACAGTGTCAGGTGTGTAGAGATCCTCAGCCGACTCGACAACCGACTTACCGTACAATAGGCATCGGCCTACCTTGTGGAAAATGCACGACCCACACTTCTCTCCAGCCACAATCGCCCGAACCTTGCTCGAGTGGCGAGCCAGGAAGTCGGCGCCCTCGTGGCAATCCGAGAACGACGACTGCGTGGAATAAAGAGTGCCGTAGAGGCCAGCCTCCTTGAGGAGAGGCATCCAATGGTCTTTGGTGGCTTTGAGCTCTTCCACACTGAAAGCCAGTCGAAGGCCTTTGATGAGTTCTGAGGCAGGCCATCCCTTGAGCATCTCCCTCCGAAGTAAAGCCACAATAGGCCTGGCTTCCTCGGCTGACACCTTGGACTGAGCTTCTTGAGAAGCTTCCCTACTAGCTGTCAAGACCTCATCGATCTCTTCACTAGAAAGAGCCGGAAGCTTTCGGGGGGCTGCCTGAGGCTGCCCCGTGTATCCTCTGGGACCCTCAGCTTCAGAAGCCATCATAGCGGCTCTGATCCTATCTCTGGGGGAACCAGCTGAAGCCTGAACTTGCAGTCCTCTAGACTTCTGGGATTGCTCCACCTTATCGGCCAACGGCTCCGTATAAGGGACATCCATGACGATCTGCTTCTGGAAGACCCCACAGATCGGATTGGGGCCCCGCATCTGACGGAACTGGCATCCCTCACAGGCCGACTTTCCACGCACAAAAGGAGCGGAACCAGCGTACCTACGCGCAAACTCCGCAGCCGACCTGGGCTCCTGAGCGCATCTCGGGAAGTCCGCTGCGTCAATGTAGTACCGGCCCAAAAGTCCGCGTTCTGCTAGCACACCCGCCAGAGCCGTCCTAGAGCCCCTCAGAGCCTCAAGGTCATACCGAGAGGTCAAAGAGCTCTGGATCCTAGCCGGGTCCGTAGTCTGCATGATAGCCAAACGAGCAGTCCTGACAATGTCCTCCGGAAGAGCGCGAAGCTTACCGTGAAGGTCCGACAGATCCCCCACAGTCTTCGGTTCCCCAGTATTCGGAACAAACTTAGACGGGGCCTCATCCTCATGGGACCACAGAGCTTCCAAGTCTGGGGCTGCATCTAGGTTCTGCTTGGGCAGTACCTCGGTTTCGTGGTACTGTTGCTCGTCCACATCAAGCCAGTCTAGATCGGAAACGCTGCTTTCCTTCAAGAAATCGGTGAGGTTTAGGTCAGCCATTATCGTCCTGTAAATCCGTGAAAGGGCCTTCACGAAGGGTATGGGTGGTGTAATCGTATCGGACGTACGGAGTTGTAGCATCCTCCCATTTTTCACCAGTATCGACTAGCCCCAGATCCTGGTTTAAGCCGTTCTGGGGCAATGAAGGGAGCCCTGATTCCGATTGAATCATGTTATCTTTCGGCCCCTGGTATTCGTCTCTCCTGGTAACCGGTTTCACTACATCTTGGGGGAGCGTGTCCAAAAGGGCCTGACGCTCGTTCAATTCTACGTCAATTGCTGGAGTAGTGTCTCCAACAGGCAATGGAGAGAGCTCGGGTAGTGTGCTACTAGGCCCTTCAACACCCTTGTATCCGGACCCTTCGCCAGAGGGGTTCAAATAGTCGCCAGCCCCCTGGCCGTGAGCTCCGTAACCCAACCCGAAATCCCAGGCTTCCGTCTGAGTCTTGGTGTCGTCTGGGAGTACGGACGTAGCAAACTCCTGACGAACCTCTTCGTCAGGCATTTGCCGGTAATCGTAGTTCATTCCAGGAGCAGACTCATCCACGACCCACTTGTCCAACGGGAAGTCTGACTGGTCGTTGTAGGTGCCAAAAGGACCCTGGCCGTCCGAGGGCCCCATATGATCTACTCGAGGCCCAGGAAGCGTGTCCACCGGGTAAGAAGAATTGGCCTGCTTCTGGACCCCTTGGTTCTCCAGCCCTGCGTTATCATCCTTCTCCTTACGAGGAATGGTCTCTTCGTCAGCTCCCACACCCCCAGAGTCAGGAAGCTTCGAACCAGGTTCGTTGTCATTCTCCTCTTCGATATCCTTGATCTCCTTCTCGGCTTCGTCTTCCGGATCACCCATGATATCCTGGGACTCTTCAACAAACCGTTGGACATCTTCCGCGTCATTCTCGGACAACTGGGCCAGCTTGGGCTTCCAGTGTGGAGCACGGATCTCATCGTAGAGAGTATCAGAAATGGAGCTCAAAGACTCGCAAGCGTCGTACAGCTTCTTGCGGATATCCGTGATTCCCATGACGTAACCACGGCCCCCCAGCTGACCGTCCGGACTAACTGTGGCACTCTTGAGGCGGGAAAAGTGGCGGTACGCTGCCAGGGCATGGCCCAGGCCTACGCTGGCAGCCCAGAGCGCCTTAGCCATAGGTTTCAGAGCACGAGGGTCGTAGGGGTGCTCCTTGGGGATATTACGCTTCTGGGGGCCTCCTGGGGGCTCCGGGGGGCCCGATTTGGAGAAAGGGGGGAAAGAGGCCGTACGTATCCCAGGCTCTTGGTATCGAGCCAAAACTTGCAGAGCCTGTTCACGCTTGCCCATAGCTCAATCCTTCAGAGGGGTCTCTTCGTTGAAAAGTCTCTGGATGTAGAGACCGTCAGCCTCTCGAGTAACAGTCCAAAGATCCCGAGTAGACTTGTGTACAAGGGTCTCAGCAGAGAGCCTGTGGAATGGGTCCAGCTGCTCCAGCGAAGCTACCCTGACCTTCATCGAAGCGGTTTTTCTCACAGGGATAGCAGACTCGGAGTTGGCCTTGAGAAAGGAATCAATTCCAGTCTCACCAGACGATTCTATACTGTTCAGGTCGAAATCCATTGGTTTCCTCACAAAATGACCAACTTGACGGTGACATCCATGTAGCTGTTGGTAGAGTACCCGCTAATGCGCAGGACCTCCTGATAAGTCCCTGTAGCCATAGAAGCGATTGGGGCGACCGAGACATTGGTGATCTGGGTAGCCCCTGAAGTCAAAGTCCCAGTGACCGGGGCAAAACCAGAGAGCCAGTTTACGGCTGTTCCAGTGAGAGCCTGTATCTGGAAGTCCAGCACGGAACCAGACGGCCCAGTATTTTCCACGGTGAGCGGCTGAGAGGGGATCGGCGGGAAATCGCTGCCATCCAAAGGCTTAATTACGGAGAAGTTCAAGAGTACCGGAGTAGCATCGATAGTAGCTTTCGGCCTCACATTAATGGTGATGGGCAAAGTCTGGGGGGTATTCGTCGCAGCAGGGTCTTGGATATCTACAGTCTCACTGTAGGGGCTGCTGGAGGAAAGAAGACTTGTCGAGTCCACGGCCACATCGAAAGAGCCTGATTCGCTGGCTGCCAGATTCCCAACATTAGCCGGAGAAACAGACACGTAAGCGGCCGAGGAGGTAATCGAAGTTCCCAAAAGGGAGCCGAAAACACCGTTGTTGGTGAGAATGACGTTCTGAGCTACGGAAAACCCTCGTCCCTCGTCTACCTCGAACACGAGAGGAGATGAGGGAGGTGTGAGGAGAATAGACGGCGGGAAGTTCGATGTGATCTCGGTAATCGAGTCCCCCATAGCCTGAACCACATCCCCTGGAATAGGAATACTGTCCCGTAAAATCCCGTAAGGGGTTGTAATTCCTAGTATTTGAAACGTTGGGGAGGTTCCCGTGACATCCATCCGTGTAGTCCAACGCCACACACCTGTAGCTACGCTGACTTGGAACTGGTAGTCTTGGTATCTGAGGTTCGCGGCGGAAATAGTCAAGACGCCTCCGCCGAAGCAAGGCAATAAGAGAAAGTTGAGAATCTACGACCAGTTCTGCCCCCTCCCCACCTTACCAATCAAGGATACGCACACCCCAAACTCCTCTGATAGCTCCTTGTGAGAGGCCCCCTCAGCCAATCTCTGCCTAACCAGAACCACCTTTTTCCTGCTGAGCTTGGCCGTCCGTTTGGCCTGATTAATCTCTGAGGGGCTCCCCCACTCCCCGTTTCGTATCCATCCTCTAACCGCACACTCCTCACATTCTCCACACGAGTAACTCCCCTCCAAATCGGAACGAGAAAACTTGTAGCCGGCTGGTTTTCCCCCCACATCCTCCAAGAAGGCTTCAAAATTGTCCCTCCATCGCGAACACATTGTAATTCCAATGGCACCGTATCGAGCGTACCCATCGTGTTTCGTATTGAAGCATCGAGTCTTGATGCTCCCCCAGGTCTTGTATTCTGGAGATCCCACACCCCCGTGCTTATAGTTTTTATGCTCCGGGCCCGTCTTACAGGACCTCCTGTTGTGGGTCTGTTGAAGCTTGGAGGCCCATCTCACATTCCCCGGCTCATACCCTTTCTCGTTGTCTATTCGATCCAGGCTGTGCTGAGGAGTAGGACGAGGACCCACATCATGAAAAAAGACAGTGAAGCCATCCACCCACTCCTGACAAACCGTGATTCCCCTCCCTCCCCAATTAGGATAGTTTGAGCTATTTGGGTTGAGACATCGATCTTTCATTAAGGCCCAAGCATTGTATTCAGGGGTATGAATTAAACCGTGCTTGAAATTGGTCTTCCTACCCGGATTCCTAACCGGTCTCAATCTATTGGCCGTTCCGTGAGGCCTACGGTTATTGGCCTGCTCTTTCCAAGTGGCCCATTTCACATTCCCCGGCCTGTAACCATCATCTACGTCTATCCTGTCTAAACTATGACGAGGAGTAGGCCTTGGACCCACATAGGACAAAAAAGCCTCAAAGTCATCAATCCAAGCCCCATACACCCCAATACCCCTCCCCCCATAGTTCAGGTAAGCCCTATGGTCAGGATTTATACAGCGAGCCTTCAGTTGTTGCCAACACTTGTACTCAGGAGTCTTACTAAGCCCGTGTTTTAGGTACATGGCCTCAGTATATACCGAATTGTGGCAAGTTCACTTCAAAATGTTATCTGAAAGTGCTTAAAAACACTCGTCTCCTCCCCGGTCACTCCACTGAGGAAGCTTCACTTCTCGAAGAATGTTGAAGTTTTTGCCAGCAATAGCGCTGAAAACCTTGTGATATGGCTCAAACTCAGGGTCCTTGGCTGCAGCAGCCTCCAGAATCCTGACGGCCTTGAAAAACCTATGGCGGACCTGACCTTGTGTCCGGTCAAGACTTTTTGCGACCTCGCTCTGGCAAGTGGTATCCCACATACCCACCAGAATGTCTACGTCTACAGGTTTGGGGAAAACTTTTGGTAAATCCCTCCTGAGATCCTCCTCAGTCACCTGGGGAATCGACAACAAGAACTTGATTCGCTGTATCCCCCTGTCTAGTCTGTAGGAAATAGCTGCTTGAGTAACGCCGAATATGACCGCAATGTCCGCCTGCCGTTTCTTACGGAGGAAATACAATGTGATCAAATCAGCCTCGCGTTCAGGAATCCTATCCAAGAGCGGCCTGATTCTTGTCTCGTAGTCGCTGCCTGTGAACAGAGCTACATCTTCGGTAGAAAGCTCCTCGGTCTCCTCATACTCAGAGTCTTCCTCTTCACCGGGTTCTCCCGGAGTATAGGAAAAACGATTGGATAGTTCAGTCGGGTCGACGGGAATAACGTACCCTTGACTCATTGAGCCTCGCTGTGTCTGAAAAAGGTGGTCAAAACTGACTTAGGGCTGACTTCTATCTGTTTCAAGAGAGATACGACTCCCTCAGGACTAACGTCTGGTCCCTTGATTGAGACAGTAACATCCTCAAGGGTCATCAGCCTCAAATTCAATCTTACCTGAGGTTCGGCCAAACGCAACCTTTCGTACTGATTTCTCGTAAGGCCGGCCAGCCCAGAATTGTACACACCGTCCACAGACCCGTGGGCCTTCACCAGGTCCCTCAAGATCTTCTTCGGCACCCTAGGAACCCCCGGAAGATTGTCAGAAGTGTCCCCAAAGAAGGCTCTGAGTTGGCATATGTCCTCAGGGAACACGCCCCAATCCTTCCGGACTCCATCAGGGTCGTACAGAATTTCTTTGCGGGACCCGGCCTTGGGGACCAACAGGCTAGTGTTTTTCGACACTAATTGGAGGAAGTCACGATCATTGGAGAAAATCAAATTCTGTTGACCCTGTAGCTCATTATGCACCAAGGAAGCCAGAACATCATCCGCCTCATTACCGGGGCTCTCGGCCTGACGGACACCCAACAGCGGTAAAACTCGGTAGAGCAAGTCCAGTTGTTCGTCTGTTCCTTCCCGGTGAGTACGATTAGCCTTGTACTCTCCGTAAATAGATCTTCGTTTGGAGCCCCCGCGATCTCGATCCCACGCCACGTAGAATACGGCTTCTGGGTACCTCTTCTTCAGGGCACCCAGTGAGTTCAGAAAGCCCACCACCATTCCAGTGAAACGCCCGTGAGAATCCCTAAGCTCATTCAAGCCAGGGGCCAGCCAGCACCGGTAGGCAAGGTTATAACCATCGATAAGGATATTCTGTATCATATTTTTCTTCCCACTATAACGCACTACTTGATACTCCAAACGGTCCAAGCTCTCCCCCAAACTACGAATCTTGGCCAATACGGCCTCAAACCAAGTAAGTTCAGACAGCTTGTCCTCGATCTCTTCGGGGCTCACAGCATCAGACAAGAAACGGCTCAAGGACATAGTCTCTTCCCACAAGGGGCCCGCCCTGCCCATCAACCTAGTTGTCTCTGATACTCTGACCCACGTCTTCTGCAAGGTCAGAGACTTATGGTCCAATGACCCATTGAACAAGGCCACTATCGGCCACCAGGTCAAACCCTGGTCGCACCAAGTATACAGCTCATGGTACTTGTCATATGCCTTGAGAAGGGGCTCCACAGGTGAGTCCCAGGACAGGATAGGAGCAGCTTTCTGTGTCCACACCTTCAGAGCATTCAACTTAGAGAGAGCAGGTGAAAGTGGAGCTCTATCAACCACTCTCAAGAACGACCGAGGAAGAGTGATCAAGCTCTCTTTGCTCCGAAGACACACATATACCTGAACCCTCCCCTGTTCTGGAATTTCCTCAATTACAGTAGCCTCAATATTCCTGTAAGGGCCGCTGGTAACCAAGACTGTGTCACCCACCCCAATGCCCTGATCGACCTCCGCCTCAACCTGACGCCGCATCTTCTCCACTTCAGAAGTCGTGATGGTCGCCAGTTGTCGTTGCTTACCGGCCCCCGGTTCTGTGAGGACTGATTGAATGTAACGAGTGTTTTCTAGACGCAAGTAAGCCGAATCGGTATGCTCGTAGCGAACAAAAGCATACCCCTCCACCAGATAATGCACCACCCGGTCATCCCCTATCTGGGTCACGACGGCTGGAACAAACACCTCCGCATCCTTAACGGTGGCCCGAACCACCTGCCGAATCAGGTCTGGGTCCTCGCCCTCACTGCGTGAGGCCAACTCTAAAACTATCCACTTGTCGGTCATATGGATGGAATCTGCCGAAGAAGGTTCTTAAACTCAAAACGCCACTGATCCGGGGTCAGGAAGTCCGGATCAGTCTTAGCAAAAATCTGGGATTCCCTCTTATTCTGGGGGCACCTGGGCTTATCTCCGTTAGCCGAGGACATATCATCCAAACTTGTCAGACGACGAAGGATCTTCTTAGGGGGGACGGATTCTTCACTAGGGGACTGTACCTCAGGTGGGCCCGTCTGCTCCCTGGAGGAAGATACCTCAACTTTGGAGGTAGCTGGCTCTGAGACCGAAGGTGAGACCGGAGGCTCAGTAGGAACGGCCGCCAAGGGCGCCCTGGCCTCTACTACAATTCTAGATTCAACCTGACGGGAAGGCACCCCAGAAGAGCAGCCCAAGACATCACAGATCAGGCTGGTTTTGGAGGGGCGACGAGCCCCCAAAAAATACCTGGCTAACCCAAGAGTGCCCGGATCCCCGTAAGCAGCATGAACCTCCTTGGCTAACTCCTTGTCTATAAACGCGAAATCTATGTGCATCCCATTGGACACACGATAGGAATTCATAGCCGCTTCAGCGAGCCCGGAATAGACCTCCTCAGAGGATCCGACCTGATCGTACGCTTGTTCCACCAATTGAATCGCCTTAGCAGGTTCCCCGAGAGAGAGTAATATCTGATAGTATGTCGAAACCACAGAGATTTTCAAGTGCCCCCTGACAGCCTTCACAGTCACAGGACCCAGCTGGGCAACCATCTCCAAACGGTTCAAGGAGTCTCGGACATGGGTGCCAGAATAATCTATTACCGTTGCAACGGCGTCTTCCTCGTACTTTACCCCCTCTTGGTCGAGAACCCAGGTCATTCTCTTGAGTATATCTTCCCTGGTAATTTTCCTAAGGGCGTAATCCTCACACCTAGAGCGGATGGCGTTCCGGATCTTCTCGGGCTCTGTGGTGCACAAGATGCAAACCAGCCTCTTGTCCTCGATAGGCTTCAAGAGAACATCTTGGGCGTCACGTGACATACGGTGCGCCTCGTCGAATAGGTAAATCCTCTTCTCCACCCCAGGCAAAGCAAAGGGGAGGTCCTCTAGGATAGCCCGGACGTTGTCGATAGTTCCCTGACTAGCGGCGTCTTTCTCGCTGAAGGCCAGGGAGTCTTCCTCCAGGATCCCTTTACAATTTTCGCACTTGTTGCAAGGCTCCCCGTCCTCCTGAAGGTCCTGACAAAGGAGAGCCCGTGCCAGAATCCTGGCCAGAGTGGTTTTTCCTTGACCATGGCCACCTGAGAAGATGTAGGAGGTGTCGAGTCCCGTCCCCTTTTGGAGACGAGACTTGAGCACCTGCACAGCCCCAGACTGCCCCAGGACATCAGAGAAATTCTTTGGACGATACTTGAGATCCCACATTTCAATCGGTCTCAGTAGAGGTCAAACTCTCGAACTCCTCTTCCTCCTCATCATCGATCACGTCCACCTGGATTCTTTGGGCCACGCTCACAAGACCATTAAGGCCAGAGTGCCAGGCACCGTGGCGCTCCAGAATGGTCGTGAACTCTTGGACGTCCGGTTCTCGAATTGACCACTTCATCTCACCAGACTTCTCGTCCTCTTCGCCGACACATCTCTCAAGCAAATGGTCAACCAGAGCAGTTCTCTGGCTATCATCCATGTCGTTCCAGTCGTCGGCGGAAACCTCAACAACGAAATCCTTCTCGGTGGCCCACTCCCAGAGACCCGAAACCTTGCGGACCTTCCCAGCAATGTCCCTGCCTCCCTTGCTCCAACCCTTGTCAGCAAAAGCAAACATGAACCGAGCGGTAGCCAGCTCGGGGTGGTAATTGGGAATCAACCCACTAGCGATAGAGGCAACTGCCTCTGCTTCAGCGTAAATTTTGGCCATACTTCTCCTGAAAATGAGGGGGTAGGCCAAGTTTCTGACCCACCCCCTCGGTAAGTCTCCCCGAGGGGAGTGTGTACAACCCTTCGACACTGACCAACCAAGGGAAGAGAGACTAGGGTGGTATCCCTCATGTTGCTTAACCTGCCACGGTCAGTTGGTTCAGTTAGGAAGCCTAGCTTCCCTTGTCTAATCAACCATTTTGTCCTCTCAGTCAAAGTTGGCTTCTCTTTCTTCAAGGCCCCATTCTTAGAATAGGGTAGTTGATATCCTATTTTCTCCTACCAAAAAGTATACACCGACTAAATGGTGTTCTGTTTCCAGAATACACCGAATCGTTCGTCCCCCCACGCCTCCCAGAGCTCGGCAGGGTCTTTTATCCACCCCTTCCCCACGATTTTAGGTACTCTCGGAATCTTAATGATCTTGGTGGTGAAGTAATCCCGATACTCTTCCAAGAACTTCCTGCCACCTTTGGCCCCCGCGGCATCCCGATCATATAGAATCCACAACTTCCCCAGGAACCGTCTAAACAACCTTGCCAGCTCCCTAGGCACATGAGAAGTCAGAGTGGCCACTGTTCCAGGGCACTGTCTCTGAACAGGGAAAAGATCGAAGGCACCCTCTACCACACAAGCTTCTTCTGTTTCCCACATAGCCTCAACCGCTTGAGCCAAACCAAAGAATACAGGCTCCTCAGAATAAGGAGTATAGTCCCGATACCCCTTTATGGCAGGAACAGAGCTCCTGAACTGCAACCCCCGAATTCCCCCCGAAGATGTAGTCAAAGGGAATACAAACATACTCTGGATAGTGGCCCCCATCGAGCACCACTTCAAGAAGTCTTTGGGATAATTCATAAGAGGGAGGGTGCCCTCAAAGTACCCCACGCGATAGGAGTCAATCTGAGAATTTGTGGCGCCCCTAGTCCACAAAGCTTCCCGGATCTCATCATCCATAAGACCTTGAGAATGCTCAACAAAAGAGTCCAGCCAAGTCACTCTTCCACCAAAGCTACGGTTTGATCGGCTCTTCGTACAAGCAGACCTAGATGGTCCCCAACCCTGGTACAGTTGCCGGCCAGAGAGGGCTCAGTAATAAGCACGGATTGATGTTGGGGCAGGTCGGTCACCAAGACTCTCAGTCCTTCAACCTCACTCACATACCCCTTAATTGCCATGATCTTATCGATTTCATCGAGGTCCAAGGTAGCCCCACAAATCTTCTTCAGAGCCATAGGAGAGATGACCAGAGAGACAGCAGGCAGACCCCCTCTCTTGAAGCCTCGGAGAGCCTCAGATATCGACGAATATCGGTTGGACCAGGCATTATCCGAGGAAAGGCCCCACAGATCTGAGAAGAACTTGGAAAACAAAGCCCCTTCCCGCTCTAAAGGACACTCGGAAAAAGCGTATCTAACCAGCCCTTCCTGAGACCGTTTGGTCTGCACGAAAGAAGACCTCATGTTGCTGACTACCAAAGGACAGTCCAGCAAGCCGGCCTCTTGCTCACACAATGTGGGGAGACAGAGGCCAACAGAATGAATCTGCTGACGATAGCGCTCAACTGACAAGATTCGACTGAAAATAGGGGCCCTCATCATTCCCCCTCATATGAGTTCGTCTCCCCCTCGAACAGATCCGATAGTCTCGAGCTCTGAATCACAACGATGGGCTCCACCTTAATGCGCAGGAACCAACACCACACCCTTTTCCACCAAGGAAGCCTCGGGAGTTCGGCCATCTCCAGAACCCAGAGAAGCCCAGCCACCTCAGGGAGATTCTCTTGCACCCAAGAAGCATCCCGAAGGTCTTTCCGAAACTCACTCAGTATAGAATCCTTGTCTACCAACGGAGTGAAGTAAGGACACCGTTTGGCATCCAGTGGTTCATCGCAAATATTGCCTGGCCAAGTCTGATGGTCCTCTGCCCCATAGAAACACAGCCCCAACTTCTTAGCCCCGGGGACAATACGGTTGTACTGTGGGTTGGGTTCCCCGTCCACAGTTTTTCTGGAATCCAATGGGTGGGCCACATTATGAGCGCACCTGGAAGGCAGCCTCAAAGTGGCTTCTTGGGCCCTACGATTCAACTCAAGGACCAGGAGTCCTCTGATTCGTTGCTTGATCTCACCTTCTGGTCTCACTTCAAACTCCTAAGGGACAAGTGGTGGGTAACTCCGTCATCCTCTGCTACATCTGTACACCGGTAAGACCGGTCGGCATGTTCCAAGAGGACGGGTTTGTGGGTGACCAGCAAAAGGTCAACTCCTAGCTCCTTAGCCACTTTCTGTGTGAATCGGCTGGCCTGCTCAAGATACTCATCAGAAACAGCCCCCAAAGACTCGTCCATTGCCACGAACGGCCATCGTTTAAGCTTAAGCACGGTTAAAACCCGGAGGGCTAACGAAGTCACACTCGAGGGGCCCCCGCCAAAGTTCTCCAAGGGTTTACCTCGGTGGGACTGCAAATGACCCCTCTCTCCTTGACGGAAAAAGAAGTCCACTGCCACTTTACCGTATTTCAAACTGAGCTCAGACTCCAAACTCAAATTCTGATCGTAGAATACCTCTCTCAGAGCCTCGGTCACCACATCTTCTACCGATTTGACCTGCTGGAGGACCAGAGAGTCCAACAGGTGTCGGTACAACTCTAGCACCTTGGCCAGCTTCTCAATTCTCTGGCTCAACTCAGAGACCTCGTGTTGTTTCGACTCGATGTCCGAAACAACACGATTCCTGAGAGCAGTTAGCCGAATGACCCGAGTTTCTAGGGCACGGACCCTACCCCCTAATCCTTCGACGACATGAATCGGGTCACCACACATGCGAAGGATTCCTCTTCTGGCTTAGGAATAATGGTCTTGCCTTGAGGGGTGAGGGAAAAAGACTCAATCGTCCTAAAGAGCCCCTTCTTGCGGCCGCCTATGGTGCGAATAGCAATACGAAGCTCGACCTCATGACCTTTTACGGGTTCCACCAGCTCTAGGAAATGAGAGATCCCGATGTTGCTGGAAAAATCCTCGGCTTCAGCCACAGACCATTCTTCCTTGACCGGGCTCACCCCAACAGGAGAACTGACTGCCTGGCCAGTCTTGCTGCTGACTTTGAAGGTGAGTGTTTTATCCTCATGGGAATAGGTCAGACGGGCCTTGTCCTTAGCGGTATCCCCTTCCTCTCTCATGTGATAGAGAGCATCAAGGAGTAAGCTCTTCGGGGCAACCAGTGAAAAAGTTTCCCACTTACGAGGGTAATAGGAATACTTCACGTGTTGCTTAGTCGGCTGTGTCCAACCCAGAACATGCCCCTTGTCTGAGATAGCGAAGGCAGTCTCTTCATTGGTACGAACAGTGACTTCACCATACCCACACCGTGACAAAAACGAAATGACACTAGGCAGATGGTTGCCGTGAATGGCCAAGCTCTTCCCCTTTAAGGCATCGCAATGGAAGTAGAAAGAGGTGTTCACTGCAGCTGAAAAGAAGCAACCATCTCCCTTAGCACTCTCACCTTGATTGTCGAAGATCCGGATACTCTTCAATTGCTCGTTGCCCTCTGTGACCCCCGCATCATTGGGTTTCACCAAGTGGGGGCGGCACAAGGACAAAGCCTCCTTAAGAACGGCCACTGGGTAGGTATGCTCCGTAGTAGCCTCCTCCAGAGACTCGTCGCTGGTGCTCAAAAGACCCGGGTCAAAAGACACAAGTTCGGCCGAGGAACCTCCCTCTGTCCTGTACTTAACCCAGTAAGAGTTGTCTTTAACGCCAGCTTCGATCTCAACCCACCCCCGAAAAGTCTTAAAGGATCCTACTTTCTTGGCCGGGTAGACAAATGACCCTTCTCCCTCAGACTCCAAAAGTGGTAGGTCCACCCTAATGTGGCGTGAACTGTCTCGAGAATAGACGCGACACACGCCGTCCTTCAAAACGAACAAGAACCCCTCTCCGCCCTTAGCCGTCACCGGTTTAGGGGACACGATGGAAGCTGTATCTACAGCCTCTTTCAGATCTGCGGCTTGTATTCTGATTTTCATATACATCCTCTTTTTATCCCCCGGGCCAAATGGCTCAGGATTCATCGATTGCAGCTAGAGCCCTTTCCACCTGGGCAAGGTCCTGGCCGAAAGTCTCAATCAAACCCTCTAGCTCTGAAGCGGCCTTATCCCTCTCAGCCTTCAGATCCTTCGGGCTATAGCCGGCTTCCCGGATCTCTTTCCCGAGTCTGGCCAGCTCCTGCCTCTTAACCTCTAACTGACCAGCCAGTTTTGACTTCTTAGCGTCAGCAGCACGATGCCTCCTCAAGAGGTCTTCCACCCGAGCCTGCATATTCTCTAGTGAATCCATAATATCCTCCAAATACACCAGGTCGGTTACCTTTTACGACCTCGATTGATCTCTTGAACCACTTTTGCCCCTAAGGGACAATGTTGCTCCGTAGCATAAGGACAGAACCGACAAGCACTACGACTCGGCTTGGCCGGAAATAGCTTCTTGGCCATCTCCAAAGCCATAACCGGGTTGTCCTTGGGCATTCTCCTCTTAGCCAGGTCTATCTGACGCACCGTCTTCATGACCTCACCCGAAAACTCCAGAAGGCTTTCTTCAGAGAACTCCATCCAGTCTATAGTCTCAGGAGGGTCGTATCTCCAGTACAAGAACCCCAGCCGGTCAGGAATCTCACCATACTTCAATAGATAGAGAGCCCCGTACCACATGAGCTGCCGAGGGTCCGAATACCTGCTCCGATGCTTTGAACCCTTCCCGTCCAAAATAACCCAGTCTAGGTGAGGCTTGGTGCGGTATAGAATGAAGTCAGCCCGCCCGCCAATCTTGTGTCCCCTGATGATCTGGTCCAACCTAACCTCCGCCCGAGCATAAGCACCTAGGAGGCGGTAGAAACGTATGATCTTGAGTCCCCGTACTACAGCATCTCGAACATCAGCCAATAGCTCTTCACGGCTCTCGTACATAGCCGTAGGATCTTGATCCGGCCCGTCCCCCTTCCACTTGAGGACTCCAGCCGGCCGATACTTGGAAGGCGTCAATTGATCCTTAATGACCTGATCTACCGTTTTCTCGGCACGGCTCAAGAGCTCTTCCTGTGCCCCCTTGCTCTTCCAGATCCTCTCCTCATAAAACTGTTCGAACAGCACACCTACAGAGGTTCCGTATAGGGACCCTACACGATTGTCCTCCTTTTCAGTAGGGGTGTGGTCATCATACTGACGCCAGTAACCAAATGGACAGGATTCGTGACAAGCATACCCGGAGTAGGACAGATACATCAGCGCTTCCCTTTCCCCTTGGAAGTCCGAGCCTTCTCCAGGTATTCCCGGGCCATGTCTCTGACATCCCTAGCAAAGTCCCCCATACCCTCCAAAGTGGAATCGATATCCCCCGAGGAGTCCTGCACACTCATCTTCATCTGTTCAATGAACTGACTGATAGTCTGCTCTTCCCGATCCAACCTCTGCTTACGCTCGAGGTCAAAGGCATCTTTGGATGGCAGAACTTTGAGGGGGATCTGTTGGGTCCGGATTCCAGACTCAGAGACTTCCAGAAGGGACACCTTAGGTGTACGGCCCAGATTCTCCCGGGAGAGGGAGCCCCGGCTCACAGCCCCTTGGTTGACGAAGTGGGTATTCTTGACCTTGGTGATGCCTTGATCCTTGTGCCAGTGGCCAAAACAGTACAGATCCGGCCCTTCTCTAGAGACCAAATCTGCATACCGAAATACAGGTTCCTTGTAGAGCTCCTCTTCTCTTCCTGTTGGCTTCTCCGTAGCCAAAGCATGGACCACTGCTATGAGGTGAGTATCCCCCGGCTTCTTCTTGATAGCCCGAAGCTCCTCCAGAGTGAGAAAAGGGTTGTACGAGACTCCTACAACCCTAACTCTGAGGTTGCCTTCCTCAAAGACCTGCTCCCTCAAATATCGGAACACCCCAGTCTTGATAAGGACCCCAAGAGGCTGTTTCTCGAGGGTCTCTAGATTGTTGTGGGTGATGTCATGATTCCCTACAACACTGTAGACGGGACACGGATAAGCCTTGTGAATCTCAGCGGACTTCTCAACAATCCAATGGGGGTTGCGAGTAGGTGCCTTTAGGTGGAAGTAGTCGCCACCATCCAAGACTGCCTCAGCCTCTGTTTTCGTAGCCAGCCGGCCTATCTGTCTCAAGCAGTCTAGAATCTCTTCCGTGTAGTCACCCTTCCAGGAAGCCGGGCCCCGATCGGAAAGATGCACATCGGTGCGAAAAATGAACCTCATCCGTGACCTCCCGTACACCGTCCGGCCTCAACCGGTTGACTACAAGTCGGACAGATGCCCAGTTGACCGAAAGCCACCAGAACTTCCTCAACCTCATCCGAAGCATCAGCGTAAGAACTCTCCAAATCCCCCAGAGAGCTCTCTAAGCCCACTGCTTGCTCCAACAGGGCAAGATGCCTAAGCTTCTCTCCTAACCCCTCTATGGCCGGCAGAGGGGCTTCTACGGCCTTCCCACACTGAAGGTCCTGCTTGATTCGACGTACCTCCGAAACCCAAGACTCTAGCTGACGAAGTTTCTGGACGGAAGAGCCCAAACTTTCCGGATGGCCGGGGAGTTCCAGAGCGTCAACCTCCCCCAAAACTTGAACTGCACTCTCCTTGATAGGGTAGCGCTGCTCCCAAGTTTGCAAACGAAGCAGTCCAGTGAGTGCTTTATTCAGGTTATCCGGGTGGTCAGGGAGTTCAAGGGACTCCAATTTCAAAAGAGGGCCTATCCCTTCTTCCAAACTCTTCACCCGACTGTGGAAACCAACCAAGGACCTAAGTTCTCTAGACCTCTCTCTCATTCCCTCGGAGTCAGGAAGGTCTACCTGTTCTACTTGCGAAACCTTCTTGAGGGCCCCCATGAGATCAAAAGCTCTAGAGCAGAGAGAGTCTAAGAGAGCGTAGGTGCGAGAAAGGTTCTCGAAAGGCTCCCTATCAGGCAGATCGGGGCCGACGGCTCCTTCCAAAACCTTGATGCCGAGAACACGCTCCTGGACCCTTGTTATGAAACGATCCATCTCTGCAACACTGGACTTCTTGCTCTCCAAGGCCTCGTAAGACTCCCGAATCCTGGCCACTCGAGAAGCCATCGAGTCCAGGTCCTTGTAGGTCTCCAATGCACGAAGAAGGGACTGGGTGTCCTTCTCCCGGACTTTCCGGGTGGACACGGCCTCTTTCCGATCCTTGTTGACCAACGTCATAGCAAAGTTGATGTTGTCTAGGTTGGCCACATCACTCAGTACGTCAGCCACCGCCGGCCCGGACTGATTCAGCAAGAAAATGGGGTTGAACTGACCCACAACCTGAACTAGCTCTGGAGAGTCTCCCACCTTAATTGACTCGAAGTCCGGGAGCAGGAAGTCTGGGGTCCCTCGAGAGACGCTATCATAAACCTCCTCCGGCCCCTCCCCCTTGCGAAACTTGTAGCGATTTACCGAGTCACCTTTCTCCCAAGTCAACCCCCACTGAGGACTCTCGAGGCGGACCGTGGTATGGCACTTGCACTTTTTGTGTCCCTTGACCTTCCGCTCGCACGTCGTACCGTGACGAACAAAGTCAGTACCGGCAGCGCCGGTCAGGGCACATCGAATTGCCCTGACTATGGCGCTCTTGCCGATGTTGCTTCGACCCTCGATTCCAGTGAACCCGTCAACCTTCAGCTTGATTTTACGGATAGACTGGAAATTCTGGATCTCAATCTCAATCACCCTTTATCTTCCTCATCGTCGCTGCTGTCGTCATCTATGTCTTCGAGCTCGACCTCTTCCACAGAGTCTTCCTCGAGATCCGACATGTCAACATCCTGGACGATTTCAACACCCTCATCAGAAAGTTCCTCATCCTGGATATCTTCATCCCCAGCTCTCACAGCCGTCAGAACCTTGTCCCTCAATCCAGAGAAAACCTTGTTATTGTTCATGAGATACTCACGGAACTTCTCCCGACCCCGGAAAGCCTGGTCCAAGTACTTGTATTGAGCACCGCTCTTAGAAGCAATCTTGTGGCTGATAGCCGCCTCGATGAGGGAGTAGTAGTCGTCGATCCCGTAGTTGAACCGGATAAAGATATCCGTCGTGAATCCCTGCTTACCATCAACCTTGCTTTTCACCAATTTGACCTGAGTGTGGTTACCGTAGGGGTAGGTACGAGACTTTCCGGTCAAGGGATCCTTCTTCTTCACTGATTCGGCCTTGATCTTAGTGAACTTCAGCCTGACATAGGTATAAAATTTCAAGGCCTTTCCACCCGGAGTGTTGTCCGAGCCTCCTCTTCCTCCACCCCACCCAGTAGAAATGGTGCTCCGAATCTGATTCAACAACAGAATGGCGGTTCCCTGAGGATTGGTCGAGAACAACGTTAACTTTCCAGTCTTCTCGTCACGGTGCCCCTTGCCCTCAGCCAGCCACGCATTCAACTTGGGAAGGGTCTGGGAAAACTTCTGAGCTACAGCTCCGATCCTAGCATTGTCGTCGAGGTTTCGTTCCTGGAACTCAGATTTGGGGACCATGGCAGCCACTGAGTCCACCACGATGAGGTCCAGTCCAGTAACCAGACCGATCTTGATCAGCTTAAAGCCGTCCTCCAAGGTCGTAGGAGCGAAAATGGCCAACTTATCTTCGTCGAAGGAAACCCCCACTTTTCGTGCGTATACCTGGTCAAGAGCATGCTCGTAGTCCAGGAACATGGCACGTCCGCCGGCTTTTTGGCACTCAGCAATAGCTTGCAGGGCCGCCGTGGTCTTACCAGAAGACTCAGCTCCAAAGATTTCAGTGATTTGGCGCCGAGGGTATCCCGCACAACGGGGTCCAGAGCCGTCCGGGGTAATGGACCCTCCAATCAAATCGTCGATGCAAGTGCTCCCACTTGGGGCACAAGGGAGCGACGAATTCTTAATCCCCATCGCCTCTTCACCAGTCCACTTTTTGGCCAGGGATCGAAGCATCGCCATAGCCTTGGTGGCATCGGAATTCGTAGCAACTTCCTTAGTTTTTCGTCTAACAGCCATATTATCCTCAGGTTGTTTTCTAGGGCCTTGCGAACTCTACGGCGCAAGACACGTCTGCAGCACCCAATTGAGAGAACTGGTAGAACCTGTCCCCTTCCTTGAATACCAAGCCTTTCTTGACCGTTTTCCCAGCCTTAGCTCCCTTGGTGAACGTGTGAACGCTAAGGAACACCTGAAGCTCGGCGGGAAAGAGGTCTTCTTCCTTCAGCTCCCCTCGATGGAACTGCCAGAAACCAGCGGCCGTTCTAGCGATGATGTAGGCATCAGCCTCATTGTGATTCCACCGCTTGATTCCAGTATCGGCTCTTGCCGCATCCTGCATATCGGATTTGTCCATTCGGCCTTTCCGGACCGAGGGATCCATCTTTGCCATCAACTTGACCCTCTTAGGATCTAGATACACCACATCCTTCCTACGAATGAAGATGGCCTCATTCACATACAGAAAAAGGCCATATAGGCCCTCTGACCAGAGCTCCCCGAATGGCGGGGACTCTACCCCTATAGCTTCAATTTCAGGGTAAGAGTCCAACACAGCTCCCAAGGATTCTCGGAGATACATGTTCCGCCAAACGAAGATAGCCTTAGATTCCGTAGAAAAGACCCCCCTGGCAATGACCCGCTCCTTTCCTACAACGGAGGAGTTGATGATACACCACCCAAAGCCCGTCAGAGACGGGTCAATGCCTAGGGTAATCACGACTATGCTGCCGTGTTATACGCCGTCCAGGATTCCGTCGAAGTCGTCCGCTCCAACATCCTCACCGGCATCACCACCCAGACCAAGCTGGATCTTGAGGTCAGCCGTGGACATCTCACGGAAGGGGACGAGCTTTTCGTACAAAGCATGCGCCTGACTCAAAACGTGGCTCTGGAAATCCTTGTTTAACCTCCAGATCGCCTTGCCAGCACCGTGGATATCGAAATTCTGGTAATCAGTGTTGGTGCAAGTCAAGGCCAGGTCCTGGTTAGAGATGGACAGATCATTCTCACGGAGGGAATTGGCCACCTCGTGAAGAGTCTCGTACAATCTGTTCGAGAATCTCCAGGGGATGACTGTGCTGTTGGTGGTCAACTGTTCCTTGATTACCGACCCGCTGTTGTTAGTCGGGTAGACCACCAAGACCGTCGTGAAGTAGACCTTAAGGGGGCCCATCATCTTCCAAACAGCATCCGCATCAGCACCATCCTTACCAAGACGAGACAAGACGTAACCAACGCCCTGCTTGTAGTGAGCAAGAATCTTCTTGAACCGAACGTTGTTCAGATCGAGCTTCTCGTGATCCTGAAGCTCGTCAACCGACTTACCAAGCTCCCCGGCTCTCTTAGAGAAAACCGTTTTCACTGCTTCCAGGACCTTCTCTTTACTGACTTCCGGGTCCTTCTTCTTCATGGCCTTAGCAATAGAGATGGCCACAGGGTTAAAATAAACCAGACCTACCCGGTACTTCTTCCCCTTTTCTCCCTTGAACCACGGAATACGATTTGAGGTGACGTGCTTGCGGTCCTCTTCGTCCAGACCTACGTCCTCGTCCTCATACTCATCCAACCCCTCGAACAGATCATCATCAGACATTGATTTTTCTCCTAGCTGTGGGTCCGTTAAACTCGACAAAGTTTAGTTACAGGGGTCGAGCCCAAACGAAACAATTCAGTCCTACACATATACACCCTGTAAGCCAATGGAGTCAATCAAATTGACTCAAGAAAGTCAGAAAATTCGTCTTCCTCCAGAAATCCCTCCACATCAGGGTCCTCTTTAGGAACTGACCTGGCAGACTGCTTTTTCTCAGGAGCCGGGTCAGGAATAGCCTCGGCGGTATCATCGGAGACACCCATGCTAAGGAATGAATCGAAGTCATCGTTATCTTCCCCCAGAGATACATCATCTGACTCTGGGACAATAGGCTGCTTCGGAGCAACGGTTTTAGCTTGAGGGGCGGGGGCCTCAGGCTCTGGGGCCGGTTTAGCCTCGGGGTCGGATTCCTTCTCAGGCTCTGACCCACCTTCCCCGGACCCGTTAAGGCCAGCCATCTGCTGGGCCAAGTCCTTATCCAAGTCATCATCATCCCCATCAGAGACGATGTCAGGAGAAGGGGTGGGCGGCGAGTGCTTCTTCCTGCCCCACTTGGAGCCCCTAGAGGAATCACTCTCATCCCCATAGATAGACCCGTTCCCAAGCTCCATGAGGATCAAGCTACGTTGAACCCGGATGGCACTCATGGTGGCGTCCAATTCTTTGTGACGGAACCGAAGGGCCTTCTCAACCAGAGAGACAGCCTTCAGACTCCCCGCCAGACTAGCAATTTCCTTCCTTTCCTCCCTCAAAATGATATTGATCATCGACCTGCGGTCGTCAATAGAAGGTAGGTTGACTACTCTTGTATCCTCCACCAAAAGCTCGTCAGACCGGGCCTGGAAAACCATCTCCAGGGCTTCCTTGGTCATCTCAAGCCGATGCCTCTCCCGGTGAGCTTCCTGAATGTAGACACCAACCTCATTCAGGTAGCCACGAGTAAGGGAAATTAGCTCTTGCATGTACAGAGGACCCCTGGTTACCGGGTCAGGGTCAAGCTTCACGGACATATTGTCCAGAGCGTTATAGATCTCTTCAATTCGTTCAGGAGTCATACCCTTGCCTCATACACCGGAACGAACAAAATTCGATATAGCTTCTGCAAGAGCCGTCCCTCTCCTGACCACTTTGTTGTTCAAGATAGCTCTCTGAACGGCTGCTTCCTCCCCAATCAACCAGACACACTTCCGAGCTCGGGTGACCGCCGTATACAAAAGGTTCCTCTGCAGCATCCTTCCCTGAGACCTCAGAATTGGGAAGATAATAGTATCGAACTCTGACCCCTGACTCTTGTGTACAGTGATGGCATAAGCCAGGCGGAGCTTCTCTACAGCCACATCAGAGGGGAAAAACACTTCCACGTCCAACTGGTTACCCACTCCATGAATTCTCACTGTGAGACCGCTGTGGTGAATGCGAATCAGTTTCCCCACATCCCCATTGTAGACCCCTAACTGGTAGTCATTCTTGGTGACCATGAGGCGATCCCCGACCCTAAAGTGCAACCCACCTTTGTGCCATTCCTGAGGGCCTTCTGGGTTCAAAGCTTCCCTCAAGAGGTCATTGAGGCTGGTAACCCCCACAGTCCCATCGTACTTCGCCGAGAGTACTTGGAAGTTGGCGTCCCTAGCCTTAAGTCTGGCGGCCATCTGGACCACCAAACTTGCTATCTCCTCTTCATCGCTCATTCTCACGAACTTGAACTCAGGGTCGTCCTTGTAGGAGCCTAAACTCAACATCTCCCCCTTGTTGATCTCGTGAGAATGCCGAACAATAGAGCTCCTCTCCCCCTGACGAAAAATCTGAGTTAGACGGACATTGGGCACGCTTGGGCACGCCACCAGTTCTCTCAACACGTTCCCGGGGCCCACTGAGGGAAGCTGGGCATCATCCCCCACGAAAACGAGAGTGGAGTCCGGACCCAACGAGCTCAGTAGACGGTAGAAGAGCTCCTGGTCCACCATGGAGAGTTCATCCGCGATAACAGCCTCAACAAACAACGGATTGTTCTCGTTGTGTCCCCAAGAGATGCCGTCGTACTTCAAGGCCCTGTGAACGGTATACGCCGCATGGCCGGCCACTGACGCTAGCCTCTTCGCAGCGATACCCGTCGGAGCCAACAACTGGAACGAGACGTTGGCATCCTCAAAGAACCTGACCAGAGCTCGAACCGTCGTAGTCTTTCCTGTCCCGGGCAACCCTGTGAGAACAACCACCCGGTGGTTCCCGAGTTCCTTCACCACCTGTCTCTGAGCCTCGGACAGCTGAATCTGATTGACCCGTTCATACTCTTCGAGAAAGTGCTCCGTGTCTAGAGAGATGTCTGACGGCTTCAGAAGATTAGCCAGCATTCGGGCGGACTTTCGCTCAAAGTCATAATAGTCAGGTAGGTAGACTCCGGCCTCCGGATCTACTTTCAGTATTCCGGCTTCCTCCAAACTCTGAACAGCTTTCAAAAAAGCCTCCCTATGCCCCTCCTCCGGGAAGGGAAGGAGAGCCTCTCGCTTGGACAAGTGCGCCACAACACCCGGAATACTCGACTTAGGAAGACACAAGTGCCCCCCCTGCTTAGCCGCATCCTGAAGAGACCAAAGGACAGCCCCCTCGTACCTCCGGGGGTCCCCCTCAAGAATATTCAGTTTCCTGGCCAACCGGTCAACCTTTGAGAAGTTGAAGCCTAGAATGGACATCAGTCGGTAAGGGTTCTCTTTAACCAGGGTACCGGCCTCTGAGCCAAAACGATACAACACTGCTTGGATCTCAGTACCACTCAAACCACCCAAGCGCAGAAGGGAAGATATGTCCCTTTTGCGGAAAGCCATCTCCCAGCCCAAGACCGCCGTTTGGAGCTCTTCTTGAGAGAAGCCTTCCAGAGGGTCATCCAAACAGTGATCTAGACTATCAGGGCTATTCTGGAAGGCTGAGAGGCCATATTTGGAAACCACCCCCCCCACCAAACGACGGTCGGAGAAACCTTCGATACAGGAATAAAGGAAGTCCCCCAAAGCACGCTGATTTGGAAACCATGGCTCCCAGAGGTGTGCCAGAAACTGCAAGCCATACTTTGGGTGCCTAGTCCACTTCCCGAGAAGGCGCAAAGGCACCCCGAACTGTACCTGGAGAAGTCCGTACAGTGACCCCCTGACCGTAGGATTTCTCCGGATGGTGGCCATCTCCACAGGAGCAGAGTTCACCAAATTCATGGTGAACACACTGAAGTCGTCTCGGGAGAAAACCACCCGATCCACATACCCTTCAATCCAATCAACCATCGGCCCCAACCATAGCAATAAAGTCCCCCTCAGAAAGGAGCCTGGTGCCGTTCTTGCGAGCAGCCCTGGCCTTAGCGGTAGTCGAATTAGGGTCTGCCATCACCAAATAAGTAAGATCTCTGGTAACCGACTTCTTGACGGAAGCCCCGGCCTCCTTAGCTAGCTTCTCCAACTCTGGACGCTTCCTAGTGAACTTTCCTGTGAAACAGATGCTGCTTCCGGACAAAGAGCCTACCGGCCGAGCTTTGATTTTAAGACCAGTCTCCTGAAGATCCTGCAACAACTCACGATTCCTCTCGATCCAACTGAACAGAGACTGGGCTCTTCGAGGGCCCATGCCAGCAATACCCTGCAGTCGATCCGACGAAGCTCCCTGAATCTTCTCTAGGGTATCGAATCCGGCGTCCACCACTAGCTGTATAGTAGCCGTAGCGCACAAGGGGATCCCAAGGGCCCCCAGGAAAGACTCAAGGGGGAGCGGGTTAACACCCCATAAGGTCCTCAAGACATTGTTGGCCGAAGTTTCCCCCATACGGTCTAAAGAGGCCAGCTGGTCTTTGGTAAGTCGGTAGAGGTCTGGGACTGACCCCACAAGGCCCTCGTCCACCAGTTTCTGGATAAGGGCCTCTCCCCACTCAAGGATCCCCAACTCTCTGACCCATTGTAGCAAGCGCCCCACAGTCTGTGCTGGGCACTCACTGGTATTGGGGCACGTCAGGTACTCTCCGATGCGTACCGTCTCAGCGCCACACCTAGGACACTGTGCTGGGGGCTGCGACACGGTTCCAGTCGACCCCGTGACTGACACTACCCTAGGAATGACATCGTTGGCGCGGCTGACCAGGATTTTGGCTCCAACATCAAAGCCGATGTTCTCGATATAGGTCTGATTGTAGAGGCTAGCTCGGGACACCTCAGCCCCAAGAAGCCGAACCGGCCTGAAGACCGCCACTGGAGTAATGCGGCCAGTGCCGCCCACCTGGTCCTCTCGACCGACAGCTACAGTTTCTCGGCTGACAGGAGCAAATTTAAAGGCCACTGCCCCACAGGGACGACCATTCCTGTCCCCCAGACTCCACTGGTAGGCCAGGTCATTAAGCCGAACAACCAGTCCATCGATATCATAGGGGAGCTGCTCTCGAATAGTCTGTTGGTACTCAACCCACAAGTCATGGGGAGTTCGGATCCCAGGAGCCAGAGCAGAGGGGTACCACCGAGGAACATTTAGATGCATCTGCTCTAAGAATTTGAACTGTTCCACCTCGGTCTTAAACTCAGGTCCCTCAAGAGCCTGGTATACAATTACCGTCAGATGTTCACACCCCTTCCCGTCCAAACGCTTGGCCGTTCCGCTAGCAGTGTTTCGGGGGTTGGCCTTGTCAGGAAAGTATTTCTTGTGGTCATCTTTGAAGAGCACGATCTCTCCCCGAAAGATGACTGAGATTGGCTCAGGAAGAGATTTAGCAACCCCCTTCATGCGAACCACATTCTGAGTTATGTCCTCTCCTACAGTCCCGTCACCACGAGTCAAGGCCTGAATCAACCGGCCTCCCTCATACTGCAAGCTCACCGAAATGCCGTCAAGCTTCTCCGTGACAATCAGCTCCTCCTTCTTGTAAGGAAGCTCCCTGGCTACTTTGTTGACCCAACTGGACAATTCATCCATCGTCTGAACCTTGTCCAGAGAACCCATGGGGATGCTGTGCTCCACTTTGGGCCAAAAGGAAGCAGGAGGAGCCCCTATTGAAGTGACAGCAGAACTATCTTCCTTCAACTCAGCTAATTCGTCCACACGGGCATCATAGACCTCATCAGAGGCTATAGGTGTGCCGCCGTAGTACGCTTGCCTAGCTTCAGAGATCCAGCTTTCTAAGTCAGCTATACGGCCTTCCCGGAACTCTTCCAGAACGTCTTCGAGCATTCTCTTCAATACACCGGAAAGTAACCGATCTATCTACCGGAAATCTCCTGACCACTCTCCTCCAAAAGACTGGCCAGTTCTGCCAAATTCTCGAAGCTATTCAGGGTGAATCTAACCTCTTTCCCAGCCATCCTGGCCAAGGCACCCCTAACATCAAAATTAACAGGATTACCGTCAGAATCAGAGGTTCGGATTAAGTAGTGGCCGTCCAAAGGATCTTGCTCAACCACACCTTCAACAAAATACCCAAGTATTGCAGAATTTGGTGATGACATAGGAATTCCTCATTGTAGTGTAGGTGACACAATAATGGTCACCTACACCAACTTGCACGAACATCAGGTGGGCACTATCGTATAGGACACGCTCCTGAAGAGCACTCCTCCACCTCCATATCACCACCCCTTACTAAAAGGGAGTCGTGCTTAATCTGTCCGTACATCTCTTCATACTCAAGTCTGGTACAACTTTCGTAGGGAGGCTGAGCGTAACCATGAGACCTGGGCAGGCATGAGGTGCTCTTGAGGCGAGGCACAAACTCACGAAGACAAGAAGCTAACTCTTCTCTCTCCGTCTCTGGGTCGAAATTCAAAGTAGCTGAAACAGCGTTGTCAGACCACCATTCTTGGATAGCGGCCTGCCGCTCGAACTGACCCCGAAGAGTTTCATTCTTGCTGGTAACCCGGGAATTTTGAGCCTTGGCTGGGAAAGAGAACACCCAGGTCCTACGAGTCTTGTCGTAACAATCTTCTTCGAAAGGAACCCCAGCCTCCATCATAGCCTCGGACATTGGGTCGTTTTTAGCGATTCGGGTTCGTCGAATGTAGTACGGCGCATGAGGAGCGTGGATCCCAGGACTAGATCCATTCAGCAGACTGGTTGTACCACTGGGTTTGGTAGTGGTGACCGCAATCGGACGATTCACCCTAAGCCCATCGGCATAATTATCAGCCTCATAACGGACGTACCCGTACCAATCGGCCAACAGATCGGGGGTCCACTCGAAGTCGCAAATTCCTCCGAGACCTACACCCACCCTCATGTTTTTTCGTTGAATTGCGTCAGACTCCGGGTCCAATAATGTTTGGAGCCTTTGGCGGAGACAATACCGGGTCACCAGTCGGAATACTGACCTGGGATCTGTGGAGGGCTTAAACTTGGCTGGAAAAACCTCAGCTAGGTTACAGGCCTCCCGGTCGGCCAAAGGCACTTCCCCGCAGTTGGCTACATACACCCCTATGTAAGATAAGCTCCCACCTTTACTCCTAGTGGAGGTGACCGTGGCTACTGTGTGAAAGTCGTCCACCGTGATATTGTACACAGTATGTTCCCCTGAAAGCTCCTCAACCCTAGCTACCTTATGGTTATAGGAGTTCCCAGCTTCAGCCACTTCCTCAAACGAACGGAAACCAAACTTCAAAGTAGGACCAATTCTAAAAGGAAGTCCCTCTGACTTGCAAAAAAAAGACCATTCCTTACGATTGGGCGGCCGACCCAGACTAAATTTCAAATCGGAGAAGGCCTTGGCCTGCTTGAGTTTGGTATCTTTCATTCTTGCACTGTGAGTCTTGTCAGTGCCAGCTACCCTTCGAGCCTTCACAGAAGGGTCTGAATTCAAATACAAAGTACCACAAGCATTGGAGCAAAAAGAGTACTCCCGGTGTTCATGGCTTACCTCAAACGAAGCGCCGCATCCTTCACACACCTTTGGTACCAAAACCCGGCCATCCTTCAGTCGGGCATCGTAACCTTGCTCCAACATAGATTGGTAGGTCCTGACTACTCGAGGGTCCTCACCAACAGCCTCAAAGCCCAATTCCAGAGCACACGACTTAGCCAGAGTCAGGATAGAACCTAAGGAGTTCGAACGAAATTCGGAAAAGCGTTGAGGAAGACCTAGCTCCTTAGCATGCTCCCGCCACTCCTTCCTACTGAACCTACGGCCCAATTTCCGAGTCAACCCTAGAGCGTGCTCCCGAATGTCCCCATTAGATAGCCCGGACCACCGACCATTTTTCTCTCCGGTCTGGTCAATCTCACCATGGAGCCTAGCATGCTCCCTGAAAGTCATAATCTGGAGGTTTTCCGGGGAATTGTTGAGCTGGTCATAGTCCTTGTGATGAACAACCAAGCCGCCTGTGTTAGCAAAGCCATTTTGCCTACAAGTCGAATAGACTTCCTTCCATCTCTCGGGGTCATGGAATCGGGCGATAAGCCGATGTTCAAAAACCCGGCTATCGTGGTAGTCCAGGGTGTTGCAATGAACCAAATAATAGTCCTTGCTGCCCTTCTTCACCCTCTCCAGAGCCTTAGTAAATCTAGGGAGACTCATACCGGACTCAAGCTCAGATGCCACCACAACAGACCCGTCTCTCAGAACAAACTTGTGGTCAGGAGTGGTATCCAGGTAACCCCCATCATCCAACCACACACGAACCAGCTTCTTAGCATACCCAGTAACCCTGGGATTTCTCCCCATCTTGATCTCAACCTTACCGGTAGCTTTGTTCATAGAGTATACAGGGACGTCTAGGCCTTCCTCAGCCAACTGCTGAATTGACACAGCATTTCTACCATCAGCCACAGCAATCAAAGTGTCACCAGAAAAACACGGGTTGATTCCAGTCGCCCCCGGGTCCGTCTGCCAGATCAAAGGCAGGTTGATAATCCCAGGCTCCCCGTACTCAATGTTATCTGTAACCAGCCGCTCCCAATTGAAGTCCTCAAGCTGCCCCCACGATCGGAACATGATGCTATTGTTGGACGTGTGACGGTGGCTTGAAACAGCCTCCCAATCCTTCTTTGCGTCCCTAAAGGATTGGTCGGTGGCTTCACCAAGAGCGATGATAGCACTCCGGCGAACATTTCCACTCTTGATACAAAGGCCAATATGGTTAGTGATATCCAAAGCCTCTACCGAGGTAAGTCTCCTACCCCTGGCTCCTCGAATGATACCCCAAGCTGCTCGTAGTAGGTGGGCTAGTGGGCCCGGGCCGCAAGCAATCCCACCAAAAGTGCGAATCAGTGAACCACGAGGACGCACATCTGAAACGTCGATAACCAAGTCCTTGCCAGCGTAGGCAGCCTCTAGTACTTTACCCAGAGACGTGACCCATCCCTCACGAGAGTCTTCGCACAGATATCGAGGGGTGCTCCCATTGAGGAAAGCGGGGCCCTCCGGATGAACTTCATCATAATCCGGGTGGTCTTCTCTGCACCAAACGGCAAATCGAGCCTGGTTGTCCACAACATCCGGAAGAGTGTCCAGGCTCCCCAACCCCACACCCACACCACCGCCAAGCATCAGCTGGTTAGCCGTCCAAGTCCAATCGTCGATGCCCCTAAGAGTAACAAACCAACAATTGTACCTAGCGTCCGCCGGGATACCTGGAACTCCACCGGTCCACAGGCCACGACCTGGGGGAAGAGCCTGTCCTGTCCAGAACAAGTGAAATAGCTGCTGGGCCTCTCTCGGGGAAACCCCGGGCGACAGGTTCGTGTTTCCTTCCACTACCCTACGGATTGTATCCGTCCACGTCTCTACGTTCCCTCTGCAATACTTCGTAAGATAGGTAGACCGGGCCAAGAGGGAAGAGAATGGGTCGCCCTCCTGACGATAAGGGTCCAAGAATTCTTCCTCCAATCTGATCTGGGACGGGCGAGCAACTGTAACAATCTCCATGGGTTCCTCACGTAGAAATAGCTAAGACGGCCAACTCGATACGAGTCCTCTTCGAATTGGCCGCTCCTTTGACTTGGGATTCCAGTCCACATAGCATTTGCATTTGATTTAGGAGGTGGCTGAACTTATGAGCCCTAGCCAAAGGCACGAGGTTCTTCTCGCAAGCAAAAGCATGCATGTTGAGCCATCGAGCTATAATCTTCACCTCGTCCCCCTTGTCTAGCATCTGACGAGCAACGAGGATCTTCTCAGCTTGATTCATCAGGGCACTGACGATCTGCACTGAAGCGGAGTCCCCAGCGCTCTTGTAGAGAGACGAAGCAATCTTGAGGGCGGTAACGGGCTTTTTTCTAAAGGCTGCATCCGCTACCTGAAAGGCACTAGACGAGTTGAGAGGAGTCACCACCGAAATGACATGAGACTTTTCTACCTTGACCCCCTCACCCACCAGATGAACCAGCTTCTTGAGCTCGTTCACTGTAGGGCCCAAGTTGTCCCCCAGCAAATGATAGAAGGCCTCAGCAACACCTTCCCCGAGAACCAAATTCAGGCCCTTGGCCTCTTTCCGAATCCTAGCCAAAATCTTGTCAACTTGCCAAGGTTTGTAAGCCTCAAAATGGTACACCTTCCCCTTTAGTCCCGCTTTTGCCCACACCCCCTTCAATTCTTTAGACCGGACGGCGGCCAACAAAACAACAGAAGTGTCCCCAGGGTCCTTCTCCTCAATATACTCTTCCAGTGCTTCCTCCCCGGACACCTTGTGAGCGTTGTCCAAAATGACAGCCCGGTTGACGACCCGGTCTATCTCAAAACTAGGGACCGACTCGCAAGCAGACACAACCTCCCCGCCAGTCAACTTAGTCCCATCCAGAACCGTAACAAAACGGTCCCCACCTGCCCGCCCTCTGGCCAAGAGCCGGTCTATAAGGAACCCTTCTTCTCCATAAGCGATGACAAAAGGATGCTTCCTAGGTGCCATAAAGGTTCCGTCTACCCGCAAAAAACGGTGGCAAATAAAGACTTTACATGGAATGGGATATTGATCTTGCCACGAGACCGATCTTGGAAGATCTTGAGTCCATCCTGGAGCGCCATCAGCCGGTTATCCCCAAGTTGTCCCCTTAGAACCTCAAGCTCCTCTAAAAGATCGGCATTCACAAGACGAGAGGAGTCGTACTTCACCATTACCAGATCTCGCACCAAGAAGTCGAGGAACCGCAGACCCAGAGACAGCTCGTCGTCCTCAGGCTTCTTTGAGTAGAGGTTATCCACAGAGGAGAAAATAAGAGACAAGTCACCACTTAGGCCCAATTTCACAATGCTCAAAATTCGGTTTCTCAGGTCTAGGACACCGGCACCAGAATAGCTGACGGCCCTGCCAATCGAACCTTCTGCTAGGCGTGTGTACACAAGAGCTCTAAGGGGGTCCATTCCAGATTCGTCGTCTCCAGTAAGCACCTTCTTCACGAACTCTTCACTCAACCTGTTGTACCTAACTTCACCACACCGGGAACGGATGGTCGGTAGAACTGCTTCCGCACGTTCGACCAGAAGAAAAAACTGGGTCCTTTTAGGGGGTTGTTCCAATGTCTTCAACAGAGCATTCCCGGCGGCCGAAGTCATTCTGTCTGCACCGTCCACCAGGACAAATCGAGTCTTCGCCAAAGACGGAAATGTAACGGTCGACCGAATGAGGCCACGGACTGTGTCGACTCCGATTTCTTTCCCCTCCTGGGGTTTGACCAGAATGAAATCGGGGTGCACACCATGGTCAACTTGGTAGCAATGAGGGCTCGAGGGGTTTCCCTTGGACCAAAGTTCTTTGGCGGCCTCAGCCACTGAAAAACGGCGACCCACGCCCTCTTCCCCGACCAACAAAAGGGGGTCCGTGATTTTGCCCTCAACTACCTTTCTAAGGTAGCGTACCCCCAATTCTTGTTCTCGTACATCACTCAGCAATGGTGTTCTCCGGCAGTAGATTTCGAGAGCGTCCTTCCACAGGAACCATCTGTATTACTACGAGATAGTTCTGACCACATTCGGAACACTCGAGTCTATCAGGGGCTACCCCTGTTGATTCCAATCTACCTTTACACCGAAGACACTTAATGTAGCCACCCAACAAAGTGGGATTCTTCTTTGGATCAGGCATGAAAACCTACTTCACCAAACGACGGAAACGAAGGAAGTCATAGACCATACCCCAAGGAAAATTGTCCTGAATCCTACCCAGTCGAGCAGCATTCAGAGTCTGGTCAATGTAAGTCCTAATCTTATTCCGACTCCAACACATGAAGTAGTATTGGGAAGTCACGAAGTGATCTTCCATATTGGTCTTGAGGCGTTCGTCTGTCGAGTAACCAAGCCATTGACACAGAGCCAGAGACATAGAATAACCACGCTTCTCCCAATGCGTGCGGCTAGGAGACGGCCAGGGGCCGAGACAAAGAAGGCCACCCAAGAACCACAAAGATGACCACCCGGCCAAGAACCCTGAGAGACAGAGAGCCCCCGCCAAACCAAGAACCAAGAGGATAATGGACAAGACCCTCCACCGGGCAACAACACAAGCCAGCAAGTAAACTGTCAGGGGGAGAAGAAGCAAAACAGCTTTCCAGCCAGCAAGGAATACAAATACGGCCAGGGGTATGACACACAAGATCTGGGGAAAGAGGTAGGACAATGTAAACCACAGAGGATTTCTCTTGTGGTCACAAGCATGAACAAACTCATGGGCCAAAACATTGAATGACCTCTGAGGCTTTGACGTGTAGTACTTTTCCGACGGGAAGGCCACACCGGTACCCAAAGTAGTCACAAATTCAGTCATGTAGCCAGGATTCACAGGTTTCAACAGAAAACCAAGAACTTTGTGTGTTACAGACTGGTCCTTGTAGGAAATACCCAATTCTGGAATTTTCTCCCGGAGGAAAGCCTCGAATTCCCGCAGAGTACCCAAATTCATGACTACCTCAAATTTGAAATGACCCTCCTACCCTCAGCGCCCAAGTGTGGTTACACTTAACACAACGATAGGCTCTCTGGCCAATCTGAGGGGGAGACTCTAATTTTATTTCCACAGCCTCCATCGAGTCACACTTCTCGTTTCGGCACTTGAGAAAGATCACGGATTCCTTAGGAGTAGCCTTCTCGGCCAAACCAGGAGTGACTCCAGCAGGGTCGATTTGGGCTGTCTCAGGGGCTTCAGCGGAGTTCTTGTCTGACATGTGAGTTTTCCTTTACATCTAGAGATTCGAAGTAGGATAAGATTCGGGGAAGAGGGTCTCAAGAATGCCCAATACGTGCTGGTAGCGCTGACTCTGATGCGTTTCCACCAAAGCAGAGTCATCCGCCACCTCGGGGTTCAAAGACACCCCAGGGGGCCCCATAAACGTCAAGTATGAAGTGAAAACCCCCTCCTTCACCAGAGGGGCGATCTTTTCCCAATCCTCATTGAGAATGGCCACATCAAAGTTTCGGCCAGAGAGCCGTACGAACTTCGTATTCTTTACGACACGAACTCCAACACGGCTCCCCGGATTCGACCAGGCAATTAAAGCTACAGCCACTTCGGGCAGATCTTGCTTGCGTAGGCGAGAAAGCCTACGGCCATTTACGAGAGCGAGTCTAGAATCCACTCTAGGAGGGATCCACAAGAAGACTAGTCTACCGATCAGCCGGTTTGGGCGGAGTAGACTTTCGAACCAAAGTTTCTGTAGTAAGCATAAGGCTGGCCACAGAAACAGCGTTGATCAGCGCACTAACCACGACTTTGGTGGGGTCAAGGATGCCAGCCTCCATCATGTTCTTAGGCTGCAAGTCAGTGGCATCGACTCCAACAAAAAGGTCCTGGTCCTCAAGACGCTCCAGCCAGACCTCCCCATTGGCTCCAGCATTTTTCAGGATCTGCCGCATAGGCTCACGACAGGCCTCCCGAACCAACTCCGCTCCAGCCAACGCATCCCCAGACAATGCCTCCCATTCTCGGCAAGTGACGGCCTCCTGGGCAGCCCTCCATAGAGCCACCCCTCCACCAGCGACCACACCAGAATCTACCGACGCACGGGTAGCGTAAAGGGCATCTTCCATCCGGGCCTTGAGCTCCTTCAGTTCAACCTCAGTGGAGGCCCCCACCTTGATGATGCATACACCACCCTGAAGTTTCCCGAGGCGATCCCGAAGATGGTCAGCGTCGTACTCCGAGCCAGACCTTTCAATCTCAGCCCGAATCTGAGTCTCACGAAGATCGATGGCTTCACTGTCACCACTACCATCAATAATAGTGGTGGTCTTGTCAGTTACCTTAACACGGCCAGCCTGCCCCAAGAAGAACAAA